TTAAATCATATTTATATTTTCTATAAATTCATCAAATAATTTTCTTTTTATCAATCTTTTATTTCCTACATATAATACAAAATTACAAGTAGGTTCTTTAATCAACATAGTTAATCTATTTATTCCAATATTGGAGTATTCAGCAGCTTCTTCAAGTGTAAGGTTCTGTTTTTGATAAATCGGAACTTTTTCTTTCATAATCACGCCTTTCCAGTACTTCCAAAGCCACCTTCACCTCTTACAGTATCAGACAATTCATTCACTTCTTCAAAATCAACATGAAGATAAGGTATTATAACCAACTGAGCTATCCTTTCTCCTGGAGTAACAGTTCTAGGGGTATCTGAGTCATTATGTAATGCCACTATACATTCACCCCTATAATCACTATCTACTACACCTACTGCATTAGCTGGTCTTAAGCCTTCTTTAGTTGCTAACCCACTTCTTGCGAATACAGCACCGAAATAACCATTAGGAATTTCTACTGCTATGCCAGTACCAATTTTAACAGTTGTATGTGGTGTTATTATCACAGGAGATGTAATAACAGCGTATAAATCATATCCTGCCGCATATTCACTTCCTCTTGTTGGAATCTGTACATTATCTCTAAGTTTCTTAAGTTTAATTGTTGTGCTATTAACTACTGTACCTTTTATGTTTTCTATACTTATCATCTCTATAATACCTGCCTTTACTAATTTTCTTGTTTCCTTTTCAACACAATTCTTAAGTATCTTATACAAAGTATCACCTTGACGACTATCATCATAATAAGGATAATATGTGCCTGTGGTATCAGATACTCTGCTGTTAAATGTTCTCTCTTCGAGATTAATATAGAATGTCAAGAATATTACAGGTCTTTTCCCGTCTTGATATATAACAGTTCTATATGTATAATCTCCGTCTGATTTATATCTAAAGCCATATTCTTTAAGCTTCTTATCGGTTGCACACTTTTTTACTTCATACATAAGTTATTTTTACTCCTTAATTGTCTACATATTTTTAATGTTATTTTTAAGATATACAAGATACTCGTTCCACTTACCAATACAGTAAATATATTCTTTACCTTTAAGGCATTTTAATCTCATATCTGATTTAATATTCTCCCAAGTGTTCTTTTTTGTAACTAAAGTTTGCAAGAATGAATTGGTTATTCTACTTAGGGTTAAAAGCTTCTCAGGAGGAATTTTAGACACGATTTGTTTATACTGTGTCAATTTATCATCTGGGATTTTATAATTAGATTTTGGGAGATTTTTAGGCGAAAAAGGGCTTGTCTGAGAACCACTTGTTTTAGGTTTTAACAATGGGATAATTTTGTCAGAGTTGATGAATTTGAATTTAAACAGAATTTCAGCGTCCGTTTCTTCAATGTCAAATATCAAAGATTTGTCCGTTTCTTCAAGATTTTTAAGAATGTTATGTCCTCTTCCAAGAGAAGGAATATATGCTTGTAAAATGTTGTGTCCATAATAGAATACTTTATTACCAAACTGGCAATCTATGTAACAATCTATATCTTCTAATGTGCCATTGAGCTTTCTATTAAAATCATTTGTTATTTGATTAATTGGAGCACGTATTCTATATTTTCCTTTAAATTTATCATATAGGTAATTTGCCGTACTTAATCACTCCTTTACTTTATTATTCTGTATATATCGCACTAATATGGGAGATGCAGATAAAATTTTGTTATAATTTATTATCATACCTAAATCTATTAATGTATTAATGTGTTCTATTATTAATGTGTGTTTTTCGGATGATTCATTTTCAAGCGTAATATCAAGATCATTAATTAATTTTATTAAATGTATATTAGGGTTATTATATATTTTTAGAATTATTTTCTTCTTATTATCATCTTGCAATAACTCTTTTATTATATTATTTGTGTTGTATTCATTGTATAAATGATTATATTGATGTTTACAAATTTCAATTGTCGAAACACATAGTCCAATTGTATATATTAATTCTGTATTGTTACAATCATTAAAATATCTTCTTTTTAAAAATTGAATAAATCGTTCATATTTAAACAAATTATGCGATATCTGAGAGTTTACTATCTTTGAAAAAATATAATCAGATACATATTCATAAAATGCTTCATTGGTTTCATTTAACTCTTTAGCCAAAGTGCTATAAGTTGTTATTTTAGTTAAATCTTTAATTTCATATATCATTTTATCATTGTGCCTTACTAATATTCTTCATATTCTTTTTCGCTACTTATTTTAGGTGCATTCTTTTCACTGTCTAATACAGCATCTAAACATTTTTGTCTATCGTTAAATATTAATTGGTTAAGATTATTATATGAAAATAAATATACATGTTTATCACGCTTATCAACACCAACAAAATAATCATCTTCTACTGTTCTTATAAGCAACTCACTTACTTCGTATATGCCTACAGCTTTTAATATTCGGGCATAGTATAAAACCATACCCTTCCTTACATCTTCTTTAGTCATTGTTATTCTTCCTTTTATTTAGCGTTATATTATAAGTCCTATAATTATTGCTAGAATTGTTGTCCATAAGTTCATTTTATTTATCCTCTATTTTTTTCTAATATAGATTTAATTTGTGCTTCATATAAAGTTGTTGCACTAATAATTTCATTGCAACGACCTTCCATTTTATGAAAGCTATTTTCCCATTGGTTACACATTCTAATTATTGTTGCAATATCTTCATCATACCCATACTTGTTTTCAAGGTTACGCAACGCAACATAATAGTCTTCACCATCAATCTGAACACCAGATGATTCTTCATTTGCAATATCTACATAAGACATATTAATTACCTCCTAATCACAATATAAAACTACTTTGTTCTGAGCAAGAGATTGTTTCACATCAATACAGTTTTGGTTCTTGCTGCCTCGCCATTTCAATGTAAGGTCTTTCTGCTCATCTATATATTCTCCGTCAACAAGCACATCTATATTAGAAATTATCTTCCATCGTTTTGACCAAACACTAGGTATTCCACTAACTTTCTCGTATTGTTCTTGCTTTATAATCTCTGATAATTCATATCCCGTATATAACCAAATAGATTTCTTAGGAAATGAAATACGGATTTCCTTGGAATTTTCATCTTCTAAAACCCTTGATTTTCCTATGTTTTCTGAATTGTGATTTTGAGAAATTGGATATTTTTCTCGGATTTCCTTGATTAAAGATAAAACATCATCCAAATTTTGTTCTGCAAGTGGTTCACCACCCAAGATGGAAATTCGCTTAATATATGGTCTATCAATAAGTTCCATAAATTTATTTTTTGTTTTTTCTGTCCACTCTTTTCCACCATTAAAATCCCATGTTTCAGAATTGAAACAGTTTTTACAGTGTGGATTTCTGTCACATCCTTGAACAAACAGGGCGACTCCAATATTCGCCCCGTTGCTAATATCAAGGTTACGTATACTCGCATACCTCATATTTAATCCTCCGTATATTCCATGTCGTCCAAATGATAAACACGATCATGAATATCACCATACCTACCCTGATTACCACCATTTTTTGCAGTACCAATATAACCACAAACTCTAAATGCTATATCCATTGTTGTATTGTCAGTATTCCCACAGCTAGGACATTCCCATTTAAGTCTATTATTTTCGTCTGATACAAGAGGAATATCACCATCAAAGCCACATTTTTCACAATAACAACTCTTTGTGTTAATCTCTGCATACATGATGTTGTTGTAAATAAACTTAATGACTTCTAATATAGCAGGAATATTATGAGTCATACTTGGTACTTCGATATATGAAATTGCTCCTCCTGGACTTAATTTTTGGAATTTTGATTCGATTCTTAACTTTTCAAATGCCGTGATATGTTCAAAGACAGGAATGTGATATGAATTAGTAATATAATTTCTATCAAAACCATCTAATCTTTCAAAGATATCGCTACCAAAACGAGATTTTAGGCACTTTGCAAATTTGTAAGTTGTGGACTCTAATGGTGTTCCGTACAAACTATAGTCAATGTTTTCAGCTTGTTTCCACTGATTACATTTATCATTTAACGACTGCATAACCTTTAATCCAAATTCTTCGCCAATCCCTTCATCAGAATGAGAATGACCAGTCATAAATTTTACACATTCATATAAGCCAGCATAACCAAGCGAGATTGTAGAATAACCATCATAAAGAAGTCTGTCAATTTTCTCATGTTTCTTTAATCTCGCATATGCTCCATGCTGCCATAAAATAGGTGCTACATCAGAAGATGTTCCAAGTAATCTCTCGTGTCTTGCCCTAAGTGCTTTATGACATAACTCAGTTCTTTCCTCAAAGATTTCCCAAAACTTATCAAAATCTCCGTCAGATGAGAAAGCAATATCTGGAAGAGAAATTGTTACGACACCTTGATTAAATCGTCCATAATATTTGTGTTTGCTTGGATCAAAGTTCTTTGCGTTTGCAATATTCCCTACTTTATCTGTAAATCTATCAACGGTCAGAAAACTTCGGCAACCCATACAAGTATAGACATCTCCTTTTAATTCAAGCATCATCTTTTCAGAAATATAATCAGGGACAAGTCTCTTAGATGTACATTCAGCTGCTAATTCTGTGAGATACCAATATTTAGAATCTTCTGTAATATTATCTGCTTCCAATACATAAATAAGCTTTGGAAATGCAGGAGCAATGTAAACGCCATCTTCATTTTTTACCCCCTGAATTCTCTGGTGAAGCATTTCTTCAATTAACATTGCCAAGTCAGCTTTTTCACATTCGTTCTTTGCTTCGTTCAGATACATAAAAATTGTAATAAAAGGTGCTTGTCCATTTGTTGTCATAAGTGTAACCAACTGATACTGGATTGTTTGAACGCCTTTTTCTATTTCTTCTTTTAATCGTTTATTGGTGATATGAACAACTTCTGCGAGTTCTTCATTATATTCACTAATTAATCCATTATTATATAATTCTTCTGTTACTTTCTTTCTAATTGATTTTCTACTCACATTAACAAATGGAGCAAGATGTGCTAAAGAAATGCTCTGTCCTCCATATTGGTTACTAGCAATCTGTGCAATAGCCTGTGTAGCTATATTACAGGCTGTAGAAAAGCTATGTGGCTTCTCAATCATTGTTTCACTTATAACCGTTCCGTTCTGAAGCATATCTTCAGAATTTACTAATCCGCAGTTATGCATATGCTGTAAGAAATAATCAGCATCATGAAAATGAATTAGTCCTTCATTATGAGCTTGAATTATTTCAGGAGATAATAAATATCTTTTTGTCATATCTGTACTAACAGATCCAGCAATATAATCTCTTTTAGTGGGATTTAATACTGGATTTTTATTTGCATTTTCATCCTTCCAATATTCATCTTTATCTTCTACAAGATTATGAATCTCGGAATCTGTCGTATTCTCATTTTCTCTCTGAAACTCACGAATACTTCTATATCCTTCATACGCTTTTGCAGTAAGTCTCTGTTTCTTTGTAATCAATTTATCATAAACCATTGATTCAATATCAGAGATACTTACTTCGTCTTTATCCTTACATTCATTTTCAATCTCTTCTGCAATATCTTCTGCAATCTTAGGCTTTACAATACCAGATCCATTTTTCATAGCTTTAAGAATTGCGGATGATATTTTTGATTTATCAAAATTAACTTCTGAACAATCTCTTTTAATTACCTTCAATATTTATTCCTCCTCAAATTCAACAACATTACCATCACTAATAACGACTCTTGTATTCTTACATTCAAACAATTCTATACAATCGCTAACAGTAATATTATTCATATTAATTTCTGTAGTCTCTATTAACATAATCAATCCTCCAATCGCTTAATTTGTATTTACATTCACCATTTTTATCTAAGCTATAATTTTCTCTAAGGAATTGGACATTAAACGGTGTGTTCTTATTATGTCTTACACAATCTATATATGGACAATTACGATTTCCACAATAAATTCTTTCTATGTTTTCTTTTTTCAATTTCATCTAACTCCTTACAGATATGAGCAGTATCGTAAGCATCCCTTAATTCATTATTCACTACATAATCAACATACTTCTTAATATGCTTGAAATCTTTCTTATCAGCTTTATATCTACGCTTGTTTTCTTTGGTGTCTTCAATAGAACCATTGGAACGCATGAACATTCTCTTTTTAAGTTCTTTATTAGATACCTCAAGGTATATAGAAACAATAGGTAAATAAGGATATTTCTTCTTAATATTTTCAAGACCTTTAGGGGTTAAAATAATGACCTTATTAGATGCATATTTATAATCATCTAAACGACTGCCATATAACCACATTCCTTTTTCAGTTTCGTATTCTCTATATTCTGCAAAATCGCCTTTTTCGATCATATTCATAAATTCAGACTGAGTAACGAAATAATAATCTACACCATCAGTCTCTCCTATTCTCATAGGTCTTGTTGTACAGGTGGCAACTCTTGAATATCCCATAGAGCACAATATTTTCGCTACACTATCTTTCCCTGAACAGCTTTTTCCAACTAATACAATCACTCGAATTCCTCCATATCTTTTATAAATCTTTCAATCACATTTCTATCATCACAATATAGACAAACATTTACCAGTTCTAACAGGTTAAGTGAAAATATTGCCATAATAGATTTTGCATTAACTTCATATCTGTGTGATTTAATTGTTATTTCTTCATCATATTTAGACACTATATCTACAAAATCTTTTATTCTTTTAATATTGTCTAATCTAATAACTGCTGTTGTTTCTAACATATTCCATTCCTTCCTTAATCAAAATACATTCTTATGTAAGCTATTTCACCTTCAAAAATTCCACCTAAAGTAGATACATCGCCTGTATTTCCCCACTGATTACTAATGTTCGGAATTAATGTAGGCTCATTTACAACAAATTCTACAATAGAACCATTTCCTAATGTATATTGTCCTAAATTATCAGTATGCTCATCTGCTTTGCAATCTGCTAAAATACAAGGTATTACTTCACCCGATGTCATAACAATATCAAAATATGTTCCTATCTCCGTACTATAATAAGAACCGATAGCACAAGCATAGCGTCCATCAACCATATAGATACCTGAATCATCAAGTTCATACTCAGATTTAAGCTTATATTGTGCTGAATTTGTACTTGTTATCATTCTAGCATCCATATAACTTTTGAATGGTTTTTCGCTAGGTACATCAAGGTCAATATAATAAGTTTCTTCTATAATAATATTCTCTGTTTCATCAACTGCTTCTTCAATTTCGTCCAACTTATTCATCTGCAACTGACGTTTAAACATATTCTGACGAACTTTTATATAGAAACGTGATTCATAATAACTAACCTGTGCTGCTTTCGCAGTATTAATATGTACATTATTACTAGCCCACAAAGGGGCGACTACTATACCTGCAATAGCAATAGGAGCTATTACCTTACTTATCTTGTAAATCTTAAACACCCACTTCCATCATATTTGTTTGTATATAATTTGATATATACTTCATTAGAACCATTAGTATCGAATCCGACAGATTTTATATTCATATCAACAATGCCAGATTCTTGTCTAATTTCTTCTATTTCATTATTCTCTCTTGTACCTACCGCCACATAAGAATCAGAAGGCACGTTTTCAAGAAAACTTCTTAGTTTACCTGCATTTATATAATTCACTCTTCAATTCTCACCTCCTTCCTAATAAAAATAATTATCTAATCATAGATAAGAACTGTTTTTCTGATATAATTGGAATATTAAGCGATTTTGCTTTTTGATTTTTAGATGATGTAGAATTAACATCATTATTAATAAGGTAAGAAGTCTTTGCAGATATAGATCCTGATACCTTGCCACCATATGTTTCTATTTTATTTTTAAGTTCATCTCTATTAGAGAAATGATTGAGTGAACCTGTTATTACAAATGTAAGTCCAAATAAATCTTTATAGTCATCTGTTTTAACAATTGGTGTTGGCTTTTCAAATGTAAGTCTTGTACATAATTGATGTACTTTATCTCTATTTTTCTTCCAATAATTATTAAAAGAAGTTATCATTGTGTCACCAATACCATCAATATTGCTAAAATAACTAGCACCATACTGGTTAATAACTGTCATAAATGTTCTTATATCATTATCACAAGCATTTGATATCTGTTTACTTGTTGTTTTGCCAATAAGAGGAATTGAAAGAGAATTTATAAAACGACTTAAAGTTGTATGTGCAGATTCTTTTATAGCATCAAGTATTTTAAGAACTGACTTAGCACCAAAACCTTCACACTTAATCCATATATCGTAATACTGGTCAAGATTGTATAAGTCAATATATCTTTTAACCCAGCCTTTATTTATGAGAAATTTAAGTGTAGCTTCTGATAAACCATCTATATTCATAGCTTCTTTTGAACAATAATGTGCAAGTTTTCCTAAGAGTTTGCCCTGACAATCAGGATTATCACACATAAGCACTTCTGAATCATTATCTTTTACTATTTTAGTTGTACCGCCACAAATAGGACAGAATATAGGAATTTCATAAGTATTACTTTTAGTAAGATTTTCTTTTATCTGAGGAATTATCTGATTGGCTTTTATGACAGTTATTTCATCGCCAATACCCAACTCTAACTCTTTTAAAATTGATACATTATGAAGCGAAGCTCTCTCCACTTGAGTCCCGTCAATTTCTATCGAATCGAAAATCGCAATAGGCGTTAAACTGCCCATCTTCCCCATACTCTACTCTATATCTTTTAATGTAGATACGGATTCTTCATCATAAAACTTAAAAGCAAGTGAATGTTTAGGGTGATGTCCAGTCATTCCAAGTGATTTACCATATTCTACATTATTATAAGAAATAACTAATCCATCTATAGGATATAATTTTTCATTTGCAATAGCTTTTAACTGTTCAATTTTTTCATTTATATCATCTGTATTACTATTGTATGTAACATATGGAACTACTTCAAAGCCATAATATTCTGCAATTCTAAATCCTTCAGTGTATGTTTTAAGACCGAATGGAACTTTCCATGCAACAAAATGTACATGTCTATCCTTTGCAATTTTACTGTCAAGCTGTCTAACTGAACCAGAAGCTAAATTCCTGCAAGTCTTATATTCTCCATTAGTGTTTATATGTTCAAAATCATTTTTAGTGATAATTGCTTCACCCTCAATTTCAAACTTTTTATCAAATGGAATATTAATAGGAAAGTTATCAAACACTTTAGCATTGTGAGTGATAACTTCACCTACCTCACCATTTCCTCTTGTTTCACTCTTTTGTAATTTACCATTTTCATATGTGTTTAGAACAGTAAGACCATCCATCTTTAGTGAGATTACACAATCCTTACCACTAGAGAATTTTATTAAATCATCCACTGATTTAGTTTTGCCTAATGATAACATTGGATGAGAATGTGTCGTTTTTTCAAGATTTGATACAACGTCATATCCCACATTTTGTGTAGGACTATTGGATAAAACAATTCCAGTTTCTTCTTCCCACTTCTTTAATTCGTCAAACTTACAATCGAACTCATAGTCTGACATAATCGGCTTATTACCATTATAGTAAGCTTCTGATGCAGCATTAAGCTCTTTGACTCTTTTTACTATGTCAATTTTCTCCATTAGAATTCTCCTCTCCACAAAATTCTCTTAAATATGTAAGCATTTGTGACTCTTCTGGAAAGAATAAATCCATTTTCTTTTCAGAAGCCAACCATCCAAAAAAGTTACTGCATAATTGCCCAAATCTCCAATCTGGGAATGACTTTTTATGTATCTCACATAACTGCGAGTAAAAATCATCTAATCTATCTGGATTTCTCATATTATATATTCTCCTTCTTCGGTCTTCTGCCACATGACTTAGTTTCAGTACAATACCCAATCTCATCACACTTTGCATGAAATAAATTATCTACAATCCACTTCCATTCATCTGAATATTCTCTTAATGCGTTGCAAATATCTTTGAAAAGTTCCCTATATTCCCAATAAGCACGACTGCACATTCTAACTCTACTCATTTCAATAAGACTTCTGAGATTACGTTTATCTACCATTTTTGTACAATAAGCTAACGGGAGTAACATTGTTGCATCTTCGACTGGTACTCCGTTATTAATGAGATGCTGAATATTAGTGTTAATATAACTCATAACACTATGCCATGTTGCAGCAACATCTTCATCGTTACTAATTGATTGTGGTGTTACATAACCAAAACCTTCTCCTTTAGAATAATCAATATATCTTGTACTTGCCTGTAATCTGCTTGCGCCAACTATATGAGTGTAATATTCACGGATTGTTTTTGCCGAATATCCATCTATAATCATTTCAACATTTACATATTCCATGACACGCCCATGACCTGACTTAATACAATCAAGACCACGTTTATAATTTTTCTCATCATTAGAAACATTAGCACCCCAACATACACCTGCTCTTGCTCCCATTAGTGTAATAGGATTCTTTGTTGTTTCTGGTAAAATTGTAATTGTTCCCATTTGATTCCTCCTATAAAAATTCTTTGTAAATAAATATTGCCATGAATATTAATAATAAAATAATTAACAATAACGACGCCATGACTTCCCCAATTAATAAACCTACTATGTAAATAATTCCTCTAACAGCAATATGAACAATTGTCATTAGCAGAACCAATAATAAAGTAAGCACCATTGCTTTTAATATTTTCTTAATTTTAATCACCTCCATTGCAAAGAAATAATGGTTTCCTGCTACTTTTAATCATCATCTTTACTGCTTCCTAACAGTCTTAAAAACAAATTGATGATATCAAGATATAAAGCAACTGCACTATCTATAGCATTATCTAAAGTTTTTGCATTATTTTGTGCTTCTGCCCAATCATATCCAATATATCCGCAGAATAACAATGCGACAATCCAATCCCACCATTTAGGTACATTACCAAATAAAATCATAATAAATTCAATTACTATAACTGCTGATAAACAAATAAATAATGTTTTTCCCATTGATAGAAATATTTCTGGTTTAATACTTGATACAATGATAAGCACAATGGTAATCAAAGTAGTCAAAATAAAAGCTTGTACAATGGATGACATATAATAATCCTTTAAGCAAATACTTAAAACTACACCAACTGGCAATACAACTAAGTTATATCCTATAAAACTCACAATTGGGTTGTCTGAAAACTCACTCATACCAATACCTGCTAATGCAACTACAAAGTAGCCAATTAATACCATTGTTGGATTTAAGTTGCAAAATGTGTCTTGAAAAAATACACACATTATTGTATTCACTAAAAATCCCCAAAGTAAGATAATACCAATGGCAATGTTATACTGTTTGTCTGTTAATTTGTTATACATTATGTTATTCTCCTTATCTTCTACATCTCACACTTCCACCAGCATCTATATCACCTAATACGTTACCACAAGTTACAGAGCCACCTGCATCTATATCTCCTTTGACATCTCCACTGACTTCACAACTACCACCGCAATCAATACTTCCTGAATTGCCATGAACTTCTACTGATCCACCACAATCAATTTTGTTGACATCTCCTTCGATGACGACTTTAATATCACCACTATTACACTCTTGAATTGTTTTACCATCTACAATAACCTTTCCATTGTTGATGACAACATTAGCTCCTGAACATGTGATTGTTTTACCATTAATAGTTATTCTGTTCATTTTTGCCTCCTTAATTTTCACAAGAAACTATCGCTTTTTAACCTATCTCTCATCAACCAATTCTTCTAACACTCCACCAACTTCAGCAACAATAATTCCTACTGCTAATGGAATAATCGAACCGTTCACTAATGTTACAATTCCACCAATTACTCTGATTGCTGATTTTCCTAAACTAATAAATAAATGTCCTTTACTGTTCATTTCTAATTTCCTCCATAACTTCTTCCACTATGTATTCACAATTTGATTCTGTAGAAGCAATCTCTTCATATTTAATATTGTACTGATTTAACTTATCAATAATTTCTTTTCTCACTTCTTTTGCTTCGTCTTCATTCTGGAATCTTCCTTCGTTTTCATAAGAATGGTGTCTTGTGAGTAAATAATTTCTATTATTATATGAATTGAATACATTTAACACAGTCTTGTTAAAATCTTCTCCTAATACTTCATCTCTGTTATATATAGCACCTAAGATTAATGGGGAATCAACTACTATTACTTGTACTTTTCCTTTGACTCTTCCCATCTTGAATGACTGTTTACCAAAAAGATATTCTTGGTGTTTAAATACCTCATCATTATTTTCATAGACTTTATCTTTGGCAAATTCTGAAACATATTCAGCATTAATTCCGTTTCTTTTTAATCTTGCTGCAATATCCATAGCACAGGTGCTTTTACCTACCGATGGTTCGCCAAACAAATTTACAACAATTGTGTTCATAATTTCCTTCCTTTCTTCCAAAGAAACTGTCGTTATATTTAATAATATGTGGGTAGGGATTTTCACCCTACATATACATTACTGTACAAACAGAGGTATTATTAACGTGACCGCCATGGGAAAAGAACTTCCGTACTCTTGTTTAACAGCCAAGCGCATTGTTCAGTCGTACACTTAAGTACATTTCTCGCTACATAACGGATATTTCGTGTCTACATATTCCACCACCACATTTATTTATTCTCTTTTTTAATATGAAGCAGAAGCTTCATCTAAGTTGTTATTATTTTTTCACTTAATTTCTTTCTTTGTCTTATTTAATAGTTTCTTTAAATACCATTTTTGTAATTTTGAAAATTTAATATCATACATTTCTTCAAAAAGTCCAACACCATCTCTTTCGAGCATTCTTCTATAAGACCATATTTTATCTTCTTTGGCAGTATTTTTATTGTTTTTAAAATCATCACGCATAACAACTCCATCTTCACGAGTAATTTTTACTCTTGAATTTGGACAACTCATACAGTCATCTACATAACATAATCCGAATGGATTGTACTTGGCACATTCTTTTTGATCACAAACTTTAATCAGAAGTTTATATTTAGTAATCGCTCTATTGTCCATCAACTTCAACCTCTTAACATTATGATTATTTTGTCATTTTTACGAATCAAAAGAAAGAACGGTTTCAAAGGATTTTCGACCTCGGAAACGCCCTATTTATGGGGCTTCCGAGACTTCAAAATCTCAATTTTTGTCATTTTCCGCTTCTAACATCATCCAAGTGTTTCTATTGTTATGACTTGTCCTAATACACTGCAAAAATGCTTCAGGTTCAGCCAATAATAAACATCTCTTCTTTGCTCGTGTTAGTAATGTGTAAAGCATACAGTTATCAAGAAGCTGATGATGTGTATTGTCAATAATTCCAATAACAGTTTTTCGACCAGCACCTTGTAGCTTATGTACTGTCATTGCGTAAGCAAGATCCAATGCAGCTAATTCTTTCTTTGTGTATTCAATAATCTTATCCTTGCCAAAAATATCAGTATATGTAACTTCACAATATTCTTCTTTTTTCTTACCTTCGTATCTTTCACTGATTTTAGTGACATAACCTATTTCACCATTGAATACATTCTTGTCATAGTCATTAACTGTTTGCATTACTTTCGCACCAAGTTTAAATGTCGTATCAAATCCATCAATGCTCTGTAATACGTCTCCAAGCAACTCATTCTGAATAACCTTGTTAATCTCAGTTGTACTATTTAAGCAATCCTTTCTACGAGGAACTGCAATTACAACATTGTCTATTCCATCTGACTCTACAGATTTTATAAATGTCTTCACAGCTATATTGAAAAGAGATTGTCGATTTGTACGGAACATATAATACATATCCTGTAATTCACCATGAATAATTCTTGGTTGTAACTTTTCCGATATAGGATTGATATTCTCTCTAATCTTATTAGCGTCAACAAGTATTCCTGACTTCTCAGCCTGTCTCATTGGTTTTACTAATTTACTTACTACTGAATCATCAAACATTTCTATTAAATCTGAAAATACATTTCCAAATCCGATAGGTGGTAACTGCTTATGGTCGCCTGAAATAATGATTCTTGTATTGTCTCCAATAGCTTCAAGCCAATGTAAGAACAAACTGGCATTAACCATACTTCCTTCATCAAGAAACGCAACATCTGTAATCAAATGATTATCCTTATTGTATGTAAAATCATTTAAACCTTGGCATCCAAGTGTTCTATGAATAGTCATTGCAGGAAATTCTGTTGCTTCTGTAATTCTTTGAGCTGCCATTGCTGATAAAGCTGAAGCTGTCATCATATAATTATTCTCCATATAAGCTTTAACAATTGCTCTCATAATTGAAGTCTTACCAGTTCCTGCTTTTCCAGTTATCAAACTAACAGTTCTATGTAAGCTCTTATGAATCGTGTCTAACTGCTCTACTACATAATCAAATCCTTGTTCTTCTTCCGCATGTTTAATTGCTTTATTAATCGCTTCATCAGAAATATTGATTGTTGTTTCAATTTGAGATTTATTCAGAATCAAATGATAAATCTGCATCTCAATATCGTAATAATATTTCAGACCAATTCGACCATTATCAATATGAAGAAAGTCATTATTTTCTAATAGCCAATCAACCTTATTGCAACACTCGTATATATTATTACTTATGGCTGCCCTTAAAATCTTTTCAGAACACCATGTATGACCTTTACTTTCTCCTAAGTCTTTAAAATAATATTGAACAAAAGCTACAAGTCTCTGAGTCGAATCAATCAATTCTGGCTTCAATTTTAATGCAAGGTCATCGCATTTCTTAAAACCAATCCCATCAATTTTCGTCATCAAGTATGGATTTTTCTCTAACTCTTGCTTTAATAAAACTGGATTAGATTCTTCTGATAATAGTTTTTTAATCATTGCATATGTCACACCGATTGGCTTTAGCATTGAAATAATGTCAGAAATAAGATAGTTATTGATTATCTTCTCCTTGATTTTGTTCCATGTAATCTCTCTTATACCTTTTACAAGACTGTAATCAATTGTTTTTAATGTGCCATCAGCAACATCATTAACCACATTTGGATAAGCGTTTATTAAATTATCAGCCATCCATTCAGGAATCATTGACTTTAAAAATAATAATTGTGTCTCTCTACTCTGTGGAATAATTGCATATATGGCAATCGGCACATACTGATCGCCATATTTTTTATCCTTTTTATACTTTGCTTTAACTACATATTCTCCACCAACAACTAAGTGCTGCATCTTACCTGCAAGTTTACTCATTTTTTTATTCTCTTCATCAGAAGTCTTATTATCACCAAATGGATCAAATGCTTTTGTTGGTTTTGTAAAGAATGGAATATCATCGGTTGTTGAAAATCCAAAGACACCCCATGTCGAGTCATCTGAGTAGTATTGCTCATATGTAATTATTGCAGTGAATTTATAAATCTCATCTTCATCCAATTTAGACTGATACTCCTTTCTTTCTTACATACTCAAGCCATTTACTGTAAGGCTTTAATTTTTCTACAATAACTTTTTCTTCACTATCTTTTTTACAAAGAATTGCTACTTGTTGTCCTTTTTTTACAAGGTCTTCATATTCTTTTAATTGACTGTGCCATACAATTCCTTCAACAAGTCCAAAACTTGAATAGATATTTATATAAGCAAACTGCTTACCATTCTTATCTTTTTTCTTCTGAACCTTTGCAATAATTCCAACTAATGTACATTTCTCACCATCAGGAACATCTTCAAATGGTGTTAAAAATGTATAAGCTGTATCAAAAGGATTGTCATTGATGAATACTTGTAATGTTTGGAACTCCCAAAATTGTTCATCTTCAAGATATTTTTTATTATCCTCAATGTACTTTTGGAATCTAACTTTTTGATTTTCGTCAAATTGTTTTTTCTTCAATCGGTTATACTCTGTAAGTAATGCCTCTTTGTCATAAACAATTCTTTTCCCAGAAGAAGGAACAATATATTTTTTAAGGTCAATATTCCAATCTTCTTCGAGTTTCTTATAGGTAGGCAATGACTGAACTTCTGTGAATATTAATGGTTGATACTGTGATTTAAGATATGACACAAGTTTTTCACGCTTGTTTTTACAAGGAATTGCACCAGATTTAATTAATGCAATAACAGATGCCTTACCTAAAGAAAGTCTCGTAATCAAATCATCAAATGACTTGTATATACCATTATTCTCTCTTTCTTCAATTATCTGTTTAGAAAGTGATTCTCCTATTCCACCAATGGCAGACAATCCAAATAAAACCTTATTGTTATCAACTGTAAAATTCATACCCGAATGATTGATATTAGGTGGCATAACATTTACATCAAAATATCTTGCGTCAAGAATGTATTTATTAATCGCACCTGCTTTATCCTTATTCTGATTAAATAAAGCTTTGAAAAAATATGTTGGATAATGTGCTTTGAACCAAGCTGTCTCGAAACAAAGAACTGCGTAACTATAAGAATGCGACTTGTTAAACAAATAGCCGCCCTTCTGAGATAATTCATCTGCAATTTTATCTGCGATCTCTTTCGGATAACCATTTGCAACTATTTCACTACGAAGGATTTCTGACTCTTTTTGTACAAGTTCTACAATCTTTTTGCCAATCGCCTTACGGAATAAATCGGCACCTCCATAAGTTCTCCCACCGAATTTCTTAACAATATCAAGAAGCTGTTCCTGATAAATCATACAATAATTTGTATCCTTTAGTATCTCGTCCATGTCAGGATGAATTGACGGAGGTCTACTTCCACCTGTTGCCATTTCAACATACTCGTCAAGTGCTCCCATACTATCAGGTCTATACAATGCCAAAATAACGGATATAACCTCAAAATCTAACTGCTCAAGTTTTGGTTTTAATCTGATAAGTAAGTCTTTCATACCAGCAGATTCAACCTGGAATACTCCATTAGTTTTGCCACTTGCTAACAATTCATATGTAGGTCTATCATTTTCAAACTCAGGATTATTAATGTCATAATCCCAAGGATCTAAATGTAAATCATCCTTAATCTCTTTTACAAGATTGAGAGTTGCTACACCAAGTAAGTCAAATTTAACTATTCCAATATCTTCTACATAATGCTTATCAACCTGAATTACATGCTCACCCTTAGTTCCTATCTTCATTGGCATATAATCATTAATTGTTGTATCAACAATTCCTACACCACCTGCATGAATAGATACCGTCTTAACACGACCACTAAGATGCTTTGCAATATCAAATAATTCAGCATATTGTGGATTATCTGCGAGCAAGTTAGGATTTGCTTTCATACAATCATCCCACTTATCAAATGTAAATTTCTGAGAAAGTTTTTGCATTTGGTTATATGGGAAACCAAGTATCTTACCAACATCAGTAATTGCTACTGTTGGTGTAATATATGAATAATTGATAATCTGACATACTCTATCTTCTCCATATTTGTCAACAAGATAGTCAATAATTGCATCTCGATTTCCTACATCAGTATCAATATCAGGAAGTCCAACTCGTTCAGGATTTAAGAATCGCTCAAAGATAAGTCCATATTTAATCGGATCAATATCTGTAATATGGCAACAATAACAAACCAATGAACCTGCTGCACTACCTCTTCCTTTACCGACTTCAATTCCAAGCTTTTCTGCTGCTTTTATAAAGTCCCATACAAATAAGAAATATCCATCAAATCCCATTGAATGAATAATACCCATTTCATAATCAAGACGTTCTTTTCGTACCTTTTGATCAGCTTCACTTAGCTTGTCATACCCTCTATCTTTCCATCCTTGGTTTACTAAGTGCCATAAGAATTCATTATTATTCTTATACCCCTCTGGTAATGGGAAAGTAGGTAACTGCGGTTTTTGAAATGGCATATTAACTTCGCCAATTAAATCTGCCACCTTATTAGTATTCTCTAAACCAATACATACATTTTCATATCCAATCTGATTGTCCATACACTCATGAATCTCTTCTTCAGATTGCATATAACATCCTTCATATACCTCAGTATTTTCAATGGCATTTTTATCATTATTACTGCTTTTTCTACCAATCTGAATAAGTTTATCCTGGTAGTACAAATCTTCCTTTTTAGGAGCATGGCTATCAGTTGTAATAATAAATGGAGTGTTTGTTCTCTGAGAAAGTTCTAAGATTTTCTGATTATATAAACATTGGTCTTGATGTGAATGAGACTGCATCTCAAGAAAGAAATATGGAAAAGCTTCTTTATATTCATTGATGTATTCAACACATTTCTCAAAATCTGATTCTCTTGCTAATTTACTTGCTAAACACGCAGATGATATAACAAAATTCTCAGCGTATGGTTTTAAGTCTTCGATTGTACATCTTGGCTTAAAATAGAATCCTTCAAAGTTGCTTTTTGTAATAACCTTGTTTAAATCTTTTCTACCCTGTTCATTTCTAATTAAGCAAATTAAATGGAAATATTTGTTGTCCTTATCCTTGATTTCTATATCTTCACACTCATATAACTCACAGCCATATATCATTTTGATATCTGGATAATCTTTCTTAATTAAGTCAAAATAGATGTGGCTATATACATTACCATGCTCTGTTACGGCAAATGCTTTTAGTCCTATTTCTTTTGCTCTATCCAACATTTCCTTTGGACTTCCATATCCATCGAGCAATGAATAATATGTATGGTTATGTAATGAACTATACATAACTCACCTCCTACCAATCATCATCTTCATCGTTACTACTTACACTAATAACAGCGACATCTTCAATAATAACCTGTGGTGTTCTAATGCCGTTGTACTCATTTATTGAAGGTTTACCAACAATAGTAAATGTAATACTATCTTTATCACTCCATGCATCTTGTATAAAATCATATAACTGATTGCCTTCTTTGCACTTAAATTGAATATACTTAATATCATCTATTACAAAGCTGATAGTATCCTCATTTTTTCCAAATACTTCAAAACAATCTCTTGTCAATGATATATTCTCTATTGCAACCATTGGTTCATCAATTCCTTGGCATATAATATCTTCAAATTCAGATAATTTTAAAATCAATGGGATTGTGACATGATTTATGTCTAAGATAAAATCTACACGATATGTTGAATCATATTCTGTATCTTTGAGAATAGTATTTATTTCGTCAATTGCTTTTTTCTTGTCATCTATAGGTAAATCAACAATACCAAATGCATTTGCATGACCTTTACCATTTATAATTCCTGTCGAATTAATAATGTCTTTGAAACTATCAATCGGACTATAATCAATATTTCTTGCACTACCACCGAACACAGACTTCTTTTTTTTCTTATCATAATGCTGCTTTAGTAAAATACATGGCTTATTGTACTGTTCAGCTATTTTAATTGCTACAACACCAGTTAGTCCACTATCAAGAACTTCTGTAACATCGACCATAATAACTTTATCATCGTTTGGAAGTTCATCTACGATTTCTGAAATGGCTTTAACGCCTTTTTCTTTCATCTTATCTTGACGAGACTTTGCATTTTTACATAGTCTTGCAGCTCTATCATAAATACTTTCTTGAATAGTTTCTGCTGGTTTATCTTTGGTCGCTCTCTTTTTATATTCAAAGTATTCGTCCTGTTCAATAAATGCTCTAAATAATAATTCTTTTTCGTCATTTGAACCAATACGAATCATTCCATTTAAAACTGGTGTTATGTACCACTGTATATTATGAATATTAACTTTGCCATTCATACTATAATCCTGAGCTTTAATAAGTGCTTGCAAACATTTATTCTTAATGTTCAGTAATCCAATATTTGTAATGTATCTTGTTTCAAACGACCTCATATCCATTACATCACTGATATTTGCTAACGCACATAAGTCTAAATAATCATCGGCAAATTCATTCCAAGTCTCTGTGTCTAATGCTTGTAAAAACTTATATACGATACCTGCACCACAAAAATCCTTATTAAGATAATCTACACTCATCTGATTATTAACAATTAAAGCATGTGGATTATCTTCTTCTGACTCATGGTGATCAAGAATTAAAATGTCAATTCCACGACCAACAAGTTCCTTGCACTGTAATGTATCATTTGTTCCAGCATCAGGAATAATCAGTAACTTTGTATCTTCTGATACTGTAACATCATCATCTAATCCATGTGATTTTGCTCTTGTATGTAATATGTAATTAACTGGATATTTATTGTCCATTTGTTTAATATATAAATACATCATAGCTGCTGAACAAAATCCGTCTGGATCTTCGTCAACCAATATCTCAATCTTATTTTTTTTATTGAAATGATTCATAAATAATTCAACTGCACTATTTATGTTATTTAATTTATCATATGGAATTACAACACTATCATCTAAATTTAGATATTTATTGTAGTCTTCAATTCCTCTATTTTTTAAAACTTCCTTTATTACATTGGAAGTATTATTGTCACTATTATCATATAATTTATACTTCAAATACACACCTTCCTATCTTAATCTATATATACTATTCTCTACCAAATGCTTCCAATTTGTAGGATTATCCGTAGGGGATTCTTTTTCTTGAAGAATATTATCTTCATCAAACATGTAATAAAGAGGAACACCATCTGGGAATCTTTCAGCCAATGTTTCTAATTCTTCTTTGGTTACATCTTTATCAAAGCAAAAAATAATATCTACCCCAAGTCGTACCAACATATCAATCTGATATTGGGACAATTCTTTTCCACCTGTTCCACCAGTATTTTGATAACCGTAACTCCATGCCTGTTGTACAAATTTCTCTGCCTCACCTACATAAATACGTCCTGTTCTTTTTATATATGGAAGAGTCTTATATAACCCATATAGAATCTTCGACTTTGCACATGGCTCTAAATAAATATATTTGTTCATTCCATCAGGTACTTTTCTGTCAAAATATCTTGCTTTAACACCAACTAAATCTCCTAATTCTGCTCGAATAGGAATTGTGTATCGGTTGGTTTCTTCATCAAATCCTATTTCAAATTCTCTCTGTGTTTCATAATCAATGTGATCCTCATAGAATAAATCGTTGACATATGGCTTGTAATACGAAAGAATTTTTTCTGAAATAGGTTGTAATGGTTTTTCTTTTTCTTCTGATATATTAGAATCCATATCTTCTAACATTTTCAGTATCTTAAAACTATCAGGAATATCCTCTTCAAAATCATGATAATAAGACATTCCTATTTCTGAACATATTTCCCTTAATCCTTCTGGAAATGTAAGATTTTTTATATAACAAACGAGGTCAATAATATCTGTCTGTCTACTACCTTTTATCATTTGACGAGTTTTATTGAGACAAATAAGTGATTCGTTATTATATAAAATAATTGCTCCTTTGTTATCTCCATCTGGATTACCTGCTGTCCAATATGCTCCAACTGAATGATATTTGATATGGTGGCAACCAACGGATTCTAATATCTGTTCAGAATAGTTATTTTCATATATGTAATTCTTTAGCTCTCTTACATCCAAGCTGCCACCCTCCAATTAGTCACTATTTTTTGGTTTCTTAATGATATAACCTATATTTCTCCATATATTCAAATTCAAATCAATCTCGAATAACATAATCTTGTCCTTGCTACCTGCTCTATTCTTATCTGGTTTAATACAAAAATATTGTTTACTTAAATCCAAATCTTCTGTTACAGGCTCTCCCCAAGAATCACATTCCAACACAACTTGATATTTATGGTATTCTTCCTTATTAAGTTTCTTACCAATGTTTAGAATATCAGCTACATGCTTTATCTGTTTAGCATTGGCAATATTGTTACTACTAAGACTAAAAATATCAGTAAATACAGTATCATCACTTAACTGGAATACTGCATAACCACTCATACGAAGTTCCTTTGTCAACTCCTTCAGTTTTGTTGCAAACTGCTTGATCTGTGACCAATCATCTGTGTTATACCCTTTTAATGTGTCATAGCCGTAATACTTAATGTTCTGAACCATCTTTGCTTTACGCAACTCAAACTCAATTCTTTCAGGGCTATAGTCATCTCCTACATCCTTGAACATAACCTTGCCTTTACGTTCACTGCTATCAATCCAGTCTGTTACTTTCTTGACATTCCAATATTCCTCTGACGTATCTTTTATTCTCTTTATGTAATCCGAATTACTTTCAAGATACACGCCATTGTCATCAATTTTTCTTCTAATAATGTTCCCAGTCTTATCGTGGTACACGCCTAATACAATTTCTTTTTCAGGTTTCGTTAAATGAACTCCATGTAAATCTTGAAACTCTTTGTTATTAATAACAGTTGTAATCAAACAGCTACGAAGATCCTCCTCGTCCATCTCATTACTCATAAGAAAAAAATTCTCATTCTGTACAAGTGCAACATAAGCTGCTAATAATACAAGTTTTCTTGTTTTACCTTCATTAGAAAGGAATCCTTCAAATAATACCTTTGTTTCTCTAAGACCAAGAAAATATTCGTTATACATATACCAAGGGAAAGGTAAGCCAAAATTTGGCTTTTCAAGATATTTATCAATCTGAGATGAGTTTTTGTCAGTAAGTTCTACTGCTTCTTCACCAGCATTTATTACTGTATTTATCTTATCCGCTTTTGTACGAATAATTCTGTAAATGTCATTTGGTGACATTTTATCGAAATTTCTATGAGATAATATTTTTTCAACTGGGAATCCATTTCTTCCATATTCTCTGACCAATGAATATTTTTTAACAGTATCAAAATAATTTTTCACATCATTTTCGTCTGCTAAAGTCATATATCTTTGAAGAGTTTTCCATCCCTTATACTGTTTGTATAATTTAAGTCGCTCCTCATTCTGACTCATAAATACATTCATCTTTATCTCATCAACTGTTTGAGAAAATGTAAGATAATATGTTTCAAAACTATCATAAAAAAACTTTGTTGCAGGATCAGAGAAATCATATTTACTTCTCATAAAATTGCTATAATTTACAATCAAATCGGGAGACTTTAGTAGCGCACCCACAAAACATATTTCTGATTGTATATTACAATCCTTTAATTCATGTTCATTGTCCAATATTTATCTCCTATCCAAAAATATCATCCACCAAGTCTGAAATATCATCTGTGTTATCATTAGTTTCTTCCTTAGATATATTTGTATAACCAATTGATTGACTAACAATATTCTGTGATTTTTCTGTTTCTTTCTCAGCTTCAAGTATTTTTTGTTTTTCTTTCCACCTTAAATAACTGTCATATTTATTTACCAAAATAGATAAATCATATGTTAATCGTACTTCTGGTTGCATATGAATACCTTTTACTTCATTTTTCTTAGCAATACCATTAAGCATATCAATTTTTCTTTTCCACATATCAAGTAGGTCTGAAGGTGGAATACCTACTGTCATTCCCTTAAATGTACCAGCATAGATATTACTTAATTTCTGCCATACAGTAGTCGGAATAATGGTTAAATCATATGCTTCTTTAATAAATTGAAATATCTCATCTTGTTCTATCGCTACCGCAAGATGTGAATATGTATCTTTTTTTATTGTATCAATGTGGTCATATATCCAAGTCCATTTTGCTGATACGTCTGCTCTTTTATTCGCAATACGTTTCTGACATATATTGATAAAGCAACTACTATGATAGGTTTTCTTATCATAGTAGATTGCATCGTCAATATTATTCTTGTTTATATAAAGGTCTTTTCCGCAACAACCACATTTTCTTTTAACACCATCTTTGCTATTTGTGTATCTTGCCATAGTCCTACCTTTACATAACCAAAAATTAGTCAAATATTGCTAATACCTTATTGAGAATTTCAACATCTGTTACATTCTTGTATGCTGTAGGAAGACCTGCTGCTTCAAGCTTTTCCTTCATTGCTTTCTTCTCAGTAGGTGGAAGCGCATTTCTTTTAGCAATAATCTCTTTCTTAATTGCTTCAATATCTACACCACCACTTCCGTTAGATACATTCTCTGACTCTGAGTTATCAGGCTCTCCAACCTTACCAAGAATCTCCTTACTATAAATATCCTGCTCAACATCAACAGCCTTGGTTAAGTCATTCTTTACAACAAATGCTTTCTTATCTGCTGTCTTGTCGATAACTGACTGCCAATCAAGTAATGTAGGATCTTCAATAACTGAGTTGTCTTCGTGAGTATGAGTTCTATCCTTCTTAACATGAGCACATACTGTACCTTCTTCATTTCTATACATACGGATTTCAGTTTTAACATTATATGTCATACCCTTAAATCCATCTGGAATCTTTCTTCCAGTTACAACACTCATTGTAGAACCGTCTGACTGCTTAATAGTCTCCTTCTCATCTGTCTCTCTTGCAGTTACAATGTAGTGAACACCAGAAGCCATAAGATCGAGAATTAAATCCTGTCCCTTAAAGTTAATTGTCTGGTAATCTTTAAGCTCCATTCCTGCGCCTTCAATCTTAACAAGTCTTGCATCTCCAACAAGCCCATCCTTGTCTGCCTTAACCTTGTTTCTCTTCTTTGAGAACTCAACCAATCCCTGCTTTGTTGTTAGATTAAGTATTGTTGTACCATCAACAACAATTGCATCTGCTCTAAATGGCTCTCCGTCTGCATCAAGAACTACATCATCTGTTTCCTCTCCGTCATCATCAAGTTCGTAGAAATCTTCACCATTCTTAACCTTTGCAATATACTGTCTTACTTCTCCAAGTGACTGAGTATATACAATGTAAATATTTTCAAGGTTTACACCATTTGCTTCTAAGTCACCAAGATAATCATCAATTGAACCAGTCTCAGGATCAAGATATAATACTCTGAAAGGCTTTCCATCTGGACGCTTGAAATATGCAAGCTGCATAGCCATTGTAGACTTACCTGTAAACTGCTCTCCATATAAAATCATACCCAACTTACTCTGTGTGACTGACGCTTTTCTTGCTTTTGCCATTAAATAATTCCTCCGTTAATTCTATAATTTTGATTATTGGAACGCCATTTCTGACGCTCCATATTGTTATTCTCTACTTGTGAGAATTAATCCCACGCTTCGTCATCTCCATCGTCAAGATCAGAACCGTCTCCCCAATCATCGTTAGAGTCAGAACCAAAGCTTTCCTCTGCCCTATTAGCATTCTTAATCTTAGCAATAGCTTCTGTAACATTCTGTTCTGTGTAAAGTTCCTTATCAATAGACGAACCCTTTGCACCAGTAATGATAAACTCTCTCTTTGTAGGAGCAGATACCTTTTCCATGTTATCTTCTTCGCCCCAATTATCATCATCATCTGTTTCAACTGTTTCTGTCTGAGTAGAAGAAACCATATGACCACTTACCTTGATTGCGTTATAAGGACTAAGTGAATTCTTAAACTTCTTTGCAAGAGCCTTATCCTCGATAAAGAACTGAACATCTTCAATGTTGCTATATGTAACAATCTTTGCAAGAACAATAAATCTACCAGTTGGTTTATCATTATCATCCTTTTCCTGCTCAATACCCATGAAGATAATTACCTGGTTAAAATCATTCTGCTTCTCAAACTTCTCATCATTAAAGTCGATTTCAGAGCAAAGAGAAATCTGATTTGGTACAAGCTTTGTAGATGTTCTCTTATTACCCTTATCATCTGTAAAACTACTATAATCAAGATTACCTCTGATAAATACAGAAGATCCATCCTTCAGATTTTCCTTAACTTCCTTACAAGCATCAAAATCTGTAAGAACCTTCTTGTCATTAACTGTCTTTCCTTCTGAGTCAACTTTCTTCTTTACACCGATATTCTTTCCAATTAAACGGAAGCCCTCACGGTTATAGGAAAATCTATCAGCCCAAGGTACTTTAACTGTCTCAGCCTTTTCGCCCTTCTTCTCAGCTCTCTTGGAAAAATATACATTCTCCTGTTCCATGCCCTGAAGATTGACATATAATGTTTCACCATCAAGATAGCTTGTACCAAAGTTAAGCATTCTCATAGGCTTTCCACTCTTTGTCTTAATCTCCTTGAAAGCTGTGTCCTTTTCCATACCAGATACAATTCCCTTTAACTGGAACGCACCCTTTGTCTCAGGTAAATCAAATAATCTTCCTTTTTTCTTTGTTTCTGCCATTTTAAAAATGTCCTCCTTATATGTAATAAAATTTAATAAATAACTTATATATAAACGCCCTTCTCAGGACGGAACATAGAGATTAAATCTATATAAAATCTATATTCAACAGTGATTTTTGAGCGCAAAAGCCCAAGGGTATGCTGTTCTTTCACCCATTCATATATTCACTATTCAGTTATTTGTTTTGGAATTTTTGAACTGAATTGTTCAAGACTAATTACTAAGCAGTAATCTTTACTTTTATAAGTCTATATGGCTGATAAGCGTTTGGATATTTCTCTCTATCCACTTTACTGATAAACATATCATATGGTCTAGTCCATACTCTCTGATCCTTTAAGCTCTGATATACAACCATCTTTTCTTCTGTTTCTGTATTAGTTCCAATGGCAACAATCTTATAGAAATCACCTTTGAAATGTTGTACTGTGTCTCCTGGTTGAAAATCTCTATCATATGTAAACGTCAAATCACCTTTTTCACCTTGCTCAATATGTCCCAATATCTGAACATTCATTGTGATAAATTCACCATGTTTTAAAAGTTCGTCCTTTTCAATAAGTGCAACTTTATTAATTAAATAACCATCCTCTTTTTCTTCACAAGTAACTATCTGACCTGACTTCCAATTATTTGCAAAGTCTTCATTAAATATAAATTGTGACACTTTCTCACCTCCTCAAATTCCAAAGAAACAGTGATTTCCACTGAACTACTTCACTTACTTATTCTCCCGTTTTATAAATTTATTTAAGATAAACTTTCTTCAACCAATATATTTAATTTTTTCCAACAAGAAATACATATATGGAATGGCTGACTTTGTAATCTGAACGATTTTAAATATATGATCTTTTCATTGCTTAATTCTTTATCACAAATTTTACATCTACATTTTTTAGTATTCCTTACTTCAAATTCGTTAAATTCATGTATAAAACTTTTATCCATTTTCCCCTCCATATATGTTTATTCTCTATTGGATTTTCATTTTATTGGAAATTGTTTGGTTGATTAACCAATAAGATAAAGCATTCCGATTATATAATGTAATGTCTGGTCAGTAGTATATGTAATCTTATTCCATCTTGCTTTCAACGGATCAATAATCAGATGCGAAATAAAGATTACTGTCAACTGCCATGTCCAACCGAATACTATTAAGAATGGGACACAATATAATGCACAATGTACAAATAAATGATACCAATTCTTTCCTTTTGTCTGTGCAATAAAATCACATTGCAACACATAATCACCAATTAAATGACACAACACAATCAATACAATTGTGTGTAAATTTAAATTCACTATACTCACATCCTCACCCCTAACTATATATTCTCTGTTTTCTTTCTTCTCATTACTAATTCAAACTCTGTGCTAGGATATGAAATCTGATATTCTTCTTTCTTGCCTTCTGAGTCTTCCATATTGCCCATAAACCATGCATATACAGCATCTATTACTTCATTTGTAACATCTATTTTCTGTCCAATCCACATATGGTTTTCTGTATCCTGAGTTCCATAGTAAATTGTATTTGTTATTGGACTTATACCAAAACCTTTCTTTTTCGCCATTTATTTTTCTCCTTACTGCAACATTTCTGGATAAAAGTCATACAAATAATCTCCAAAATCTCCACTTCTCTCTGAACCTGTTTGACTCTGCCAAAAATGTTTCCACTCTTTACCTCTTTCAGTCTGAATAAACTGTTCGTATTTAGGTCTTAAAGCTTCTCTATCTTTACAAATGTCGCTCATTCTATAATTCTCCTTTAAAATTGCACTAAGAAATGTCAGTTTCATTCGGTCTTGATTTCCATACCATATATAGTGTTTGTTGTGCTTTACGCTCACTATATATGGTATGTTATTTACTCTTCACCAATAAATACCAATCTATCAATATATTCTCTACTTTTCAGAAGATTTCTTTAAGTCTGTTAATGCATAATCTAAATCCTTAACCGTCTGAATAGCTTCCTTCATACTATTCATACCAGCAACAGCACTTGAAAAAGCTTTAATACTTTCAAACTCCATCTCTGAAATAGTCTTTAAAACATCGACCAATTTCATATTGCCAATTCCAGATACCTTTGCTGCATTTTCGATTGTTTCTTCTTCATTGACAAGTAAATCAATAAACTGTCTTACCTTATTATTCTCCATCGTGTTTAACTCCTTCATATATTCTTTTTAATCTTTCTTTGCATTCCTTACTTGGATAACCAGAATTAGATAAAGCTAGTTTTATCCATTCTATCGTCTGTTTATCTACTTGTTCTTTGTCAAGTTCAACATCTTTTACTTCACCATCATAAGACTCGTCATACTTCTTCATTTCTTCAACTAAGTAATTTGATACATCTTCGATACTTGGATATTTTTCGATATGTCATGCACCTCCCTAATAAGTTATTCTCCATACTTTTCAAATAATTCTGCCATTGTCATATCATTGTATTTTGCAAGATCCACACAACAAGCACATACATTTTTAGGTTGCGATGCTCCAATTCCATAGCATAGATAATCAGTCAATTTAGCATACTGAAAATTTTCATATTCTCCTCTTGTATTCCAACCTACCATTTCTTCACCACTAATAATGAATTTTGTATCAGGAACACTAAGTACACTGCCATTACACTGTCTCCACCATGCCTCTTCACCTGCTAATTTAACAAATTCATCTTCTGACATATCACACATCTTATTAAATAGGTTTTTAGATATTTCCCATACCTCATATCTATTCCCAGCATATGTAATTTCAGCATCATTTGGTGGATTATCTACAATGTCAAAAAATCTTTTTAATTTATTTCCTAAAATCTCCATTATTTTACCTCTCAAGGAAACCGATATTTACTTATTTTTTGATTCAAATTCTTCAAGTGCTTTATAAAATTCACTACCTTTAATTTCTGTAAAACCTATATCATTATCTGGTGTAATAGTTTCATATTTTGTTGTAGAAATCTTCAAATATAATTTATTTCCATACTCAAATTTTAAAATTGAATATCCCCCTAAATGTAATTCCTTGAAATAATCTCCTTCTTGAATTGAATGATTATTAATAACAATTTCTTTTTCAATGCACAAATCCTGGAACTCTTTTAATGTTTTGCTATTGGCTCTAAATTTTCTCATTAATACATTAGAATCGCAGAATAACTTAGTTGGTTTTAGTAATTCCTTACCAAATTTCTGATTGTTTTCATCGCAATGGGCAATATATAATCTAATATTATGTTTCTCATGCTCTTTAAATGGACGATTTACAAATCCATCTCCACTAATATAATATTCTTTTCCAGCAATACCTTTATTCTCAAAAAAATTATTTACTAATATTCTTCTTTCTTCCTCATGTTTTCTATAATCATCAATCTCTTTGAGGAATTTTTCATTTGTTACAATATAAAATTTCTCCATTTTTTATCTCCACATTTCCACAAGAATCGAATCATTCTTATTAATTTATTCTCTCAATCCATCCAATACTCTCATCAAAACGTGTCTTGTAAGTTTTTTAACATCACCACTGTACAATCCACATTCAATGTCACAAGCCTTTAGAACTTCATCAAGAGTTTTATTCTTCTCTTCACTTAGTAACCTCTTACAGTTCTCATATTCAATATCATTTGTCTCATGAGCATTTCTAAGATTACTTTCTAAGCAGCGAATAATATCAATTAGTTCATCTTTTGTCATAGATTTTAATGTACTGTCGGAATATGTTTTTCTTCCATCACCTATTGACATGTTCCACCTGCCTTTACTATCTCAATCGCCTTTTCAAGAGGAATAAGATAATTATTGCTGTTGCCACTTCCATACAGTTTTACAGAAGAGTCCGTTTTCAACTGTCCTACAACACCATCAATATAATAAGCTGTTGATTGGTCTTTTATGTCTCTATAATCTAACACATAGTTACTACACTCTTGGCAGTGTGATATATCTCCTGAACAATCACCTTCATAGTTGCAATAAAAACTCAACTTATCTGCATCAATTAATCTCATTTTATTTCTCCTATTTGTAATCTTCTGGATGTTCTTTATAGTTATCTACCACGCTTTTCATATAACTAAAATAATCTCTTACAGAATCACTACTATCAGAAAATCCACTTGTCACTTCGTATCCATTATCGAACACTGCAAAGGTTAAGAAACCTGAGCTATCTAGTCCTACTTCTATGTCACAGCCTTTATATTTACCTTTCATGATGTTATTCTCCTAATCATCCTTATCTATAATGAACCAATATAAGAAACTTAAAAGTGTAAAAATGATTCCAAGTATCTTATTTTCTGCTTGATATGAATACATCGTTACACCACTACAGAACCATACCAAAAGAAATGCGATTGCTTGTCTATAATACTTTTTCATTTCACACCTCCAATTTTCTCAGCTACTTTTGCCTCACATATTCCACAAATGCAGCCATTTTTCTCATCATACTTTTCAAGTTCACTAATGAGATTACTACAACACCAGCTTGATTCATTAAGATGAAACTCAATCATGTCGTCATCCCAATCCGAAGGAAAATCCATTGGTAGATTTATTATCCACTGTATGGTTTTGGTCTGTCTATCTGCCATATTATTCTCCAATTTCTATCTTCTGACCGATAAACTTCTGAAGCTGTTCATTTACATCATCAGGATAAGTTTTCACAACATAATCAGCGCAAACATGAATTTTTGTAATAATCTTATTCTCATCATACTCAATACTTCCAAGTGTTCCACCTGGAATTCTGATAGGTAAACAACTGTCCCAATAATCACAAAGCACATAATGTTTCCAATGTCCATTCGGATCAAGTCCAGCAAGTTTATCTAGCTCTGTTGTGATTTCACAATAATATTCATTCATTTTTGAATATCTTGAATTTACATATTTGTTAATCAGCTTCATGATACAGTTCTCCTATTTCTTTTATGTTCTTTATATAAAGCATTTAATTCCTGCTCTAATTTCTTTTTCTCCATAGGATTCTTACAATACTTTATTCTCTTCTTAAGAGTAGATATATCTTGTTTTGGTGGTTCAGGAATAAGTGCTAAATCATCTAAAAGGTCAAATTCTTTAGCTGCCTTAAGTAAATCTTCAAATAAGTCTCCTTGTGACTCTACATTTAAATCCTTATATTTTTGGTCAAGTTCATTTTGTATTTGAGCCTCCATTGTTGCACTTATCATTTTCCCTATTGCATCCATCTGCCTACCAACTATTAAGACTTTTGTAGCATCACTTATTTTTTCAAAAGTATCATGTAACTCTGAAATATCAATCACCTCCAATCTGTCCAAATGAAAGAAAAATTTCTTGCTAATCCAACCATCTGTTATCTAAATAGTAAAACCCAAATACCATTCCACCGATTAAAATAATCCAAAAAATCCAGAAAATAATAATTGGAAAATCAGATTCTAGCCTTTCTATCGTCTCATCAATAGTTGAATTATTATAAAATGATGTGTTATCAGAAATGGTTTTATCTCTCAAATCTGTAAAAATTGTTCCTTTATATTCAGTTCCAACACCATAATATTTATATCTTACGTGACTTGACTCCTTAATTGTGTCAATATAATCAGTACCAGGTAAATCAATCTTATTACTTGCGAAATTCACTCCGCAAAATAATACTTCTTTACACTTAATATCTTCACTTCCAACTCTATCCCAAGTCCAATATGTTTCTGTTCTTGTATGAGTTCGTCTTGTTTTTCCACTACCAGTTGTATATGTAACAGTTCTTGTATGCATCGTATATCGCTCTTTAATTTTTTCTACATACATATATTCTCCACTAATTTCAGGATATGTAACTGTATCAACTGCTTTCAAATCACCATATACAAACGCATTACCAACATTTGTATCCATTCCATATTGGAACATTTCTTGACTTTCTATCTTGACAGCCTTGTTATAAATTTCATTTTTATCCATTTGGTGTTCTGAGATCTTGGAAGAAATCAGAATACCAAACAGAATCATAACTGCAATGATAGAAATACTAGCCAAGATTTCACGTTTTGTTATTTCAAAATCGCCAAAATCAAAACCTTTTCTACCATATCTCATAGACTAATCCTCTTTAAACAAATCCTGTGGAGCATCAACGGGTGCATTGTAATCCAAATACTCATATTCCTGTACTTCATATCCAAGAAACCCAAGAAACTGTCTTGTAGGAAACTTTCTTACATATCTCTTGTATTCCTTAATCTGTTTATTGTAATTGCTGCGATATTCTGCAATCATATTCTCTGTCATAGATAACTCATTCATAAGAGTCTTATAGTTCTCATTGGACTTCAGCTCAGGATATGCTTCTGCAACTGCTGTAATAGCTGTTGTTACATTCTCAATATCTCCTGTTGATCCACGACCATCTGCAACTGCTGTCAATGTATCAGCTTCATGTTTATCATACTGTTTTACGCAATCAGCAAGATTATATACAAGGTCAACCCTTCGCTTTTCCTGTACCTTAATATCTGATGATGCTGTGTTTACCTGCTCCTCAAGTGCAATAGCTTTATTCTGCGAACTCTGCACACCAAATACAATCATCAAAATAACTGCTAATACTCCTACGCCAATAATTATTGGCACTTTCCAATTTGTGTTCTTCATTTAAAATCTCCTTTATATGTAATATTTTTATTAGTTACACTGTAATATTCTCTTATTTGTTGGGATTCCCATAGCCGAATGGCTTAGATATGATTAAAAATTTTCCAATGAAAGATTGGTTTCAAATCTTACTGTTTTTCATTTATAATAATTTTGAACATATCATCAACTGAGTCCAATAAGTCATATCTCTTATCAAATGCTGCTGTTGAGCTTCTTGCAAATTTACGTTCAACCATATCGATGTAGTAAGTCATTGTTCCATCATCGCCCATATAAAACTCATTCCACTCTTCATCAGACATCAATCTTCTTACATTCAACTGGTCGATGGCAAGATTATCAAAGCTAACTACCTTAAATTTCTCAATAATATCTGCAAGATTTTCATATAGCCAATTCTGCTTTACAACAATGTTTTCATGATCTTCTGAATAAAAATCATCACCACGTCTTAAATGTTTATAACCAAGAATCAGCATCTTCAGATCATTATTCTCTAAAGCTTCTACATCCGATGGCTTTAATACCCCGTTGATTACATGAATGACCGCATTTGGATATTTCTTAATAAGTTCAATAAATTTTTCTGTGGGATTTACAAGTGATACACCAAGACCATAGATAAGTTTTTCATCAACAAGCTTTTTAATAAGTTCTTGTTTTTTCTCAAAATGAATCTGATTTACAGTCATGTTTGCAATGACTTTCTTCTCTTTGAGTTTTTCCAAGAATGGAATTAAATCAGGATGACTTGTAGCATCACCACCACCAATAGCAACTTCCTGATAAGGATGAAGTGTGTTAATGAATTTCTCATTCAAAATATCTCCAAATTTTCCATCTGTTGTGCTACCTTCATGGCAGAATGGACATCCCATATCGCAAAAATTACAAATTTTTATATCCATATTCTCTGCAAAAGCTGGTACAAACTCATCATCTTCTGTTTCTCTGATCTTTGTTCCATCACTCAGAATAGTAGTGAAAAAGTTACCATTCTTATATCTTCCTAATAATTCCATTCTTAAATCCTCCTAATTAGTTGTAACCATAATATCCAAATGCATATACGGTCTCGCCATTTGCTCCTGTATAAGATTCTTCAAAAGTCTCATACTCTTCAGAAACATTGTTCCAATATTCTTCAGAAGTACAATAATCTGATTCTGCTAAAACACGATTAAATTCATCGTCATTATTCCAATCTATGCCAGGATATTTTGGTGCTTTTGTTCTCCAATCCACTGCTTGTTTGAATTTTTCAATCATCTCTTCTTTTGTATACAGTTTGTGAGAACCCCATCTTTCTATGTACATATTCCCTTTTTCAAATTCATCATATTCTTTTTTGCTACACATTGTTAAACTATGTGTTGAACTGCTATTTGTTTCAAAAACTCCACGTCTAATCTGTCTCTTCATATTTTAATCCTCCATTCCATAATCATCTCTTGGATACTCATGATCAATAGCATCCATATTTACTAATCCTGCTTTCTTCATGTCTGACCAATAACAATATTCGTCACCATCCTGAATAACAACATACTTCTTATTTGTCAGATATTCTTCTAATGATATATTCTCTTTTTTGAGGAATCCACCAAGTATATTCTCATCAACATATCCTGTATATGGTTTCTCATAATGAAAATATCCATTGTCAGTTACCCAATATTCTATTGTTTCAATGCCCCAATCTTTTTCTTTCTGCTCCAAATACTCATTAAATTCATCTTCTGTCTTTCCATATTCATAAGCATAATCACTGTCTTTATTTTCAGGATGATTTTTATCTGCAACAGAATCATGAATCATAGGCACTTTAATTTTCTTCAAACCAGGAACATATTTTATTGCAAGTGCTACTAATTCCTTATAAGTATCATCGTTGTATTCGTGAACCAATGAAGCACAAGCATATAACCATTTATCATGGAAGTTACCTAAAGCTCTAAACGGGCTTCTACCAAATTCCATATCATGATCCCATATATCCCATACGCAATTTTCTTCACCAGTTTCTCTATCTTTACAAAGATAAAAATCTCGTGAAATTTCATCAGGTGTATAATGGTTGTCATTTTTCATAATACAAAGACTGTGCTGACTTGATGAGTTCGTTTCAAACACACCTCTACGAATCTGTCTCTTCAATTTTTCTTACCTCCTTGTTTTTAATATTCTCTCTTTCAATCCAATGAAACCTGAATTTACTTACCTTTTTAGAGATTGGATATTTATGCTTAATATTCATAATCACTTCATAATCGTCTGGAAATGTGTTAAGAATTGATTTTAATTCGCCAACTAAAATACTACTCATATAATTATTCTCCAAAAATAATCTTCCTTGCTAAGTTCATAGTTGTAGAACCACACATCTTGCCAAAGAATTCACCAGCTTCAATAACTAATTCATTCTCTTCTTTTACACAATCCTCAAAAATTCTCTTCGGTAAATTTTGTGCAACAATCTTCATATCCTGTGGTTCAATCTTTTCAGACAAAATACCTTCATCAATCATTTTATGTAATTCTTTCTGAACCCTATTCTTTGTAACAATTTGTTCTACAATATCAGATGCTTTTGCTTTAGCAGCTAATTTCTGAGGATCTTCTACTTTCTGTCTATGATTATCTTTCTTAATTTCACTGAACTGTGAATTTACAATCTTTAATACAAATGGAGTTCGTGAGTTTGGATTGTTAAGTTCTGTCTGATTCTTAACAACAATTCCCTCAGGAACATCAACTGCAATATCTGACTTATGCATAAACGACATGCAATGCTCCCAAGAGACAAACTCGCCATCATAAAATGTCTGTACATATCTCAAATTCAACTCATCAGCGAGTTTCTTAATCTCTGACTGTGGTAGATAACACTCATTTTCCTTATCATATACATCATAAAAATAAAATTTCTTATATGCGTCCTGAATATACTTAATAGTATGAGAAGTCAACCACTCCCCAAAGAATACATAGTTTGGATATTTTGAAAATGGTTCGACCGCTAATGTCTGTACCCAATTCCAAAATCCATTTAATGTATTGTTGTAATCAAGAGTCTGTCTTCTTGAAAATGCAACTAATTTATTTGTTTCCTTATCATATGCAATAGCTGAATTGCTTCCATCTACCTTTTCCTGGATTACAATATGATCTCCTACATGAAAACCGCATGTATTCGCTACTGTTAATTCCGTATCTTCTTTGATACGTGATATGTCCATAAATTTCTTCTGTTCCAAGTTCCTCTTACCTTAGTAAGTAGTGCGCACTTTATCCTATAGGAACTTTTCTATTTTCCTTTCTTTTAATCTTCTAATTTGTTACCTTTAGCTTCATTACAAAGCTTACACATTGTTTGATAGTTACTAATATCATCAATACCACCTTTTGAACGTGGTAAAATATGATCTTTTGTCATTAAAATTTCATTACCATTATCATCGACTGCATATAAATTCAGATGATAAGTTTTATCCTGTAAATGTCTTTCTTTAGCAAAATATTTGCCTTCAACTCCACAAACTACACATTTACAGCCTTTTGTGAAAAATGTTTGGTATCTTTGACTATTACCTTTAATCAAATCACCATCAAAATCAACTTTTGCATTTCTTTTATCTTTTTCAAACAAAACATCCTTTGTTTTTTCTCTAACTTCATCAATAGAGTAAATTTCTTTGCGAATCAAATCCTCATGTTTTAATTTTTGCTTTAGTTTTGATTTGCAAAATTGCTTAGTTAATAAAACATTACAAATATCTTCATTACTCAAAATATTCAACAAATCATCTACTGTTTTAATCTGGTTAGGAATATAATCAGAAAGTAAATGTCTATTCCAAACAATCTTAAAAATTTCTGTATCCAAATTTGGTGATAATGGATTATTATTTTTAGGAAAACTCGTATTTAAGAAATCTTCAATAGTTTCATATTTGTCTAATAACTCCTTATCATTAAAACGATAATGAAATTTAAGACCTTTAAAAAATTTCTTTTTGCTCATAGTGACATCTCCTTTAAAATTTTATTGTCACTTATATATTCTCTCTTTTATTTGGGAATCGTGAGCAGAAACGCTCTTAGATGGAATCATTTGAAATGCTTCTTTCTTATCAACCATGAATATCCATATAAGGATATTTAATTCCTTTGTATTCCTTATAACCTTTTGTTAATAACCTAAATTTTATATTCTGTTTAGAATAGCATTTATATCTCTTTATTAAAAATAAACGAGTATGACTGCATTCAACACAAAAGTTGCTATTTTTCTTAGCTTCATTTTCTGAATAATAATATCCTTGTAGACCACCACAACAAGGGCAACGTGATATCCATACTTCTCGTGTTAAATTATGTATTTCTTTAAATGGAATTTCATGGAATATTAGACCTCCAGGTGTTATGAGGTAGTATTTCTTTTCTCCAACTTCCGTACTTTCTAAATCAACTTGACTAATCATTTATTCTCCCATCTGGTCTACAATACTCTGCAACTTGTCAATATACATCTGTGCATATTTTTTATGTGATAACTGTTTAATATTGGCAGGTACAAAAGCTAACTTTGCTTTACCAAAAATATCATTATTGGAATAAACTTTCATAAACTGGCACATGGTTTCAGTATCAATCCAATCTAAATCTGGCTGTAAACAAATCACATCACCCTTCTGTGGATGCAGTTTTCTAACTTTAATAAGCGTCTGTTTAAATAACTTCTTTTTCTGTCTCTTGTTCAATTTCTCACCTACTTTCACAACCGAATGAATCGTGGTTTTCCTACTTTATTCTTGCAGCACAGGGTTTGCATATATATACATCTTTATTTTTTAAATCGTGTTTTAGATATAATATTTTTAATTTTACAGATATTACACTCTACCAAAACACATGATACTCTTTGTTTAAAATTATTTTTATAATATATTTTTCCTAAATCTTCAATTATATTAATCATTCCATATATAACTCCTCAAATACAATTTGTTTAGGTAATAATTTATAGCACCAATAAGCACTCATAAAAGTGATTTTATTTTGAATAACACCATTATTTAAAAATTTCATTCTCTTGTTAAAAGATAATATTTGTAATTCTTTATCTTTAAACAAATGATATGGAGCTGCATCATTCCACCAAGTATTGGGTGCAATAAGCGCAAATGGTTTGCCAAAACTTAATGCTCTTTCAAAGATTTTTCTTTTATTAGTAAATGGTGGATTAGATACAATACAATCCCAATTCTCATCAGGTTCATATGTATAGAAGTCTTGTCCATTATCTATATGAGTAGCGATTACTTTGTGACCTGCTTCTCTAATTTGTTTAACAAATTCACTATTTTCCTTGTCAAATGGACACCAAACCGTTGCTTCTTTTGGTATATATTTTACTATCGGTTTAACACCGTAATTTGGTGTCATACATTCGTCATTGTTTCCTTTGCTATATAATACTTCTTGACTATTAATCTTTGTCATTTTTCAAAAAGGTACAACGTTGTTTTATTCTTGCAAGAAACCTATACCTTTCTTAATATTTTTTGTAATTACATTTATATATTCTTTTAATTCTTGTTGTCTCCAACCTCTGAAGCCTTGATTTTAGGGAATTTCAGAGATTGAGATTTTAATAATTTGTGATTAATACCTCACAATCGGCACTCTTGTCCTTTTTCTGATAATTGCAGTTGCTATAATCATGCTTTAAATAATGAACTATGTATTTATCTTTCCATTTATCAAGTAATGGATTGTCATATTTGAGATTATTACTTAATGCAAACTTAACACCTTTATCATTCAACGTATCAAGAGTCTCTAGTAATTTATTCTCCATTTCTTCTGTCCAGCCACCGTTTTCATTGTATGTAGCAACAGAATTGAAATATGGTGGATCTGCATAAACAAAATCGCCTTCCGTAAAATCGGAAAAATCAAATCTCTCAAATGGAATATTTAAGAAACTACAGTCTATTTCATTTAGCCGCTTATGAAAATCTATAAATTTTTGTCTAAGAGTGGGATTAAAACTTGACCTATCTTTACCAAAAGGCATATTGTATTCACCTTTGGAATTGAATCTGATTTGATTATTGAACGCATAACATAAAAGCGTATAGAATTTAATTGGGTCTTTAATACCTGTGTTATATTCTTCTCTAAACAGTAAATATCCTTCTTTGTTTTCTTTAGTTAATCCATACTTATTAATATATGAATCAATCTTATGTAATACTTCTTCAATATTTGAACCTTGTAAATATCTTAGAAAACCAACTACCTGTTCACATATATCATTGTAGATAATGTGATCAGCCTTTACATTAATACCAACATTAAAACCTCCACCAAATAAATCCACGAAAGTATTTATCTTATCTGGAAACATCGGTATAATGATTGGTAGTAACTTATACTTGCCACCTACATAATTAAGTGGACTCTTTATATTACTCAATTTTTGTTCACCAATAGTAGCTGCGCAGCTTTACTCACATGTGAACATTTTCCTTTCTTTAATTGTACTTATATTGTTATATTCTCTTGTTTTGTCCTGAATATTGTATAATTTTCGTGACAAGCCAAGAAACCAAAATTTCTTCTTGTTTTATTCTTTACCTACTTGTTATTTTAATATGGATTGACTTTAATGATTTCTTTTCCAACCTTTTCAGCATACTTAACACAATTTGCAGTACCACCTTTTGTGCCATCCCAAACCGCAATAACTTTATCTGCCAAATCAACCATATATTCATTTCTTTTCTGCATTAGCCAAGGCTTATATTCTTCATCAGATACCAACTTCACTGTATCTGCTTTTGAAAGAATATCGTTATATTGGTCAATACTTTCCTTAATCCATTTACAAGAATGATTCTTACAAGGAATTGCACAATGTAATTTAATGTCATAACCTTCGTCTTTGAGTTCTAATACTGCCAATGCAAATACTGTATCAACTCCAAGAGCCATTCCTGTAATCGCTTCTGTACAATTATTCTCTTTTAGAATTGATTTAAACTGTTTTTTTAAGTTCTGCCAACGTAGATCAGATAAGTTGTAACCATATAATTTACTTGGTCTGTGACCTGTTACACATATTTTCATATTTTGTCCTTTCACGGTTGGATTCACTTCTCAACCTCAATACTTTTTAAGCTGCCAAGAATGTTCATTGATTGTAGATACAACTTTTTTGTTACAATTTTAATGGCTTTTTCTAGCACTTCATCGTATGTTATGTATCTCAAATCAATTTTGGTTCTATCATTATCTCTATATATCTTAGGAAGAAAGTATAGATAAGCATAATCAACACCTACAAGCTGTGTAGTTAATTGAGCTACCAATTCTTCTCCAATATAGAAATCATATTCACCATATACCCATCTATTTTTTACTCTGTGCTTTCTTACTTCCATAATCCTTCCTTCCTAATGAAATATCGCATTCATTTTTATTTTAGTCTGTTCTTATATCGCTCAATACCATATCTTTCAAGCGAACTACTTGTCATAGTAGCCATTTCCACGTTTGTATTTAACAGAATTGACAACACAAGTGGAAGCTCATCGATCAGAATATTTTTATCTCTTTTCATTGCATCAATATCAGCAAATTCATATGCAGAATAAATCTTAACCTTTTTATCAGTAATTCTTTCTGCTAAATCACAAAGATACTGTTTCATACTCTCCGTTCCTACGATAATTGGATATCCCGTCTCTACTGCTTTCATAATCAGTCTTGTTGATTTACCGTATCCTCTTGGTACATTTAAAATTTCCATGTGTATATTCTCCTATCGTTTTTAGAAATTTGGATAGAATGAAGGCATAAGCTGAAGCTTGAACAAATTCTTCTCATGCATTGAATCAATCTTCGCTTTTACATCCCCATCATTAATCTCTCCTGTTCTGATATATCTATCAAGAGTGTCATAAGTGAATCCAAGGTTGTCCTCGTCAGTCTTTCCACAAAGACCGTCAGTAGGTGTCTTATCTACTAACTCAGATGGAAGTCCTAACTCACGACCAATAGCCTTAACTTCCGAAACTGTAAGCTGTGATAACGGACTAAAATCACCTGCTGCGTCTCCATATCTTGTGGCGTAACCAACCCAATCTTCGGAAAGATTACACGTATTAGCAACACGACCATTTACTGACTGGGAAATAGCATATAATGTAGCCATACGAATACGAGCAGGAAGATTTGTTGTTGTCTGAGGTGTCGGTGAAACTACACCTTGAAAACTCTCTAACACTTCATTGACAGCACCCTCGATATTGCACGTAATTCTAGTGATGTCTAAAAAATCAACCAACATTTTTGAATATTCGATATCACTTTGTTCTCCTTGTGGCATAAGGACTCCAATTACTCTATCCTTACCAAGAGCTTCTACACATAATGCTGCCACAACACTTGAATCCTTTCCACCTGAGATACCAACAACTGCCATACAATCTTTACCATTCTGTTCAAACCAATTTCTGATCCACTCTACGATTTCATTTTTTACTTTCTTAGCATCAAACATTTATATATTCTCCTTCCTACATTCGATTCATTACATCATAGAACCGAATTAAATACTCATATACATTTCTAGGGACTAATTCTTTTACCTTTTCAAATTCACCTTGTTCACATAAATCTCTAACCAAACTTGAAGAAGTATGATTTTCAGGTATCTGAATTTCTGTAAAGTGATCTTTATATTCCATAAGATTTGCTTCTCTTAAAGCAGTCTCAAGATTCTGACCTTCTCTCACACATGCTACAAAATTATATTCCTCAACAAACGGTTTCCAATTATACCAAGTTGTAAGTGTTTCAATGTTATCCATTCCTAAACAAATATAGTATTCGTTGAAGATATAATCTTTTTCATTCATATCTCTTATCTGAGTAATAGTATTGTATGTCCTCTGTGGAAAGAAGCTGGTTGTTTCAACTTCGGATGCCCACATATTATTTTCATCACAATTTGGCATTGAATTAATCAGCGATACCCGACAATATCCAGGTATCAAAGTCTTTTTCTTCGCAACATATGTATCATGTGCAGGAATAAATAATATAGCATCGGCATTAACCGCTTTTTTAGCAGTCAATGCCATATCAACATGGGCGTTAGTAATTGGATTAAAACTTCCTGGTATAAGTAAAATTTTATTCATGATTCATTCTCCAATTAATACATCTCTTTAAATAATCAACATAATCAGGGTTTTTACACATACCTTTACCTTCTACATCAGACACTTTTGCAACATCCATACCGTTACATTTAGTGGTTTTCATTACAATATTTAAAGCAGGAACATCTGTGTCATTACTCAAATAAGTACCAATTCCAAATGCAACGTTTACTCTATCATGGAAGTGTCTGAATAACTTATCAGCTCTTTCAAAATCAAGACTGTCACTAAACAGAAGTGTCTTTGTCTTAGGATTGATACCAAGTGACTCATAATGATTAATCATCTTTTCACCCCATTCAATCGGATCACCACTATCATGTCTTACACCACTGAATAATGTTGCATATGTCAACTGAAAATCTTTCAAGAAACAATCAGTTGTAATTGTATCTGTGAGCGCAATACCATTTAACACACCATACTCTCTAACCCATGCGTCTAGGGCATACCAGTTTGAATATGCTGGATTGTGCTTGTGGTTGCCCTGACCAGAACACATAATCCATTCATGAGCCATAGTTCCAACAGGCGTGAGATTATATTTCTTTGCGAGATATACATTAGATGTACCAACAAACTTAGATGGACTATGCAATGTATCATTCAAATGTGAAAACTTCTCAACAGCTAACTCCTGTGCTTCAGCAGAAAGTCTACGTCTCAGACCAAATTCTGAAAAAGTACCTACATACCAATGACCACTTCTAAGATTTTCATACTTTTCATCAAGTCTCTTCTTGAAACTTTCAAGTAATTCATCATAGTTGTAAGCCATTCTGAAATAAACCTCGTTGACGATAGCAAGAGTTGGAATCTCATACATAGAAGTGTTAAGCCATGTTCCCCTTGTCTCAATTGCCAATCCACACTCAGCGTCTGTTGTAATTTCAAAATCTTCATATCTTGGTTGCCACAATCTCAGAAAATCTACATATGAACCTTTCATCCACTTGATATTATCAATATAAGAAAGTTCATCTTCTGTAAATCTCAGACCACAATATAACTTAATCTGTCTCTTGATTTCCTCTACCATTTCAGGTGTAAAAAATACATCCTTGTTACGACATCTAAAACTCCAAGTAGTCTTGTAATCGCTAAACTGATGATAAATAGCCTGTCCCATTGAAAGCTTATATGCGTCTGTTTCTAATAAACTGTTAATGATCTGCTCCATAATTATTTTCCTTCTTTCTTAATTAAATTGAATATTGTTCCAATATCATATTCTCTCTTTTCGCACTCATAAAATAAGTTTATGTACTTATCAATGAATGCCATATCATTTGGGTGCATAACAATCGGTTTACTCTTCTTTGATTTCCACCATTGCAACTCTTTTTCAAAATTAAAAGCTTTCCCATGATATGCTCTGCCAGCACCAAGATAATCACATAACATTTCTTTTTTATACTTCATTGGCATTTCAATCGGATTCCCACCATTATCAAAATTATCTTGCCAATATTCGTAATGGTGTTTATTTCTTCCCTTATGATGCATCCAAGCTGCTGACCAACCATTTACCTTCTTACAAGCATCAATCGGACTTGAAGTGCCTTGATAATACTTAACACTTTCCCAAAACTCTGTCGGAGAAAACTTTGATAAATCATGTACTAATCCTTGAAATGGGATTCCTGCTTTACAACAGTAATAAAATACCCAATACTTATGAACGCATATCTTTTTGAAATGTTTAAAGATATTTGATATATAATTACTGTACTTCATATTATTCTCCAATCACATTAATCTGACACATCTTCATTGTCTCTAATGCAGCCTTATGTGTCTCAGGTGTTACACCTGCACAGCAACTTGCATCTACTGTAATATCAATGTTAGGATAATTTGCTCTAATCATAAGTACATTTGACACTACACAAATATCTGTGCAAAGACCACAAACTTCTACTTCTGTAAAATCAAAATCATCCCAATGTGTCCATCCGAAAGTTGTCTTATCAATAACTACGTCATTGTCAATATCAAAATCTAACTTATCTGATATCTGCCATCCGATTGTATTTTTTACACAATGAACAACAGGAAGATGCTTTCCTTCATATGTTTCTAAATAATTATTTGGGTGTGTATCTCTTGTAAAAATTACACTATTACTATTTTCTCTATACTTCTTGATTTTCTTTGCCACATTAGGTACAATACTCTGTGCTTCCTTTGTGCCGAGTGAGCCATCAATAAAATCATTCTGCATATCAATTACAATTAGTGTTTTACTCATAATATCCCTTCCTTTCTTTACTATATATTGTGTTTTACAATTCATTCAACCACTATATGTAGCTTCAAACTTGCCATGAAATGTCGGTTTCAATTCTCGTCATCTTGAAATGCTTTTACTCTATTTTCAAGATAATCTATCTCATCTTTCCAATGCTCAACTAACATATCTTCAATCTGTTGTTTTGCATCTTCTATGCTATCAGCAATAATTGTGTCATATTCTACATTTAATTCTTCTGAAACATAAATATAAACATTCTCATCCGTTTCATCTTGAACAAATCCAGCTACTACATTCTCCTTTTCTTCTTCATAGAACTGACTGAAATGTAGTTTATAACATTCTTTGCCAAATTCGTTTTTCTCTCCTACTTCCCAATATTTATTCATAAACACCTCACAATTAATTATTCTCTTCATATTTCTGATCAAATAAGATCATTACAAAAGTAAAAGTGAATATACCTAAAACAATACCACCAACTAAGGCAATTGATTGTGGCAGGAATAAAGATAGTAAAAGACTAAATCCTAAAACTAATCCAATTGCCATAGCACATATAATTGCAACTACTAATAATACAGTACAAGTCATTTTAAACGCTTCCTTCAAGTTATCACCTCCCAATGAAAGACAGGTTTACTCTGTTTCACTTCCACCTTTCTTCACAATATCAACAGCATTGTCTCTTACAATTAAATTGTGATTCATCATAGTTCCATCGCCAATGTCTATATTTGCATTGAAAGTCCATTCATCTAATTCTTTTACAACTTTGTCTACATCATAAGCACATTTCTGATTTCCAAGAATTTGCATCACATCAGACTTTCTTACAAAGCCCATTTCAGATGGTAGCTTGGACAATTCTTTTCGTAATACTGCTTTATCAATTAACTGCCCCATATGATTATTCTCCTTTTCTATATGAAGAGCTTGCATATAATATTTGATTGACTTGTTTGTGAGTATCTTGTGTTGTAAACGCTGCTATAACCTTATCAATTTCATCTTTGTGTTCTAAGTAATTATCAATTGGAGCTCTGATTAAATTACACTCTGTTCTATGTCCTCGTTTACAATCTTCCATATGGTTATTCTCCTATTCAATTTCTTTAAATGCAACACTATTGAATTCCACATCTGGAAACTCTTTTATATATATAATTGTGTGCCAAGAATGAACTACAATATCTTCCAATGTATATTCTTTACCAACTTCCAATAAGTGATGATTTTCACCGCCACCACCCCATACGTCATCATCGTTTCTAACACATTTAATTTTTCTTCGTTTTGTATTATAAATATCCATTTAATTTCCACTCCTCTTCCAAACGCCTATATATTCCTGTGACTCCTGTTTGAATCTTTTTAACATATCAATTAATGCATCTACTTCTGTCAAATCATCAAAAACAATCTCGACTGGATCTTTTTCTTTTAAATCCAATCTTTCTGCGTAAGGAAATGGTTTGATAAAACATTCAAATTTAATATCTCTGCCCTTATGTCTGAGTGTGATTTCATTAACATTTTCTTTGTCACCAATCCTCAATATTTTGCCTCCTTGTGAAATGCGAGCTTCATTGGATTTATTCTTCAAAAGATGCCGTTGCTTTAATATTGAGTTTTCTATTGTAGAAGTAATTATTGACATACTTCTGTACAACATTATTAATTGCTTTTGTCATTGCAGCATCCACTCTTTCGATAATCATCTGATCAAAATCAATACCTTTTATTTTTCCTTCGATAGCTTTGACGACTTTATCATCTAAATCTTTAAGAACAAGTTCCTTTAATTCTTCTTTTGTAAGACCAGCTTCACATAACATCTGACGTGCTTCCTGCCTTAATGCAATTTCTTCAATTCTCATATCTCATTCACCTCACTAAATTATTCTCTTAATTCAAACAACTTTTCTACAGCTTTTACTCTCTTATTGTTGTCAATAGTTCTCTTGACTTCCTGTTGCCAAATACATTCCCATTCTGAAGGTGCTTCATGTTCGCTAACAAGCACAATATTCTTTTTGCTCATCTTTTCAGCCCAATTCCAAAACCTGTCATAGTCGAAGTTCTTGCTTGATCCATATTTCTTTGTATTCTTGTATGGAATATCACAGTAGAATAAGCAGTCAATCCTATCAGAATATAACTCTTCATAATCTCCGCATTGAAACTGAATATCCTGTAATCGTGGAATCTGTTCTAATAAATTCCTTTTAGCTTCATCGTAGTAATTTCTTTCAGTACCAGCTTTTGTATGAACAATACCTGCATATCCACCGTCAAAGAAGCGTCCATTATAACTTGCAAGAAAGCCAACTGCTCCAATATACCAATCAGGATATGTATTTAAACCTTTATTGAAACACTCTCTTACTTCTGAGTAATGTTCTTTTGTAATAAATTCTGGGAGATTTTGTATCTGATTTAGATTCTTGAACATCTCTATAAGATATTTATAATTATCTGATGCGATTTTTATATCGCATTGAACTTTGTCAATTACATTACAGCCACCGCAAAATGGCTCTATGTATGTTTTGATATTATAATCTCGTAATCGTTCTTGTATAATTGGTAAAATATTATCAACTATACGTGATTTAGATCCCATATATTTCATTTAATCTACTCAGAGCGAAATTTCTTTAAGGCTGCCACTCCCACTCCTTTCGTATTAATATTTTTATCTCAAATTACCACCATTATTACATCTGATTTTATTCAACATATCAGCAAGTCCTAACATGAGGTTTTCAATTTCTGTTACATTCTCAAATTCATACATTTCTCTTGTGCAAAAACCGCCTTTATTCCCCGTAGACAAGCCATACCTATTCCCATATGGAACTTTGTATGAAAAAATCATCTCAACGTGTTCTTCATTATCATTCAATCTTCGTAAATTTCCATTGTCTTTTAACATTTTTGTACCTCCTAAATTTGATATGAAAGATTTCTTTCTTATTACTTCTTATGTTGCACTCATTAATAAATCCTGATGAGCATATTCAGTAACTCTCTTACTTCCAACTTCAAAAATATCCTTATCCTTCTCAAAACATATGTAATTTCTATTCGTATTCATAGCTGCAATCGCAGTTGTGCAACTTCCTGCACATGAATCAAGAACTAAATCGCCTGGATTTGTGTATGTCTTGATAAAATACTCACATGCTTCAACAGGTTTTTGGCACTGATGCAAGCTACTTTTCTGAGTATCCCACTTAAACTGCAGAATATCTCTTGGGTATCTTTGTGTGCTACCACCACCTGAAATACCAGTTTTTGTAGCACCATAACAATTACCATCTGTTGTATGTTTCGTATAAGAATGTACGGGTGTATGCCCTTCTGTCATTTGAGGATTGTAAGTAGGGAGTTTCTTATAGAAAATTAAGACATTTTCGTGTGCCTTCATAGGCATTTTCTTTGCATTTAGATGACCAGTTGCTTTGGTCTTTTCGATAATCCATTCATAGCGATATAGCTTTTCATTACTACAAGCGAGTTTCTTATCAAATGGTGATTGCGCCCATAATGCAATACAGCCATTATCTTTGATAATTCTCTCGTATTGTTCCCATAACGACTCGAATGGAATTAGCACATCCCATGAATTCTGGGTTGTTGAAAACGGAAGATCCGTGAGTATAAAATCAACCGATTTATCATTAATCTTTTTCATACCTTCAAGACAATCTTCATTGTATATTTTGTTAATCTCTAACATTTCTTACTCAGAGCAAATCATGATTTAATGCTGCAGCAAATCTCATGCTCCTTTCAATGTATTATTCTCTTAATTGTGATAGGTTACATCAATATGTTCCATGCACCATTTCCAATACGGAATTGCTTTCACACCACCAACTTCATTCCAATCTTTCTTTAACTGAACTTGTGTATCCTTGTCTAAACAAGAAACTAAATACAAAGAACACTCCATTGGTGCTGTTTTTCTATATTCTTCACTGAAATCTTCTAAATTTAAGTTTGCCATTTCTACCTCCTAAATCCGAAGAAACTTCGGTTTACTGTGTCTTTTGTAATATCATTTATTTACTATGGTAAGTCAACAATATTGTATCTAACAGTACCATCGTCATATTTCTTGGTTTCTAATATTCCATCAACATATTCTCCAATTTTGTCTGAATATTTGTTATATGTATTACTACCAGAAATATTATATTCTACACCGTTATATTCAACAGTAATTCTATAAACTGCTGGATGCGATTGTGGTAACATCGTTTTAGTCGCAGGACTATAATGCATTGTTGTATAAGCAGCCCTGTGATATTCATCTATTATTTTTACTTGAACTGTAGATGTTTCGGTACTAATGCATTTTGCACAGCCAGTTAATATAAACATAAATGCTAATAGTAAAGCCAAACTATATAAAATTTTCTTCTTCATATGATTTATTCATCCTCCTTTAACACAAGAATTGCTTTATAGTATCTACTATTGCATGAACTGGATTCTACTTTGTATCCATCATCCAAATAATCATTCATAGCATTCTCAAAATCATTGCTGTTTTCCATTTCTAAAATTACACAGTTCTTCATATGGCTTATTCTCCTTTGCTATATCCAGTCTCTTCAAGAAACTCATCAAATTCCTCTTTTGTCATATTGTTTGGATAATACATATCTACCACCATATCAAACGGCTTCAAATAATTATCCAACACATCTTCGGCATCTTCTTTTGCTTCCTGCATTTTCATATTGATATAATCTTCTCGTGTCATGTTCCATGCCGTAGGACAATCCGTGACACTCGAAAATCTACAATATAATCCATTTGGCTGTTTTGATACAAATCCTGCCATATTATTCTCCTAACTCTTTTAGTGCATTAACAAGTTCAGCGAGTCTTGGATTCTCAGGATGCTCCTTTGCCATCTTTTCATATAAAGCAATATTATTCATCTTTTCAATCTCAGACTTTAATTCCTTCTCAATAGAAGCTTTCTGCTTTGCAATTTCTTTCTGACGATTTTCTTCATCAATTCTTGCATTATATCCATCCATATTAACAACACCAACGACCTGAGCTGTTACATTCTTACCATATTCTTCAACTGTCATTAATTCTTTTATAATACCAAGAACTCTATTGTCTTTTCCTCTTGTATTTACTACAACATATACTGGATGCTTTGATGGGTCTTTCTCTACAATAAGATTTCTTTCATCTTCATATAAAGCAAAACCATAGTCCTTTTTACTATAATCCTCTACTAAATTAACAATTGCTACCTGCTCAAAACCTGTCATTTTATTATCCTCACTTTCATCTCTAATAATATTCAATTCACTTCTACTAAACCAATAGAATCCATTGGAACTTGCTGCGTTGTACATTCCGTCAATCTGAACAGCTATTGAACCACTTGTAGTTTTAATAACTTGTCCATATCGACCAACAATATTTTCTTCTCTGTATTTTCTTTTATCAGTATATGTAACTTTTACTCGTTGATCTTGATATTCGTTATAATCGTATATCTTACTCATTGTGTCACCTCCTGTCGTATTATTCTCCAATCAATATCCACAGTCTTCTTTTTCTACTAACTTTCAAGTTATCAATAAAATCAACATTATCTAAACTCACCATAAGATTAGGTTTATTTCTTCTAATTTCACTAATTGAGGGATAAATGCCTAATTCCACAAGAATTCTCGGAAGAAATCTCTCATTTGTATAATAAGTTTTTTCTTGCTCAATTCTGTTCCAATCATTTTCATCTAGTGCAAACATCTGCTGTGGCTCGACTATTGGATTTCCTATTACAATATTCTCTATATAAGCCATAATTCACCTCCCAAAAGTTCAAAAGAAATCTATGATTCTTACCCTTCAAGAACTATATAACTTTTATTATTTATGGTTAATGTACCTGCAACTTTAGACGATTTGAGTAAAGTTATTGCTGCATCTAGTGCTACATTGGCATCGTTTATATCATCTGCATATTCATACTCATCCCAATTTTCATTTACATAAGATTTCAGGTCTTCTAATACCTCAATTTGTTTTTCTTTATTCATTTATTCTATCCTTTCTGTCTTATACAAATCTTCTACACCTATAAATTCAACACATTCTGGAATAACAAGCACACCTTTCTTAATACTTTTATAAATCCATTCACCTATTTTCTCGGCATCGTCAAATGGTAAATCAGTTTTAAAAAGAAATACTCTTGGAATCGTACCTGTAACAGTAGATGAAACATTTGGTATTTTAATTAAATTCTCTTTTTGAATAATAGGATCTCTGAATATGAGCTTTAGGTATCCTTCACCCACATTTTCTTCACCAACAAATCTATACCCAAGGTTTTCGTATTTCTTAATTGTATCTTTTGCTTCATATATTTTTACACCAACTGTCATCTACTTATTCTCCTCATCTTCGCCTAAAATTTCCTTTCTTAATGAGTTCCAACCATTATCATAGCCATCACAATATTCATCCATATATTCATCATTGTGAGTCTCTTCTGGTAATTCTTTTAATGGACACCAATTTGGTTTTTCTTGACAATATCCATTTTTACTATCAACCATTCTACAAAGAGTATTATCATTTGGCTCATCCATTAATTCACAACATGCTTCGATACCTTCTTGTATTTCTCTACAAAAATTACAATCACAACAAGTTCCAGGCATATCTAACACTAAAACAGCTTTACTCATATATTTAATCCTCTTTTTCTTTATTTTTATATGTATTTGTTCTCTGAAAACTCAGAAGAAATTCCGCTTTACTTGAAACTTTTATTTTTATACACAAACAGCTTTTCTCTTCGAAAATCCTTAATGTTATTACACTCTCTATTGCTATCAAATGTAATCTTAACTTGTTTCTCCCAAATGCAATCAAAGTCATCTGGCATTGAATATTCACTTATAATAACAACATTATCTTTAGACATTTCTCTACACCATTGATAAAATTGTTCATATGGAAATTCACCTGTTTTATATTTTGTTGTATTTTTATACGGTGGATCGCAATATATTACATACCCATGTAAATTAGAATAATCTAAAAATGAAGCCGTTCTAAAATGAATATCTTTAAGATTTGGGGCTTGCTTCATACATGATTTGTAAGAATAAATATCTCCACGATGTTTAGCATCATCACGCTTTGCATAACCCCCAAACCACTTTGCTCCAAAACTAAGTTCATATCCTATATACCCTGTTATAAAATCAGAATACTTATCAGGATTATTTTTTACATCAATATAAAATTCTTTCGATACTTCTTTTGGTGGTTCAATTCCTTGCTGCAAACCAATAAGCACAGAGATTACATATTTATCAATATCACTTCCTATCTTATTGTCACATTCAATTTTATCAATAATATTTGCACCACCTACGAATGGTTCTAAATAACCATTGCATCCCTTGTCTATGTAATTCTGTATAATCGGTACAATTTGTTTTGATAACCGATTTTTGCTTCCCATGTAAATCATTATGTATTAGGAGTAAACGCTGCGTTTTCGGTATACCAAACCTCTTGCTCCTTTCTTTTATTCTCTTAACCCACTCAAAATCCATTCAACGGTAGGTTCATTCCATCCATTGCCCATCAAACTACATCTTTTTGAGTATGATAACCAACGATTGTTAAGCTGAATTTTTGTAAAATTATCAGGCAATCCCTGCAATCTTTCATATTCAACTTCTGTAAGTTTTCGTGGTCTACCACTATCTAATACTTTCTTTTCATGATATCCACCATTTATACAAGTCGATGTGCAGCACTTAAAATCTGGATTATAAATTCTTCTATTCATTTCCATAGAATTGACTTTTAACTCTGCACATACACGTTTGCTCATATCCAAGATTTCAAAATCTTTCTTATAGAAATATTTCTCATCTACACTATTCTCCATAATATCTTTCAAAACTAATGGAGATTCACCAGGTAATTTACCTAATGGTATGTTTGTCCAATAATATCTTTCTCGATTTTGAGACGAAAATCTTCCTGAATCAATCAAAATAGGTTCAACACCAATACATTTTGTCATTGTCTTCAGATCTTCATCACTACTTGGTATTACATTTTCAAACATGAAATATTTGGGCTGAATTGCCCTAAGACACTCAATTGCTTTAAAGAAAATTCCTGACTTACCATCAAGACCATTATTGACCGCTTTACTTTCAATTCGCACTCTTGAAAGTGACTGGCAACAAGTTCCTGCCAACAGTAAATCAAATCCTTTGAACTGTTCAAAATCCGCTTCATATAAATCGCCATGATGTACCACAAACGGAAAATGGTACTGAGAAACTGCTATGGCTTCTGGCAAAATTTCATATGTATGATATTCTCTTATAGGTATTCCGAGCTGCTGTAACGCATACAATCCTGTTTCAACGCCACCACATAAACTTAATACTCGTAGCCCTTGAGAATTATTTTTTCCATTATTCTCTGTCAAAATACACTATTTTGCAGAGGTTACGTAACCATAATTACCCAGGAGTTACTGCTTAATTCCTTTCTTCTTAATTGTTTTGTTGTAAAATCCTATGGAATTAACACGTCTGCTAAAACCGTAGGAAAAAAATATTTCTTGTTACTTTTTTGGAAAATTTGGCTGACCAGCCTTTGAATAGAATTACTTCTATATTAGATTATTCTCTACTTTACAAATGGATTATCCATAATATGGTCATTAATCATATTTTTAAATCCAAAAGGTGAATCAATCACCCTATCTGAATATTTGAATTGTTGTAAAAATCTGATTACATCACGAGCATCACCAGATGATAATGGCATAAATGATACGTACTCTGGGTGACCTTTAATACATACAACAGCCCAAGAATAGTCGCTATGTAAATGAATATCAGTTCCGACATCCATCATTGAATTTATTAATTGATGACAATCATTGACTAATCTATATGCGTCTGAATATTGGTTTCGTGCCATTTGCATCTGTATAGTAGATTTTTGCAAGTCCTTTAATTCAGTCTCAAAGAACCAAGTTCTTAATTTATTTCGTATTTTATCTTTTATTTTCACATTCTCACCTCACTTTACAATATCCTAACAATCTGTTCATACAAACAAATATCTCTGTCATTGATTGCCTTATTTAAATGCATATGACCAAACAGATGTTTTTTGTATTCAGTTGTAGCTTTCACTTCTTCCAAATAATTAGTCAATATATCTGATTCATATAATCCTTTACCACCCATAAGATACAAATCTGATGTAGAAGGGCTATGTGTAATAATATAATCAACTATATTGTTATTTTCTTTTAAAACCTCTAGTCCATACTGCATTTCTTCATCTGTTGGCAATTCCTCTTTCCACCAAGATAAATCCTTGATACGATACATATACTTACCTTGCTTATCAAGCTTCTTGGCTTCTTCTCTCCAATCTTCGTCATTGTAATCAAGAATGCCATCCTGAATATCATGACTTGATGCACCACCAAATGCAAAGAATTTCTTATTTTCAATAGTAAACACTTCGCCACGCATTAAATGTAATACATTGGATCTAATTTCATGAACCTTACCACCACGCCACTCTTTTATAGGATAACTATAGATTCTTGGAAAACATTCGTGATTTCCGTCAACAAATATAGTTGTGAATGATTTCTGATTTAACCAATCCAACCAATATTTTTCCTGTTTGCTTTCACCATCTCTGTTCCATACAAGACCAAAATCGCCAAGAATAATTACAATGTTCTCATCTTTATTTCCAGAGAAATCTTTCTGTTCATAGAAACTATCTTTACTTAATCTTACAGGATTTCCATGTATATCGCCTGTTACAAATACTGCCATAGTTCACCTCTTACATACTAAAATCTCAATATCCGTATCCGCAAAAATACTTTTAATCTGTTCTGAGACATCATTCCAGTTCAACCTATCTAAACCACAACCAATTACAGGCATTGCAATCTTTTTGATATTATTCTTTAAACAAATCTGTTTCATTTTTTCAAGTGCAAGTCTCATTGTGATAATTGTTGGCTTGTGAAAATATCTCTCTTTTGTAATGAGATTTAATACTCTACCTTCTAAAAGACAGTCACTATCAATTCTTTTATGAGTATACTGATTAAGATAATCTGGATATTTTGTTAGTAGTTTTCTTTTCATATCAAACCTTTTATTGAACTCAACTACAATTCCTTTACCCATTCCAAAATCAGCACTAATACAATGTGCTAAATAATAATCTTCTGGTACTGTAAATAAATCTTTATTCTCTTCACTGTATATCATTTATTTCACCTCACTTATCTTTTTTCCAATCAACCATAATAAATGATAAAAATCCCAAACATGGCTCTATTAATAAAATTTTCCATAATTCAACTGGTTCAGGAAAAATAAAATTCATTAATAAATTTAATGTCATAAGCCATATTAAAAATCTTATTGTAGATTTATACATGCTATTCTCCTCTTACTTATTCAAAACAATCAGAATGTTGCTTAGATATAAAGCATAGAAGACTAAATACCCACCACCTGCCAAGAATAATAATTTGAACACAAAGTTGACAACATTCTTTTTCGTCCATGTTATCCCAACAATAAGGTTAAAAAATTCCCATAATTAATAAAATAATGTTTAAAATATTCATATTTCACCTCCAAAATTCCTGAAGAAATGTGCGATTCATTCTAATGTAAAATATATACCATATATAGTATATATCATTTATTTTTAATACTATATATGGTATATTTGTAACAATTACTCACTTAATTCTGCAAGTGCCTTATCAAGTTCCTCATCAGACATATTCTCAAGTGCAGCATCCTGTCTCTTAGCCTTGATTTCGAGCAATCTCTGTCTCATCTCAGCGTTCTTTTTAGCGTCTTCTCTCTTCTTCTTTTCATCAAGTTTTACGCTAACAATATACTTAACAATTTCAATCTTATTAGAAATCTCTTCATCTTCCTTTGACTTAGTGTTCAGAAGACTCTCTTCCTCAGACTTCTTTACTTCTGCATTGAGTGTCTTAAATACAGAGTCCAGATTTGTGAGAGATAAATCCCACAAATCAATTACGTTAATCATTCCTCTAAATGGAAACTGATAGTTTGCTCTTGTTGCATTGATAAATAATTCGTTGTTTGTCATAATAATAATCTCCTTTTCTAATTAAAACTTAATCTTCATTACACGCTCTGTTGCACCCTTAACCTTAACAACTAAATCTGCTCTCTTTGTCATAGAGAATCCAATTCCTGAAAGCTGATCATCAGTATCTTCTACATGACACTTAGCACCTAAAGCCTCAAATACTCTCTTGTGCTTTTCAAGGTCACTCTTTAAGAACTCATTGTAATAGCCATTAGGACTTTCGTTGTTCACACAATCCTTCAGGAAGAAGAATAAATGTCTATGACCAATTCCATCCTGTTCATCAAAATAATTTGGGCTATAACTGATTACTGATACAGGAACAAACTGATTCGTTTTGATATTCCACTTTTCAATAGGTGTACTATCATTCTCTGCCATCTCAAGAATACTAAACTCGCCATTTTTTAATTCTAATTTTGCAAGAGTAATCCATTCCTTGTGCTGTAATGGTTCTCTTCTTACAAATCTATAAACATTACCGCCAAATGCAATTTCTGCTTTAAAGCCACCTGTTGTCGGATTTCTAAAATTCCAATTATGGATTTTAAAAGTGTATACACCCTCTTTCAATTTATCAATTGAAGGAAATGTTGTGTTTTCAACTGGAACATATCCAATAGGAGCAGGAGCGGTATAATCTACATCCTGAACTCCACCAGAAGCATAATGTCTTCTATGATTCCATCCAACTCTTTCATCATTTCCATAATTATCATGAATTTCTTTTCCATTCTTGATAACAACATTCTGATTTGAACCAGGCATAAATACATGTAAATCCATAAGAGAAGCGTTTCTCATTCCATCATAATTCCAACTATGTGAAAATCTTAAAACACCATCAGTTCTTCCACCAGCAGCTTTCACTTTTTCTGTAATTTCAGAGTCAGTAATGTTTCCTGAATAAGCCCAAGATAATCCATTGTTCCATTTGAACATTGTCTTAGCATCTGAATTAACAGGTGCAATCATAGAAACAAAGTTCTTCTCATGTTTATTCTCTACAAAAGCTTCAATCTCCTTTGCAGTTGGAAGTACCTTATCAATGAAATCCTGTGCTGAAATCTCCTCAACCTTAGAAAACTTCTTAGAACTTACAGCAACATCCTTTTCCATCTGACCAAAAATATCATCTGCGCCAACCATTCTTCTTGCAGCACTCTTATTTGAGAACAGTACATTATTTACAGTAATATCATTCAGATTAGCAAATCTTCTCTGTAATGAATCCATATATCCAAGTTCTGTAACGGTCTTCTTTGCATCCTCAAGCATCTTCTTTGTAAAAATAGCCTTTGGACGCTTATAATTGCTTGGAGCGACAATCTGTTCATACTTCTTAACTGCTGTATCGAGATCCATATCCTCACTTACATTGATAAGAAGTGTTCCAATAGAATGATTTCTAATTCTACCAATAGCCATACCTGCTGTTACTGACTTCTCCCAAGCATATAAATCCTTTTCAGTATCAGAAGTCAGCTTATCATATTCCTTCTTATACTTCTTGAACTCTGTGAGTACGCCTTTCCATTCTTCACCCTTGTAAAGTGTATTTGAATTGATAAGTTCAAGAATTGTATCGAGTGCACCCATAGTAATTTCATCAAGAGAACGCTTAAATACGTTTCTTGTGTCTCTGAACTGTCCCTTAACTTCCTCATTTGAACGGCTACTTCTATTTACGAACTTACTTGGAAGCTCTAAGAAGAAATGATCCCACTGATGAGACTTTCCATTGATTTCCTCAAAGTTAAAATCTGTACCAATCTTAGAGAACTTAGTTGTATAGGTATCTGTAACTGTATGAGCTTTTACAAAAGCATCAAGTGCATCACATACTGGCTGATACGTTGTATCACCAAGATTCAATTCCCAAATTGTATGAATCTGATTATCCTTGATAGTGACAGCAGAACCAATATTCTTAATAAACTGTCTACAACAACTACAATCATGCTCTCTACGCTCTCTGAAAATCTCATTTGTACCAGCAGGGAAGCTATCAAGATATGTATTCCATAATTCATCCTTATCTACATTTACCTCAAATAAATGTGTTGCCTCTTTCTGCATTTCATCGAAGTGCTTCTGTAAAGCCCTCTTAAACTTCATAAATCCATCCATGTTTTGTACCTCTTCTTTCTTATATTTATTTTTGTTAATTGTTTCTACTGTTATATTCTCCGTTTATAATCCAAGGAAACGAAGTTTTCTTGTTACTTAAATAACCACCTTCGCAATTCTTTATTCATCTTCTCTTTCTTATCTAATTCTTCATCTCTTTTATGTATTGACTCTTTGCAGCTTTCTTCAAATGCTTTCAAAAAATCTCCTGGCATACTACATAAAACAGAATATGAAATAATTAATCCAATTATTGAAAAAATAATTAATGCTATATCACCATTGCTCATATATCATTCACCTCTCTTCCCAAGAAATCGAACTTTACCATGGTAATAAATACTCTCTTTCCTTTATATAAAATTCTTTCTGCCACCTGTCCATTAAGTCATAATGATTTTGTTCCATACGACAAGATGAACCATTATATCCATCGTATTCTTTCCAGATAATTTCTTCTGCCAAGATATGTAACTCCTTGTGTGATAACGATTTTAGAAAATCTCTAAATGTTACATAATTTGTTCTCTTGTCTAATACTTTCTTAAGTTTTGTTTTTCTTCTAAACATCCTTTTTCACCTCGCAATCCAAAGAACTTTACTTCAATATTTCTATTTTAATTTCTGTTCCCTCATAGTTACCTGTTATATGCTTTTTGGCTACAGATATTCCCTCTTGATATTCATTAATAATATTCTCTAAAGATTCCATAATGTCATAAAAATCTTTAAGTAACCAAGGATGTGTATAAGATATATGAATTCCATCACATAAAAATCTCCAAAGAAAATTTTTTGCTTCGCTTTTACAACGCCATTCTTCTTCATATTTAAATTCCATAGAGCCAATATAATCATAATATTCAAAATCATTAACTACTACATCTCTATTAGTGCAACCAAGCTCTTCAGCATTCCTTAAACTGTAATCCCCATCTGTATATAATGTATAACTAATATTTATTTGCATCTTTTCACCTCCAATCATATGAAACGAACTTTCTTATTATTGTTATCTATGTTCATCTAACCATTCAAAGAATGTTTTGTTATATAAATTTGGAATATAATTCCTATTTCCTGTTGCAAAGTCAATAATATCCTCAATGAACTTTGCCGTTCCACCAAAATTTAATTTAAGTTGGTAATATTTTAAACAAAAAATAATATACTCTTTGGTTTTCCTACTGCCATATTCCATATTATTATTTATTAGATTATGGTATTCGTCCTCTGTTAAGGTGTATTGTTTTATTGTTTTAGATACTTCTATTTCTTTTGTTTCCATCTTTTCACCTCACAATCCAAAGAAAGAGAATTTTAATCCTAAAATGCAGCACCACTCTCACTCTGATTAATTTCTTTACACTTCTGATCACACTCTTCCAATGTCTTAAACAAAGAAGTCTCTCCTCTATTTCTTACATTTACATATTCTCCAACAGAATCAACTTTATATTTAATTCTGGTTGCATCATTCCAGATACTAGCCACAATTCTTCTAATTTTAACTTTATGAGGTACAACCACTGTCTGTTTACATACAATCTTCCCTGTTGTATTACACTGTTTACATGGAATTTCATATCCGTTGTAAAGAATCTTCTTTATTCCTTTACATATTGGACAAATAATTTCTACATTCTTTCTTGCATATGTATAACATTCTTCGCCAATCTCAAATTTATTGTATATTGTTTTCATTTTGAAATACCTCCTAATATAATAAATAATGTGCCATACGAGGCTTGAACTCGTAACATCTTGGTTAAAAGTCAAGTGCTCTACCTATTGAGCTAATAGCACACATCTAGGATGGTGGGATTCGAACCCACGAATGTCAGAATCAAAATCTGATGTGTTGACCACTTCACCACATCCCATTAGTAAGGTGTGAGTTATATCACACCTTTTAATTAATATTAATAATTACTTATCTGTTACAACTGTATTGTTAGTTCCAGAAATAGTAACCCAACCAAATTTATTTCTTGCTTCGGCTTCCTTCATTCTTATAAGCTCATCTGTAATAGAAGAACTTAACTTATTATTCGCCTCTGCCTGTGCTTTGGCTTCGATTAACTGTGCATCAGCCTTTGCTTGTGCTTCTGCCTTAGTTACTTCTGCATCAGCCTTTGCCTTATTAATAGCTGTCTGATTATTAATTTCCTGAGTTTCGGCTGCCTGCTGTGCTGTAATCTTTGCATTAATAGCTTCCTGTGTCTTTGTATCAACGGAAATATTAATCAATGATACATTACTAATCGCTATACCATATGGTTCAAACTTCTTATTAAGATAATCAGTTAATGCTGTATTTACATTTGCTCTTTCAGAACCAAGAATATCTGACACCTTATAGTTAGCAACAATTTCTTTAGTCCAAGAAATAATGTTAGGTTTAATAAAACTGTCTCTTACTTCCTTTCCAGATTGTCCTCTAAATCTTGTAAATAGATCAGCTACCTTATCAGGACTATACTGATATGTAAATGTAAGATCTATCTGCATAGCCTTACCCTCAGATGAACTCGCTGAAAAGCTGTCATCATCTTTAGAGTCTCCGTCCTTACCAGATGTTAAATAACTCTGTTCAAGACTCACCGAGTAAAGTGTCGTTTTTACAGTTGGTGACTTTAAATGCCATCCTTGTGTAAGAATATCGCCTTTTACTCCACCCGACATACTGTACTGTACGGCAATATAGCCAGCAGGTACACGCACACTTGACATAAATAATAATATTGCTACAACAACAATTACTACTACTGCTACTACTCCTCCGATTGTTTTCTTCATTCTTTTGTCTCCTTTTCTTCGTTATTATTTATTTCATCTGTCGAAAATACTTTATTTATAACATTGATAACAAACTTACCAATTTTTTCAAATAAAGGTGACAGTAGAAACCATAAAATTATTAATCCTATTAAAACTAATATAAAAAATACTGACATTTAACTATTCTCCTTTTCGTATTATATTTTTCTTCCATTAGCTTGATAATCTCAACATTTCTGTAGTATCTATATTGAATAATCATTTTACTGAGTAAAATGTTGTCTTAACCGTGTTTTGTATCTATGTTAAATTAAACATATCTAAAACCTCAAATCACACAGATACTATTAACATAGATTCTAACGAGTGCCATTAATTAACAACCTCGCCATTCAGGTGCAAAATCACCTGCAATCTTACGATTGATTAAGTAGCACTTAAGCTACTTTATTATTCTCTGAACCATTCTTACTTTGTTCATATTTTTCAGAGATATCATAATATTCTCTTGCTTCCTGTTTACTCTTTTCAGTAACTTGTCCACTTCCCATCCAAAGAGTTGACATTGCAATGTTTCTGGCAGCATTGAAGTCTGCATTAAAACCAGTTTTTTCATATTTTTTATGACTATCACAATTCTCATTTGCACATTCAAATACTGACTGTGACTTTCTCTGACCAAACTCCCAATTACCACATACACTACAAATCTGTGATGTATAACAAGGATTGATTTTTCTTACTTCTATTCCGTATTTAGCTGCTTTATATGTAATATAATCTTGAAGTTTATAATAACTCCAATTTCTCAGGATAAAATCACTTGTATCATATCCTGTTAAATTCTCAATATTTATGTATTTAGCATTATGTTTTAAAGCAAAATCAACGACTCTTTTACTTATCATATGACAATATGTTTCAACAAAATGTACTTCTGCTTTCTGCAATCTTTCTAATGCTTTCAGTTTCTTTGCTCTACCATGACCACCAGAAGTATTTCGTAATGACTTCTGTAATCTTTTTCTCTGAGCTTGCATTTTAGTTCTTATTCTTAGAAAATCATCTGCATTTCCAATTGCCAATCTCTCGTAAAGATTATTGTTTAAAGCACACATAGCAGGAACTGCAATGCCTAAATCAACACCTACTACTATATTTTCATCCAGCTCTCTAAGTTGTTTTGGAATAGATATTGAGAGATTTAAAATGATTGACTTACCATCAATTTCAATGCTACTTCCTTGCACTTTATAATTCTCTTCTAATATATTCTGAATAACAGATCTTAACTCTAATGACCTATGCGGATTGCCAAACACAACCTTAAATACAATTTTATTAACCCACTTGACATATACCGCCAAATCAGAATCATTAATCTTGTCTAAAAAATCATGATATGTTTCATACTCATGATAAAAAGTTAAGTTTCTGCCTCTTGTAATAAGTGGATTAGTTCTCTTATAATTTGTTACAGTTCGTTCACCTTTAGCCAATCCATTCTTTAAAGCTGTGCTGAAATCCTGCTTGACTTTCTGAGTAACGGCTGATGGAGTGTCTACACCAGTTGCAAAATCAATATCTTTTAATATGATATTAGAGTTTGTCATTATTTCTTTCTGTCTTGCCTTAAATTCTTCATTCTTAATATCACGATTATATTTGTAATATTCACTCATAAGCTGTCCCATAAGCAGGTTACAAGCCTGATATTGAGCATACTGACCATTTCTAATAAAGTTATATACTCTATTGATTTCATCCTTATCTCCTACTGGAAATAATTTAATTTTTCTACAAATTGTCATTCTATTGTTTCCCATAATTTGTAAATCTCCTTTTATATTTTTTGTAATTTTAAATATCTCTAAAATTAAACAGCTTACAAGTACAACAACGCAAGTGTTTTATACCTATGTAATTTTATATGTATCTAAAACTTCTATATCTTCAACAATTTCAACAGGTTTGTTTTATACCTATGTAATTTTATATGTATCTAAAACCTCAAACTTATTACATAGATTTTCATGAGTTGCATTGCACTCACGATTCGGCAGTAAAATCTACCGCAATAGAATTGATTTTAATTTCATTTATATATTCTTTTAATGAGATGTAATTTTATATACTTCTAAAAATTTATAACTTGTGTCGATACATATTATGTAATTTTGCTAGTATGTAACTATACTTCCAAAACAACTGAAACATCTCCTCTCTGTTGCCAGATATTTTGTTAGTATGTAATTTCATATACTTCCAAAACGTATACTTTCATCATTTATCATCTCTATTAATTTTGTTAGTATGTAATTTCATATACTTCCAAAACTTCAAATTACATATAAATTACATACTTTTCAGTGAGTGATATAATCCTCACTATTCGGACTCAAAATAGCCCGTAGTCAAAAGACTAATTGTTATAGGATAAACTGGCTTGAATTAGCCAAATAGATTTGTTATAATAGAACATATATAGTTTATCCTATATTTTATTCTCTGAGCAGATTGTTTAGGTCGGTAAACTTGTGCAATCTGTTCTCTTCTATTTAATATCTTCCCAATCGGTTTCATCCTTATCATTAGCAAAATTCATGAATAAGTGAATATATAATTCAATAATTCGCTCCTTTGATAAGGCTTGTAACTGTTTTCTAAGTTCATTTCGCTTATTTGTATCTTTATCCATTTTATTATTCTCCTGTATTTTAGCATCTTACTAACAAGCTACTTATATCATCAGCAAGTACTTCTCTGTCAGTAACAATCCATTGACACCTAAAATCTCTATCTGCACATAACGAAGTAAAATCAGCATAACTTTGTATCTTATCTGGCTTTGCTATTGCTCTATAACACTGTTTTCTTCTTTCACATGTTTTGCTTGTACACATTGTAATATCTGGCATAGTTATTTTTCTCCCTTATACTCTTTTAAAATATCCTGTAAATTGCTATAGTGTGTATACATAAATTGACCATACCCATTATCTTTTTTGAATCCGTCTAATTGCATATATAAACAAATATCAGACAAGGTTTCCATTATTTCAATTTGCATTTTCTTTTTTAATACAATACTTTTTAACAATGTTTTAATTAACACTAGCTGTTCTTCCTTTCTCCATATTATTTAAGAAATTTATGTAATTATCAAAATCTCTCTTCATATATCTATAATTTACTTCCTGCGAAGAACTATATGTCTTATCAATTGAATTCTTCTGATACTGTTCAATCCAAGTTGCAAGTTCTTCATCCTTATCAGTTTTATAAGCATAAGCTGTTAATGCCATTAACGCTGCTTCACACTGTTTATATAACGATGAATTTATATCAATATATACATCAACAAAATCTTGATATTCACTTATATCTTCATTCTCTATATCTTCTGCCACACTATTTTGAACAAACTGTAATACATCAGAACTACCCGTATTCTGTTCTGATATATTACTATCTGTTTCATCGTCTTCATTAGAAGACATAGTATTATTCTCTGTTTCAGAGATAATTTGTACTGTGTTTTCTGTTGTATTTTCAACAACTTCTTCGATTTCTGAATGAGTTTCTTCCTTATTTATATGTAAATATTCTTCCATAAGCTTAGTAACCATATCTAACTTAGCCATTACAACTTTTTTATCCTTTGTGCTTCGGTTGCTATCATATGTATCAAATGATTCATTATCATATTCTTTAAATGTCTTGCTATGTAATATTCCCTGAAATTCATTTAAGAAATCAGCAAATTTAATATCTTCTATGTTATATGAAGTAAACTTATGAAAAGCTGCCAACCAAATAAAGCTATTCTTGCTATTAAATAACTGTCCGTTAGTATCTTGATCTATTACTTTTTGTAATCTATTAAGTTCCTCTTCTAATATATTGAATTCCTCTTCTGCGGCATTTTCATTAAGATACTTAGCCATAGCTACGTTTTTCTTCCAAGAATCAGAATGGAACATTAATATTAATGACTCTTCAACTACTCTATTTAATACTTCTTTCTTTCTTTCAGGTGCTGTATATTCACCACAGTCCAAGAAGAATCTATTCTTTGTAACCCTTTTAAGTGAATCTACCACTTTATACATCATCAAAACATTTTTCTGATTTGTATTCATACTTGTCTGCTTATTATATCTATCAATATGATAAGCTATCTCTTCATTAGTACAATCAAGATGCTTAACTATATCTACCTGGAAATTATCAAATTCTTCTCTTAACTCATCTGGAAGGTCTTTGTATTTCTTACCTCTTAAATCATACTCAACAACATTACCACTTCCATCTTCAGCTTGATAAGCTATCATAGGCATTCTCAATGATTTTCCCATTGCAAAGACATTATTTTTAAACTCTTCCAATACAGTTAATCTCTGTAATCCATCAATAAGCCAGTTTGTGAAACTATTTTCGTAAATCTGTTCACATAATTTAATTGAATCAATATCTTCATGTTTAATTACACTGGCAGCAAGTCCAGATTTTGCTTCGTCCGACCACTGATCAGGTTTTCTCTGTAATGGATGATTCTTATTGATTACATTTGTTCTAAACTGCTTAATCACCGTTCCTAACATTAATTGTGTCTTTACTACCTTATCTCTTCCTAACATTACTGCCATTGTAATATTCTCCCTTCTTTAATTAAATAATAATGATATGTATTCGTATGACTTTAGAATCTTCATACAGTCTAATAATTGTTGTTCTGTTATATGTAATAATTCCATAATTTCATCTCGATTGTATTCTTGAGAAAATAACTTTGCTACGCCTCTAACTCTTTTAGGTAAATTGCTAAGATATAGTTCAACCTTATCTGTATATTCCTCCGCAATGAGAATATCTTCTATGTTTATCTTGGATGATAGTGTTTCTTTTAAATTCTGTGTTTCGTCACTATCCAAGTCAAATGAAACATTGTCAATTCTTATAGGTCTTTTCTTGCCATTAACATCTTCATATATAATCTTTCCATTACCATCTCTGGCAAGATTATTTCGGCAGCCTGTATATTTATTATCCCGAAACCAACTGTAAGACGATCTTGAAATATTACCCGTTAGGTAAGTTTCAAATTTTGCCTTACTTTTAGCGTCATATGTAACTAAAGATTCTATTAATACTTCTATAGCATCGTCAAGCAATTCATCTTCTTCGTAATTATCAACCTTACCTTTCCATATTTTATAGCAAATATTTTTTAACTTCTTCATTTCATTTGCCATATATAAATCAAGTATTTCTGACAATTTAGGATTGTTTTTAATAACCAACATCATTTCTTTATTAATCATGCCATCTACCTACCTTTCCATTTATATATTCTCGATTTACTTCGCACTTTTTTCATCTTCTTCTATTTCCGTAACACGATACTTATATTTTCTATGTAATAATCCATCAACAGCTTTCTGAATACGCTCTTTTTGAAATTTTGATGGTTGCTTTATTTCATCCAATACATCAGATATAATCATTAGTTCATCCTTTAATTCACGTCTTCTTCTACGATTCTTACGAAGTCTGACATATAACAGATATCCTTTATACATATTCATATCATTCTCTAATTCAGCATCATGAACAATATCTATAAGTTCATCATCACAAGTATTAAGTTCAGCTATGAGTATGTTACTTCTCGCTTCCGCTTCATTTAACGTCTGTCCAATTGAACCGAATTTATCAATCCATTGTGAAACGGATTCGGGTATTTTATATGTATTATTTTCTATGGTTTTAGGTGGTATATCAGGTATTGCTTCGATATGAAAACCATATCTCTTTAATGTTTTTGGTAATGAATGTAATATATTTCTTGCTTTTGTTTCACTAAATATACCTTTCATTTTTTCTGCACAAGTTTCTGTTTTCCCATTATTGACACGGATATAAACTTTGCCACTTCTTATTACATAATCCAAAAAAATCACTCCCTTCTGACTTTTGGCGTACTTTAATAAACTTTGGGTATACCAAAGAAAAATTAAAACACTATTAAATTTGGTAATTTTTGGAAAAAATGTACGAAAGTACATTGACTAAAAATAAAGAAATATCATATAATAAATGTGAGTAGAGTACATTGTTGCTCTTCTCCTTCGTAGAAAGAGGCTATATATGATGATGTTCAAAAAGTGTTTGGTCGCACGAGCATCCGTATAGTCTCTTTTATTTCTTATTTCCATTTCCATATTGCATATTATAATCCGAACATGTATTCGATGTCAATAGAACACAAACATATATTCGAAACAATTTTGCATTTTATTTTATACACACTGCATAAAATCTCAAATTATGTAAAGATAAAATATAGCAGAATTATTACGAATACTATATTTTATCATATTTTCTATTCTATTATCTGGACAAATTATTATAATAGTATGTCATGCATTATTCCTCTTCTAATGATATTCTTTATATTCTGTTCTGTATTAAAAAGCTGCATGTGTGGAATATATTCATCTTCATTCATAATAATTGTCTTTGACTTCTTTACTAAAAGACATCCATCATCAGGTGACGCAATTTTTTTTGACGAAGTATTATTATCAAAATCCATTGTAAGTATTACTACATTTTTAGGATTTTTACCTTCAGTTTTCAACTTCTGTAATCTTTCTATAGCTTCATCAATTGTTGAATAATCATATGCTTCTGTCTTCATAAACATATTCTCTCCTCTCTCCTATATCATAGCCAGACTTATTTTCATCGCTTCCATAACACGAACATTATCATCATTAGATAAATTACCAATCTTAAACTTTAGTCTATCTTTATCTATTGTGGTAATTTGTTCAAGAGCTACAACAGAATCGTGTTTTAATCCGTTGAATTTATCTTTATGTAACTCAACGTGAGTTGGTAATTCCCTTTTAGACTTCGTAGTTATAATGGCAATAATAGTGGTAGGGCTAAATTTATTTCCAATGTCATTCTGAAGTATTAACACTGGTCTTCTACCACTCTGTTCAGAACCCTGAGAATCATATCTACCTACATCTGCGAAGTATATTTCACCACGTTTTATGTCCATTGCTTTAGCCCTCCTTTCTCTGTTTGTTCCTTTGATATTTTGTATTATATACTTCACTATATATATTGTCAAGTATTATTACAATTATTTTTTATATTTATTTTTTCTTTTATATATGGTACTCTATGTATATAGGAGGATTGCATTTATGAGATTATCTATTCAAAATAAGTTAAAAGAAAAAAATATGACACGTTATGAACTGGCTAAAAAAATAGGAGTAACATATCCAACAATCGACAAAATCTATAAAGGTGAATCAACCTCGATTAAATTTGATATTTTAGAATCAATCTGCAAAGAATTAAACTGTTCACCAATTGAAATACTTGATACAGATGATGCTCAAATGAAACGATTACTAGCTTATACAAATGAATTTTATAAATTAAATAATAAGGACGACACAAACTAATCTGTATTGTCCTTTACATATCACATATTATTTAGTACATCTTTCATTCCCACTGCACCATTTGCATAATTATTAACTGTTGTATTTACATTACTATGTCCTAACTGTTGCTGTACAAATGCAAGATTTCCATTCTGATTCATTACACTGGCATAATAATGTCTCATCATATGTGGAGTAATACCATTTCCATAATTCTCAAATATCTGTTTGATATTTCTCTCTGTTGTACGTGTACCATTTTTATTTATGAACACAGCTTCTTTGTCTACAATATTATTCAATGTATTTCTGTACTCTAGCCATTCTCTTAATGCTTTCAGAGCAGATCCAGTAAGATATACAGGTCTTTTTTCAGTTTCTCTTTGGTATCCTTTTGGTAAAACCATAATATGTGACATATCATTAAGATCAATATATTCACTATTTTCATCTAAATGCAAATCTGATAAATCCAAGCCAGCAAGTTCAGACTCTCTTATTCCAGTTCCTCTTAACACACGAAAAATAGCAATATTCCTATTCCTTACACATTCGTCCTTTTTACACATTATTTTTTCTTCCATATCATTAAGCTGATTTTCTGTTGGAAGTTTTTGTGTTAAGTTGTTTTTAGAAGATATTCCTTTATATTTTATTTGTTTATTAAAATCTTTCATACTGTTATAGAGTTCTCTCAACAAACATTCTCTATATGAATAAATATCCTGTATAAAACTTTTAATGATGTTTTTTCTTGTTTCCGTTGTGGTTGGTGACATTCCATTTGTTTCCTTATATCTAAGATATGAACTAATATTTTGTGGTCTTAGGTCATTAAAATCGGAAACTTCTATTTCAGAAATTAGTTTCTTATTAATGATATTATTTTCAATTAACCACTGTAAAAAATCTTTAATTGCTACCAGATAATTTAACGCTCCGTTTTTGCTTTCCAACTCATTTAAGTAATCTCTTAAAAATTGTGGTGCATTTAACTCATCTAATTTTTTATTAAGCTTCTCCGCATTTTTATTCTGCACTTCTATTTTATAACACATTATCATCAACCTACCTTTCATAATTGTCTATGTAATAATTCTCTCTTTTTATCTTTGCAACCTCAAAAATTTCTTCATAAGAATCACAAAATCTTACTTCGATGCACTTCGTTACCTCTCCACACTTCAAACAATACAAATCCTTAATATGTTTTCGTTCTCTTTGTCTCTGTCTCTGAATTCCACTGGCTAACATATTTTCATTCATACATTTTAAACATATGAATCGACTTGCATGTTTTGGGTTTCCATTCTTATATCTACTCAAACATTATTCACCTCATTTTTGCAATAAAAAAGAAGCAGTTGATTTCTGCTTCCTTATGATTAATATTTATTACTCTTTCTTTCTTTTACTTTACCAATTATTTCTTCTCTATGATCTTTATAGTATTGATCTGAAATTTCCTTTACATGTATTTTATGTGCTTTCTCAGAACACTCTTCTGAACAATATGTTCTTCTAAGTGTTTCAAACTTTTCTCCACAAATAGGACAGATTTTAATTATTGGTGTATTCGATTCCTTACTATATCTTCTTTTATTCGAATTTTCATCTTGTCGTTTCTTTTTTCTATTTTACATTGTTCACTACATACATTTATTCCATGGTAACTTGTAAACCTCTTACCACAAATAACACAATCTCTAATTCTTGGCATTTTTCCTTCCTTTCAAATCAGTCTTTTTTATACTTATCTATAATCGGTTTAAAAAATCTATCTTCTGCATCTTTTCTAGCTTTTTCTGCATCTTCAATTTTTTTAAATTTACCGAGACTATAATTCTTTCCTTGAAATCCAATTTGAGCAACCCACAATTTTCTGGTTTTGTCAAAAGAAACTCCTTTTATACCTGAAGTATTATTTTTTGAAACTTTTTGAGTTAAAGTTTGTACAATCGTTCCATCGACCTGTGTACGCTTTTTTCTATTTTCATTTAATGTTTTCCCATCTCTATGATTTCCACAAGTACCAACCTTTTTTGCCTCAGATACCGTTCTGTAGCACATTCTTCCACATTTTAGACATTTACATTTCCATATAACTTTTCCATTTTCATAGCCAAAAGGCTCTAAAAACAATAAATCTTTTACGATTTTCCTAGTCATATCTAATTTTCTTTTACAACCACAAGACTTAGACTTTCCTGAAATTAATTTTCCTTTGTTAATTGCTCTAATTGTCCCACACACACATTGACATGTGTAATACTTATTGTGTGACGAATCCGTTTTATCTGACAAAGCTAGTACAGTCCAATTACCAAATTTATCACCTATATTTATTTCCATATAATTACTTTCCTCTTGAAAACAATCTTCAACTGTCTTTATTTTACCACTATAGTATCAACTTGGAAAGGAGCTTCTTATAAACTATCCAAAAACTAATTCATCAACTGTTTGTCCATGAAACAAATCTTTGTCATCAACCGTTATTGTCACTTCTACAGTGTACTGTCTTTCCATTTTTATTATCCTCCGTTCTGCTATTGAAAGCAATTATTCATCATCTTAATCTATTCCTAACCATCCAAATTCCTCTACTACATATATGATTTTCTCCTTTTTCATTGCAGTAATCACTTTGGAAACTTCTTTCTTTTTTACATCTAAAGTTTCAGATACGTAATCTACTATGGCATCTTTTTCTATCTGCTCTCCTTTCAAATAATTATAAATGCAATCCCTTATATCAGATGTAGACACTACTGAATTATAGTCTACCTCTGTTAGTGAATAAATTTTTACAATTTTATTTTTATCTAAAGCTTTAACTTCATTTGCGGTTTCCATTATTTTATCGCCATCGTTCATTTTTACTAAATACATCTTATGCCTCCTAATTTTACTTTGAAATCGTCATTTAATCAGCTAACGATAAAATATCATTTTTATCAAAGCCAATCAATTCATCAGATTCTATAATATCAGCCAATATATTAACAATTTCTTTTTGTGCTTCAGAATCCCATTCCATAAGCTCCTCTTTTATTATCTTTGCACCATTTAATTTTGCAATATAATAATCTTCCAGTGTAGCAAAGAAAAATTCATATTGACTATCAAATGGTGGCATTTTACTATTCTTCATATCATTTAAATATTTTAATGTTTTTTTATTTTCCATCTACATTACCTCATTTCATCAATTCTTCAACTTCCTGCTTTATCATACTAATTTCCGATAAATCATACTGCTCAACCATTTTCTCTAATTCATCAGATAATCCAGTCATTTGTGATAAATCCTCAGTAGCTCTTTCCATATATTCATAAGCAAGATCCAAATTATTCCACACGGTATCTAAGTTATTTTGCGTTTTATTAATTCGGCTCATTTATATCACCTCAATCTCCTATTAGCCAATCTCTTCCATCACAGGATTTGTGTTCTTGGACAATTTCATCAGTTAATTTTATATTTTCAAAAAATCCACTATCAATTGCTGCACAACCATATGAACAATATTTATCTGTAAACCCAGTTCGTACAACAATAATTGAATTTTCAAGTAATGACTTACCACATTTAGAACATTCCATATATTTTACCACTGTTATACCTCGCAATTTTTTACCAATTTATTCGTTACTTGGATATTTCTGTAATTGATTTACAGATATATGTCTGCAATCATCAGGATTGTCAGCATTATCAAATTTCACAATAGCTTCTTCATCACTATTCCATGAATATTCCATAAAAGTTCCTATAACCCTTAAGCCCTTATGAAATACTCTATCACCTTTCTTAAATTCCATTTGTATCACCTCATTCCATCACAGACACATCAATAACATTTAATCCTGCATCTTCTAAATCCTGTTCAACACAATATCTAACAGTTTCTTCACTACTTTCGTCATCATAAAATTCAGCTTCGACTTCTACTGTTAATCTTGCCTTTATTTTATTTGGTTTGTCTTTCATTTTACTCACCTCAATCTTTTACCTCTTCTCTTTGCCTACCATCAATATACCACTTAATTTTAAAATCAAAATCACTTTCTATTACATGATCAATACACGACTCTAACTCGTTCAACTTAATTATAGATACATTGTCTATATCTATAATAACAGGATTGCCAGATTTTGTATTAACACTCATACCATTTTTTGCATTATTTGTAATTGGTAAATAATTTATATATCCATTCGAATCATTTTCATTGTTTAAAAGAACTAAAGATTTCCCATCATTAGTTTTATAAATATCAAGTCTTTCCATTTACTTCACCTCTTATCTCTCAGTTACAATTAAATTCTCTATATCATACCTGCAATCAATCCAATGTTCATATAATCCAATGTTTTCATCTGTTGGCTTCCTTGTTGCTGATGAAATATAATTATCAAATTTAGCAATTGCGTTATACATTTTCTCAAGGTCTTCTTTTGTGATCTCATCAGTACTTCTAAATTCTTTCACTATACCACCTCTTCCATTCTTCCAAGTAAATCATTCTTTACTTCGATTAAAACTTGAATTCTATTTTGCATACTTATAACACCTATATCTCTATTACTCTTATAATATTTTTGCAATTCATTTTCACACCTATTAATTTCTGTATCAAGCTCATTAATATATTCTCTTATCTTTTCTCTCATATCTGGCTTTTTATGTTTATTGTTATTATATCTTAATTCAAACTCATTTTTATATTCCTCTTCAGTTACAAACACAATTCTTTTCATTACGTGATCTACCATTACACATCTGTAAATATTTTCTGTGTAAAAAGCATCACCTACATTAAAATTATTCCAATTTATAATGGCTCGTTTATCGTTCATCGTTTTATTCACATCGCCAAGCATTTCATCTGGACAATTTAATAAATATCCATAACTATCTAAATTTTTATTTTCCATTTTTCTACCTCCAATCATCAAAGGAAAGTTAAATTTCTTTACCTTATTCTGATTCAATATCAACTGGATTTTCCAATTTTAGAAACTCTTCTCTATGTTCTACCAATGACGCATTAGCAATTGCATTGATTTTGTTCTGACAGAATGACTCAATTTCTCCCTTTGCTTCCATAACCGTTTTATCCATCTGTTTATTAAACTGGTCTACAATAAATCCAATATTGCTTCCAATATCGTAATTTAACATGTTGAGCTTTTTTAAAATATTTTCTTTATCTGCCTTTGTAAGTGTCTTTTTTGAAGAAAACAATTCTGCAACTTCATTTATTAATTCTTTTGACTTTTCCATTGCCTTATCAGTCTGCTCTTTAAATTCTCCTGTAAATTGTTCTCTCTTGCTAACAAAATCACACGGAGGTATTTTCCCATCTTTTTCAGTATAGCAAATTGTTACTGGAATTCCTGTTCCTTGTCCAAAAGATGTAATTGCCTCAGCAAATTGTGAATAACTCATTTCAACTTTTACAATAGGCTTATCGCCAAAAATATCGTCACGATTTAATCCTCTTGTGATATCAGCATGTCTAAGTTCCATTGTAATTACATTACTATGTTCAATGCTGCTTCCGAATAATGGTGTCTTTCCACCATAAGCTCTGTTAAATAACAAAGTACCATAACTAGGATGACTTGTTTTTATTCCAAATTTTGTCTTTTCTACTTTATATTCATTTTCCATATATTCCATTCTCCTTCCATAGTAAACTTAGATTTCTTAGTGTTAAAACTGCGACCGAATTGTTATCTTTAATACACCATCTATAATATCCCAGCTCTTAACTGTGAAATATCCATAGGAAGAAATTGCTTCCTGTACATGATTATATCTATGTGTACTAAAATCATAACTATCGTAAATTTTAATATGATTATCTCCATTAAAATTTTCAAGAAAATCTTTTATTTTCATACACTACTATTCTCCTTTCCATTTCACAAGAAAACTTGGTTTCCTGTGCCTATTCCAGCCCAATCATTTTCTCAAAATACATTGCAGCTCTACCATTTCCACCCTCATGTTTATATCCAATACATCCAATTAATGCAGAATCAAGAGATAAATATGAATGGTTCGTATCACTGTAGTTAATGTATCCATGATAATATGTTTTCTTATCTTTTTTATTAATATACTCTACAATCTGATATTCTCCAATGCAATGTATTTTAATCACATTGCCCCATATAAATTCTTTTTCTATCAGTTCCAATTTTTCATTGTGTGTTGCTTCTCTTACATCACTGTCAGTAACTGTATCTAACTCGCTAAAATAACAACTTCCATAATTACATGGATGGAACTTAAAATCATTTTCGCTTTTTACTACTGTTCCAATCTGATTTTTATATACAACAATATCTCCGTATTTCATGTGTATCACCATCCAATCTAATCGCTAATTAACCGATTCTCAATTTTTCTCAATAAATCTACCCTTTGTTCTTTTACTTTATCAATCCAGCCACCATCATGTTTCTGAACATATCTGATTGTTTCAAAAGCCTTTAATCTCAGGTCTGTCATTGGATCATTCTGAATTTTTTCTAAAAATTCTTCGTGTTCATATAAACCACCAAGAATTTCTTCATCTATACCATTTATTGAAATATCAACTATTTCACAAGCAAGAACTTTTTCATCTGTATCCCCGTTCTCAATCAATTTTATAATATCTTCTTTTAAGTTTTTACTGTCAACTAAATCCCACATTGTATCTAAAGCTCTATCATTAGATAGTACCTCGTAACTCCATGCACCCATACTTATATTCTCCTTTCCTAATTCCAATGAAACTATTATTTGCTTGTTTCCCATTTTACACAATATCACTCTACAACTGAATCACTTCATCAAGTTTTTCACTTGCTTCTTCCATACTATCAATGGTATCTTCAGAAGAAATAGATTTGAGTTCCGTTTTCACAGAACTCAATCTACCCTTTAACTTATCTATCTTTTCTCTTCTTTGTTTATTCATATTATTTATCTGCATACAACGCATTTACAACATCGTAATCACTTGGAAGACAGGAATAGGTTGGTGGCACTGTGAACATTTTATAATATTCATCTTTTGTAATCTCTATCCCCATATCTCCCTTTGCTGTTTTATTGTATTCATATTCTTTTGCATCTGGTTTAACGTAGAATTTTCTGTAATGTTCTACACCATTTACTTTATAATCCATCATACAAGCAATCACTTTACCTGTACTTAATTCTGTTGCTACAGCTTTCTTAAATCGAGGCTGATAAATATTCGCAATTAATACATTATGATCTTTCGCCCATTGAATTTCTTCCTTTTGATAATCAGCTTTCAATTGTTCAGATGGACATACATAGTCTGTATATACTTTGTTACTATTTAAACCTGTCTCCGTTCTATGATAAATACCTTTAGTATCTGTATAACCACCACTTATAATTTTTTCTCCGTTAATATAATCAGTACCAAGCCTATCAAAATAATGACGATTTCCATTCTCATCATACCTTGTAGAATATTTCTTCATATTATAATTATCATAAGCTGCTTTTGCAGCAGCTCCACCAAAAATTCCTAACGCTAATAATGCACCTAACATTTTACATCAACCACCTTTCTACATATTTTTATATCTTTCTTCTCTTTTCTTAGCTTCTGATTTACTTAGAAATCTGTTTGGGATTGTAAATACAACAATCCAAGCTATAATTACACTAATTAATTCTATCATAACAATTACCTCCGTTTTTTAAATTCCGTTTCCACAGTTACTGTATTAATTCTATCATACAATTTTAAATCTTGCACTATATATCCAAGTGTTAAAATGATGCATATAAATGAGTCTTAATTCATGCTCAAATCCTTTAATGATATCTGATGCATATAAAAATCCTTTATTATATCCTTCATAATTATTATTGGGTTCAATAGTTATATAATCTCCATGTTTATGTACTTCATGTCCTCTTTTAGACATTTCCTTCTTAAATTCTTTATAGTCAAACATAGTAATCACTGTTCCTTTCCATAAAAATAAGAGACTTGTTTTTTACAAGTCTCTTACTATATTCTCTATTATTCTATTTATTACTTTAATTCATTAACATTGCCATTTGTCTTAATATAATTATAGATAGGCATTTGTATCTTTAGCATAATTTCCTTTAATTTTTCTTTTGACAAATTATCATCTTGAGCTTTAATTAACTCTGCCGCCTCCCTTGGTATCTGAATACCATACTCAACAGAAAATATTATTAAAGCCTCTTCAAATTTTGTAACATTTACTGTTTCGACAGCATATTGAAACGCTTCTAATAACCCCAATTTTGTCATATTGTACCTCCAAAAATAATTATATACATATTATATCGCCAATGATAATATTTGTACAGCCTTTTCTCTTCCTTCAGAGATAGTTGCACAACTACACAACCTAATCCAACCATTATATTTTTGTGAAAAACACCTAACTTCATATTTCTGATTATATTTGTTAATTTCCATATTGCCAGTATTGCGATTTACTATCGCACATTTTGTTTTATTTACTTTAAATTCTCTTCTCATAATATCACTCCAATCCAATAAAAAAGACAGATAATATATAATTATCCGTCTCAATTTAATTAATATTATATTTTATTTTCAATTACAAAATTTCATTTTGCTTTTCTAATAAAATTAATAATGCACTCATTGTCATTTTCTGTATGTATTCATCTTTATCTAATTCTTTTTCAGTTATTGGCTGATCTTTATTAATAAAATCATAATTTACATATAATGTAACTCCTGAATTATCCTTACACCAAACAGCAACAACTGTGTCACCACCAAATTCAGTAATATCTTCTTTAAGTTCTTTAATTAAATCTGAACACTCAAAGCTAATTTTTATTCCTTGTTCATTTATAAATGCCATTATTATCATTCCTCCAATTTCTTAATAAATTCAAACCCATTTGCTGTTGTTTTCTTTTTAGTTCCATTTTTACGATAGAACCAATCGCCTTTTACAATACCCTCTTCAACTATTTCTTTTGCAACTGGATGTTTTCTAGTTCCAGACCATTCTAAAAAAGCACATCTCCATTTCTCTTCAGTAGGCTTTTCTTCATTCTTTTTCTCTGCCTTGTAATCTGCAAGTAATCTATCAATTTTTTCATCTGTTAAATTTTCTATTCTGCTTATATCCAAAGAATAAAAATCTGTCTGATTATAATGATTGCTTGTATGATGCCACGAAGAATACCTCAAACAAACTTCTTTTAAAACTTTCACAGGTAGCTTCTTAAATTTTTCCATTGAGCATTTTAACTCAATTTCCTGTTCTTCTATTGTATCAAAAATATCTGCCTTTGTCCATTTACTTAATGGTTTCTCCCCATTTGAATAAGCATCAACCGCATTGTTACTCATTGACCATCCGCTATATCCTGCCATATTCATCAACCTTCTTTCTTACATATTATATCACACTTTATTTCTCATCCTCAATATCTTCTAAGCTGTCAATTCCTAATTCTTCCATAATATCATCACAAAGACAACTTCCATTACATTCAGTTCCATCGTATATAACAGTCATCTATTCAATATTTAAAACATAACGACTTTCTTTTTGTTGCTTAAATAACTTTAGTACCTGTCTTAATAAATATTCTTTCCTATCCATAAATTTTACCACCATTTCTAATAGTATCTAATTGTTTACTTAATCATAACACATAATACTTTTGCATATTTATCACCATACCAATCTTCAAAATCTGCATAAATATCACAATTTGCCATTATAGTATTATTGTATTCTTCTTCATCCATCAGCTCATATAGACCTACTTCCATATCCTCAGTATAGTTTCCATATGGTGAATCTTCTCCTAATGATCTGCAATTATCCGTATGAAAATTACTAGGATAATATTTTCCATTACTCACTGCTTCATATACTTCTAATTCTACATATTCATTTTTGTATTCTTCTTTTACATCTTTAATTGTCATAGTTTTCCTCCTTTTATATTTGAAAAATTTGATTTATCTTTTCTGAAACTCTTTCATTTTTTGCATCTAAATGAGCATATACATTTAAAATCATATTTACATTTGAATGTCCCATTAACTTAGCTGCTTGTTTTAATGATATGTCTGAATAATATAAAACTGTTGCATAATTATGTCTAAATATATGTGCTGTAAGTTTTGTTTCTACGCCTATTTCATTGTCAATACTTTTAACAATATTTTTCCACATCTTTACATATTCACTATCATTAAGATATTCTCCGTCTGAATTATAAAAGAGCTTATTATCTATATTTTTACAATAAGATAAAAGCTCTTTTAATAAAAAATCTGGAATAGGAACTTTTCTTGTACTAGAATGCGTTTTTGTTTCTCCTATAATTGGTTTACCATTAATAAAATGTATAGATTTATTTATAATAATTTCGTTATTAACTATATCATTTTTAGTTAATGCCAACGCCTCGCCTTTCCGCAATCCACAACAATACAATATATGAACAAATATTTTACCCATATTGTCGCATTTAATATTACGTATACACATTTTCTCGTCTTCAGTTAAGGATCTTTTTTCGCTCGCTTCATAAAATGGTGTTTGTAAAAAAGTATAAATTGTTTTATCTATGATTTTCTCTTCTTTTGCTACTCTAAAAATTTGTTTCAAAGTTAATGCAATATGTTTACATGTTGCAGGATTTGACAATCTTTTATTTATAATTTCTTGAAGATCATTTATAGAAATATCACACATTTCCTTATTCCCTATTTCTGGAATTAAATGATTTTCTATGATATTTTTATATAATCTTTGAGTATTATATGATTTCATACTTTTAAACACTTTCAACCATTCCATAGAGTAATTTTTGAATAACAACATCTCACCTTCTTTATTATTCTAATTTTGAAATCATCGTTTCATTGCTTCTGCAATCTCTCTAATCCAATCACAAGTTTGCATTCCAATATATTGACTGGTTAAATCTCCATTACAATATTTTAATTCAATTTTGTTTATGAGATTGTTTGCAAAACCATCTATAAGATTGTTTCTATCCTCAATACTCGCAACAGTGCCTATCTGTTCTTCTGGCTTATCTAATGACATTTTATAAATTTTATCGTCTTTTATGTGATAAATTCCATTCTTCATAATATTTCCCTTCCGAGTAAATCCTCATTTCATTTCTAAATTTCTGTTTCTGTTTCATTCTGCTATCAGAAAATGTCTTGGTTTCATATCCTATTCCTCCATTCTTCTATTGAAACTCTTGTTTCATACTTTGCATTCTCTATATTCTTTTTCAGTTAATAATCCTTCATCGCACATATTTTCAAGCGTTCTATATACAGCATTAGCTCTCCAACTTGCATATGAAAACCATCAAACTCTCCGATAAGTGCATCTCTGTTTTCTTCACTTTGTTTTTGTAATTTTTCTGCTAATATGGAGTTACGAAAGAAATATGCTTTATACATAGCTGCTTTAATTCTAAGATTCTCAACTTCATATTCTTGAGAAACTAATTTCTCTTGAGCTTCTAATAACTGTAACCCCATATTCCCCAATGGGCTTCTTTCAATTCTGTTTCCAAAATAAATATAATTCATGTTTGTCACTCCTTTACTTCTACATTTAATGTAATCTCATACTGTTCATCTTCAATCAACCGTTCATTTAACACTTCTGTTTCTAAGGGATAATTCATATCATCAATAGAAACTCCATTCTTATCTACAAAATCGTAAACTCCATCTGCCTTATTCCAAAAATCTCTTAATGTTTTTGCCATAATAAATCACTCCTTATCGTCTTCCCAATAAGCATTTACATCATCTTTGTTATCCTTGTCATCATTCCAACAATCAAATTCACATTTTGCTTTTGCTTTACAATCCCATTTTTTATCACAATAATAACAACATCTATCATCTTTGTAGCTGCAATCGTCTATTTCAGGCTTTACATAATTTCCACATTTGTACATATATCATCGCTCCATTTCTAACATTCTTCTATAAGTTTTCTCTTATAATAGTCAATATATCTTTTATATTCTTTTACACTGTTATGCACACCACTTGCATACTGTTGATGTGCTTTATTGTGATTGTCATATAAAGTAAGGTAAATTCCTTTTCTTCCATCATACATTGAATATTCATGTAGTCTTACATTATATCCTTTAGATGTAAGTTCTTTTTCAATCTGATCTGCATAATCTAATACTTCGTTCCATTCTCTTAACTTCAACATGTTTATATCTCCATTTCCGCAAAATGCTTCATATCTTCAATCATCTTTTCAGGTGTATTTGCAAATTTTTCTTTCCAACCAGTAAAACAATTTTCAAGATAGTTCTCAAAATTGTCTATATTTTGTGGTTTCTCTGCAAATTTCCTTAATACATCAGCTATTTGTTTTGCATAATACCTATTATATGTGTTGTTATATTCATCTTCTGTAAGATAACTGTAACCGCTTAAGAATTCTTCCTTTGTAAGATATGTAAAATCTCTCATTTTCTCTTCATCATCAAGAAAATCTGCATTTTTAAATTCATCATTCATAATTACAACTCCTTTTTTTTAGCATAAATCTCTCAATTTTTCCGCAAACTCTTTCAATGCATTTTCTTTGTATTCCTCGTTATGTACTAGATCGACTACACCAGGAACTCCCTGAAATCCGTTTCGTTTTGCTTCTAACATAAGATATGTTTCTTCCTCAACATCAAAATCATCATAAAGTTTCCACATTTTTTCGTGTAAAGTCTCTATTAATTCTTTCTTTGTCTTTGGATTCTTAATTGTAATTTCGGTACACCAATCCTCATTACAAGGGTTATCTCCCTGCATGTATAACTCAACTTCACCATTCTTTATTTCTGATATTCTAAAATCAAAATCTGTTCCTTCTGATAACTCATCAAGATATTTTTCTAATTTATCTGTTTTCATAAAATCAACCATCCTTTCTAATTCTCTTCGTCTATTACAATTCTAAATCCATATTTTTCAGCTTTCTTTTTATTAATAACAATTCTGTTTACAATTCCATCTGCACTATCAACACTTTCTACAGATACTATTGATTTTGAATTGCAAGTCATTCTATCATAAGCTCCAATTGACATTCCTGTATAAATTCCAGTATCATAATTCCACGCTTCAACTACTGAACCAGTTTTTAATTTCTTTTTCAACATAAAAATCACTCTCCAATCTTAAAATGAAATTGCTATTTCTTACCAATCTACAGTAGCTTCCATTTCTTCAACATCATCTGTAGACAGTCGAAAACTTCCATCCACATAATCGCCATTTGGAAGTTTAATATAATCACTTTCTTTATTGAACTTTTCCATTGCCTCTTCTAATGTATCTGCTTTTATATCAACATATCCGCACATTTCCCACGTCACTGCTAATCTCATATCACTCAACCTCTCTTTCTATACTAAATTCCATGTTCTGATCGGTGTACTAACCGAAATATTGAAGTGGTCATTATTCCGTAAATCTTCAATTTCCTTTCTCAGAACAATGTATTCAAATTTATTCTCTTTAATTGCCTTACGAATTACTCTCATTGCACCTGCTTTTGACTTGTAATCTCTATCAAATGTTGCTCTCTTATCTTTATCAGGAAATCCGACAACCTTATAAAACACTCTATCAGTTGCCTTCCAAGAGTTTTCGCCAATAGGTATAAGCAAATACTGTTCACTCATCCGTTTAAAATCCTTTTCTGTTTTACTGATATATGGATTGCTACCATCTGCAAATTCTATATGCTGCCACATACTATTTCACCTCCACTAAGTTATTCTCTTTAATTAACCGTAACTGCACCATCTTATTCAGATCCTTATTTACTGTAATCTGATTTTTACCATTCCCATAAATAAAATGACTACCACAACTTCTAATTTCGTGATAGCCATTTGCCTTTAGGATTGGTTCAAATTCTCTTAGATTCTTTGGTTTATGTTTGCACATTTTTAATCACACCTCCATAATTTCAATACAGAAATCATCAGGATTATATTCACTACCTTCAATATCCCAACCATTCATATATTCTTCCTTTGCATCATTGGCAGCTTCTTCTGCTTCACCATAGGAATCAAATAATCCCCATTCAAAATCACCACTATCTCTTAACTGACCGCCATCATAACTGATAATGTATTTATACATTTTTAATCACGCTCCTTTAAATTAGGACACAACCCAAGACCACCATCAATCTCAGGCACTCTTCTATATGCTCCTCTGTGAATGCAATCTTCTTTTTTACATTCTGTGCAATCACATTTCAGATACTGTTCATATGTCATTTTCCAGTTTGTTTCTGCAAATCTTTCTCTTGTCATCATATCAACCACTCTCCTTTAAACAAAATCTCTTGCAATATCTTCTCGACTTCCTCTAATTGAACAACCTTCTGTATCATGTTTATTCAAAATATCCCAAATCGCATTTTCTTCCTCTTCTGTAAGATAAAATCCTTCCCAATAACCAAAATCATTATTTCCATGCTCTATTACGATTCCTGCAATTTTACACATATCAATTACTCTCCCTTACAATTCTCCTAAGATCCATTTCTCTGCAAAATCTAACACACTTTCAGGAAAATTCTCTGCATCTTCCTCATAATTAAATGTTCTACATACAAGTCTTGTTTCAATGCTTTCGTTTTCCTCATATGTGATTTTATATGTTTTTACGTTTCCAATTTCTCTTATTAATTCAATTCTTAATACGTTCATTCCATTTATAATTAATTCTCCTTTCGATTGAAGCGGTTCTTTCATTTGATTTTATACAAATTTTAATCTTGGATTTTCACCAGCTTTTTCAATAATTCTCTTCTTGTTTATTTCTGCTATTTTGTTAAACTCCTCAATTCCCTTGCTGTCAATAAATCCTTTTAACTTCTGCATACAATCTGTTTTACTTTTCCCGCTAATAATACACATCCCTGTATCTGTATGAGATAACTTAAACATTCCATTATCGCAATAGATGAACATGTCAATTCCATATTTCTTAATAGGTTCAGCCATCACTCTATTCCATGTGCAATTACCCATCAGAATATAGAATACTTCTTTCTTAACCTCTTTCTTTTCTGCTTTCTTTCGTGGCTTATATTCGACTGGATTTTCAAAATCTGCACTTGTAATGCTACCAAGATATGACATTCTATCCTTGTATCCCTTTGGCAGCTTTAAACCAGTTAAGCACTCAAATATCTTAATGCTTGCCTTATTATCATTATGTAATCTTGCCATTACTTCTTCTTTACACATAGGTTTATCATAATTGTTGATACATACTGCAAGGCTGTAATTCCATGTATTTTCTTTTCCATATAATGCCAAAAATATAGAATCTATAATTTCCATCTGCCAATCGGGAATACACATTGATTCCGTAAACATCCATTCTTTAAATTTTTCTTTCTCTTCCTCATGTTGTCTTTTTAGTTCTTCTTTGTGTTTTTCTGACTCTTCTTCTGCTTTCTTAGCAGTCTCAATCTTTTTAACATCTGCATTATCAAATGCAATCATTTTCTCTTCTGTGTCAAGTCCATTATCAATGAGATACTGTACAAAATCATACTGTGTCTTTGTTAATTCAAAATATCTTCTAACATCTTTATCAAAAAACTGATATAAAGTTTTTGGTAAAGTACGTTCACCATTTCTTTTTAGCGTTGTATAACCTTCTTCCTTTTCAAGATAGCAGCCTTCTAATAATTTTGTACATAAAAAGCTCACTGAATTGTAAACATTTCCCTTATATGAATATAATTTATCTAATGTATTCTCAACCTTTGTTTTGCGTGGTTCTTTAATTCCATCTGTAAATCCTAAATATCTTTTAATCTGTAACATATCAATCAACCTCCGTTCTATACTTCATAATCACTTACTGGTTCTGTGTAACCACTGTCAATTTTAATTTCCGTTGAATCATACTCATCATATACACTATTTCGTGTACCTCTTGTATGTATAATCTTTACAAGCTGCATAATTACATATCTACGTTCGCAGCCATGTTCATCATAAACTTTATGTGGGTAATACAATGCTCTGCCAATACAAGTTGTAAAATTATCAAATTCTTTTCCGTAGAACTGCTCACAACTACTTACATGCACATATCGTAATGCATGATTTCTTATGTATTGTTTCTCATCATCTGTCAATTCATCTGCATTATTTAACAATGAAAAGTCAAACAAGATATTTCTCTTACCAGTTTCTATAGAATCAACATATTCCAGGTTATTTTCTTTTGCTGTCTTTTTAGCTGTCTTGTATAATTTGTACTCTTTAATCTTCATTTTTCACTTACCTCCTATACGGTCTGACATATCAACATTTTTTCATTGTAAATTGAATTAATAACCTCATAGTTCTTCACTTTTTTATCAAATGGTGTCTTGTCATACTGTCTTATATCTCCAATATGACCATCAACACATACTTTGTTAATTCGTTCACTTTTTGCTATTTCCATTACAGTTTTCATTTTTCATAAACCTCTTACATATCCTGATTCGCTATACTATCCAGTTCCTCAACAATATTATTCATATCTGTGTGAGTAAGTTCTCCAACTGCATATAAGATTTCTGTCAATTTTTCATATACTTTAGCACCGCCTTTAGTAAACGGCTGCCTTCCACCATCTTCATTAATTATTACCTTGTCTAAGAATGGTTTTTTACTTCCTAATGCTATTAAAATATCTTCTAATGTATTCATTTCGTTTTCTCCTTCCATTACAAAAGGCAGATACAATAATTTGCATCTGCCTTTATTTATTCTCTGTTTAATCTTTAATCTCTACAATTCCGTTATCACTAAGAATAGTTTTAATCAATTCAAATTGTAAATCTCTATCATCTGTAGATTCAACTGCATCTATAATAGATTCTACAAGTAAATCCATACTTCCCGTTGTAAGATTAAATTCCATTCTACTCACTCCTTTTTCAAGTCTTGAAAGTACTCTTTCATTTGGTTATTACATTTCTTCATTATTATATGTATAATCAAAATCTCCATATGTTAATCTTGAATTAATAATATCTCTTGTCTCTGTCTCCCAATCTTTTCTAAATCTTTTTGCCTGTTCTTTTTGAGATAACGAACCATCATAATATTCCATATTACCTTCTTCAATTTCCTTTGAGATTTTCATTTTTAATTTCTGCTGTGATGTTCCAATGAAAAGAAGTCTCATACTAGAATACTCTTTCCATTCATTACAGCTGTGTAAATAATATATTTGCTGTGCCATAGTATCACCTTTTACCTTTCTTAAAATTCACTGTAAATTACAATTTCCTTTGATTACACTTCTACAACAAATTTTCTTTCTGGATACCCAGCTTTGATACGCTTTTCCTCTTCTACATTAATACATACTATCAATTTCCCATCTTTAATATAATAACTTGTATTGTCATATTTCTGGTTGAACAATTTGCAAAAATCCTTTTTCATTTCTTCAACTTTTGTTCTGCGTTTTTTTGTCAATTCTGCATTATACTCAAAAGTATCACCATAGTTATACATTAATGGAGTATTAACTGTATCTTTTGTATAATCTGCAAAAACCCTATATCCTGCAAGATTATCAAGAACAACAATTTCATCGAAATCAGCATTACAATGTTCATTGACAAATGCAAGAATGTTTGCCTTTGTGTACTTGACTTTCAATTCCGGGTTTCTCTCACAACTCAATCTTGAATAATTTTCATCATCGACTTCTTTGTCTGATGTTATATAATGACATGAATCACAACAAATATATCCATCTTCTGTTATCCACTTTGGATTTTTTAATTTACGTCCATTTTTGCCATATTTTACTTTTGTATGTTTACATCCTGAAAACATTTCAAGATAAATTTTTTCACCCTCCTTGTTAGTAAATGCTGTTCTAATTCTGCAATTTTCAACGTCATTTGCTGGTACACATCCAGCTCCTTCAAAATACAATGTTTTCATACTAATCAACCTGCCTTTCCATGTATAACAAACTTGTCATAATTCCCTTCAATGCATACCAACACTGTTCTGCGTTCATATATCCAATCAGTGAACCAGTATCTTTCTTTATGTGGAATTGATTTCCACCTTCAATACTGATTACTACAGATATTTTCGTTTTGCTTACTGTATTGATTGTACTGATTTCTCTATTAATCTTTCCACACAGTTCTTTTTCGTTTTCGCTTAAATATCCTACAACTCCGTTATCCCATTTAATATTTAACATTATGAACACCACCTTTTTACAAGATATGTATTTCCGTTATATCTAACATTGCACCAACCTTCACTATTCGCTGTATACCAAAGTTGTTCCCATTTTACATAGTCTTCCATATCTTCTGTATATGTGAATGGGAAATTTATATATCCCAAATCATGAAGCACTCTTCCATACCATTCATCAACAGCTATGACTCCATTGCCTCCGTTATACTGTGAAGTTTCTGCATCAAAATCGACGATTGAGAAATTATCAAATCCACTTTCCATTATTTCATTGAGTAGAAAAGCCTTTGTTAAAATTCGCAAATTATCTTCATCAGTTTCATTTAACAATGCATTTAACTTTTCAATATTCGTAAATTCATCTCCGACAGGTGCATCAATAATAATCCATTCGTCATTGCCTAACATATTCCGTAATTTCTCTTCATCCATTGGTAATGTGATTACATGGTCATTATTAAAGTCAACCATTGTATCTTTTGTAATGTTTCTAATTACAATTTCCATAATTCATTTCCTCTCTTTCTTGTAATAAAATAGGCAGCTAGTAGATTATTCTCCTAACTGCCTTGCGGTTACTATAAATTTATTGCTTTTCCGTTCTCATCATATTCAATCGGTGCAATGTGAACTGCATAACCGATTTCTTTTTCTTTGTCGTAAATCTCCATTGTGCCACCTGCACAAAATTCAAATGAGAACCGCTTGTCATCCGATTCAAGCAGCTTAATCAGATGATCCGTGAGTTCATTTAAGTTCCGTGCATCCTCTTTTGACTTTTCAATAGTTGTCATTTCGCTTCACTCCTTTTCATAAATTTCTAACTTATGTAACAAATCAAACATTGCTACATATCTACCCTGATTCCGTTCTTTGAGTTTATCATTGTCGTTCTGCATTGCATCATCATAATCCTTATTTACTTTTCTAAATTCCTCTGCAATAATTTCAAGAATTTCATCCTTTGTCTTGCTACATGTATATTTTGCCATTTCCCTTCACTCCTTCCTAAAAAATCTTAGTTTCAATGCCATCTATAAATTTCTTTATTTCCATTTACAGTGTCAGCAACCAATATGTAATCACCTGTTGCGTAATATTCTCCTGTATACATTGTACGAATAGTATCGTTTATGTATTTTCTAAATGAAAAAGATTTGGCAAGTACCTTTTTATCAAAGTCCCTTACAACCGCATATGAAAATAAACCTCTCTTTTCCACATGTGCAATACTTATTTCTCCGAATACTCTAATGTTTGATTTTTTCATTTTTGATTCCTCCAATCTTCTAAAGAAATGCGAATTTCTTTTACAACTGAATTATTTTATCTTGAATCACTAACTGGTCTAATCTTAAATTACTTTGTTCAACCTCAAGCATATCTTCAAAACCGTTTTCTTTAAGAATTTGCATTGCCTTTTCTGCCTTTTCTTTGGTAGAACACTGTGCAAAACAAGTGCCTTCTAAATCATCAATTCCATTTACTTCCCATATCTGCATTCCGTTCATCTTTTTTACCTACCTTTCTAATCCAAGAAAACACGCATTTATTACGACATTTTCTCAATCTTTTTCCAATCAATCTGTGCAAACATTTGATGGCTAAACTCTTTAAGTTCATCTGCCTTTCACACTGTTCACAGTAATCATCCACATCATTAAAGTAGTCATCTTCTGTTTCCATATACCAATCTTCCCAGTCCTGAGAATCCTCATCCCATCTCTGAACTCCACCGCAATTACAATAATCAGGCTTAATTCTATTCTGTCTTTGATATGCATCATATGCTGCTAACATATCCATTACTTTTTTGCCTTCTTCAACTGTTTTTACAGGAACATAAAATGCTCCCTCCGTTGCACCTGCTTGTGGAATCCACCATACTCTTAATTTATCCATTCTTTTTTACCTACCTTTCACTATGAAATATCCATTTACTCTTCTATGCTGTTTGCCCCATCTGCAAATCCATCATCATATCCCTTGTTGTACATTGGATTCTCAAATTTAGTATTTGCTATCGGGCTATCTTCTTCAATACCAAAGAAAGATTTCTCTTCCTCTGACATCTCGCAATATTCATCAAAATATTCCATTGCACTTTCCCTGTCGTCAGAGATAAGTCTATCCGCAAAGAATGTTGCAAGTTCTTCAAGCCTGCAACGTGGGATAAAATCTGCGTTTACCTTTTCCATAAAACAATCATAAGCTGATTGAAGATATAATATCTTCTTAGGATTATTCTGGAAATAAGTAAAATACGTTCCATGCGCCCATTGCTGACCTTCTGGTTACGTTGGATCGTAACCACTAACAACTGCATATTGTGTATCACTTTCGCTTTGCAGTAATGCACAATCATTTTTCCGTAAAATCTCAATCCATTTCATTTCTTTACACCTCCAAGTTATACTCTTTAATCAATCGCTGCCTTACCATGTCATTCAGATCCTTATTAACAGGCATTATCCTATGCGTTGTACGATTGATATACACGAAATGACTTCCCTTGCACCTTGTCGGCGTATATCCATTCTTCCGTAAAACTATATCAAAGTCACGCATTCGCTTTGACTTTCTAAAATTATGCATAAATCTCACTTCCTTTCATAAACCCGTATAGCCCGATAGTACAGCTTTATATGTATATGTTCTCTTATTCACAAATTGCTTTTACTAAAATATCATACATTTCAGCATTACTTTTTACAGGAGCGATTTTATTTTCAAAATATGAAGCTCCCTTGCAATTTTCAAGTAATCCCTCAATAACTGTATTCTTTTCGTAATTCGCAAACAATTTCTTGAATATATGAAACGTTCTAAGTGTAAATGCATTCTTTTCGCTTCCTGTCCAATTAAGTGCTTTAATTGTCTTGATTGTAAGTTCCAATATATCTGTGTTATTTCTTACCATTCTCAACAATGTTCTTGAGGGTGCGACTTTACCTATTGGATTTTCCAGCTTGTCATCATCTGTCACAATCTGAATATTATAAGATTCAAATAAATTCTTAAAATCTATATATTCTCTTATGTTTGCCTTTACACCTGCTCTATATGTATCAGCAACAGTCATTGCCTTTCTTGCTGATTGCTGTCCTAAAAATGTAAGAACTGCCTCATATTCTGAGCAATTAAGCACTTCAACAAGCATTTTTATTTCTCCGTTTATTACAAATGCAACTATTCTATGTGCTCCATCGGCGACATACAGTTTTCCATTTTTGATATATACCTTAACTGGATCAAATTTATCTTCATTAAAATTTTGTGCTATTTCCTGCACCTTTGCCATATCTGTATCTCTCTGCCAATTTGGAATATGTATAAATGTTGGATTAATAAGAATATATCGCTTTGATGCAATACTAAAAGAGTTCTTTAATGCACAATCTACTTCTTTAACTTCCATTGATTCTCCTGCATTTGAATGAGCCTGTACAAATTCCTCTGTCTGCCGTGGTGTTGAATAACGAACAAAGTCTTTTTTACGTCTTGCATAATCTACTGTTCTGCTTACGCCTTGTGTAAAGCTGTATCCTACATCAGCAACTTCAATATCATTTTTGTTTATCTTTAAAAGCAGACATATCTTATCTACTGTTGCATCAGATGGATTATTAATCTCGCTTTCATACTTTGATATTGTTGAGTAAGAGACTCCGCAACCTTTAGCGACATCCTGCAATGTTAAACCTTCTCTTTCTCTAATCTCCTTTAACTTCTTTCCATTAATTTTGCACATAATTAACTACCTCTTTTCTTTTAATATTTTTGATATGTATTTTGGGTAAAAAATAACGGCTTGCCTTTTGACAAACCGTTTAGTTGCTAAACTTTTCAAATACTCCTGACTTGAGCATATCTGATTTCCAACACTCAAAGTCTGGATATTCTGTCTTATCTGCTAAGTCTCTATAGACTTCATGCGTCTGCTTTTCTGTGAATGTTTTGCCTTTTAGCGGTTCTTCATAGGTTATGTACTTCATTATATTTCACCTCTTTCTTTTAAATAATTTCTGTAAGCATTTTCGCTTTCAAACTGCTGATATTTGCCTATACTTGGCACAAATCCCATATAGGCAAATCCGTTATAATATCCCTTCATGTATTATCCTCCTTGCAAAATTCTTTACCTTATCAATGACTGTTGGTTCGGTTGCCTTCTGTAATCTTCTCTTTCTTTCTGTAAAATACAGACTGTTTTCCACATTGATATAATCCATCATCTGTAATGGAGTTAATGAATTATATGGAGTTGATAGAGTACTGTCTATTATTTCAGCTCCGTTTGCTGTCTTGATAATTCTAAAATTAAATGCTTCCATTCTGCCTTATACCTCCTTTAATCTTGCATCACGCATAATACGTGAAATTTCACTCTCCGTTTTTGCGTTGGCTATTGCTTGCAATGTGTCTTCTGAATACAGTAATTGCTTTGCAATTCTGATTGCATCATATTTTATTTTACTCATAGTTGTATTCTCCCTTCTAAATCAACATTGACAACTGTTTCGCTAACATTGCTTTTGATAAACCTGTTGTCTTAACTCCTTTGTTGCCTTTCGTTTCTGTCTTTACAGAGTAAACCCGTGAAGGTTTATTTGCCTTTGCAATCTGATAGTCGCAGTAGGCAGTATGAACTTGTTTGTGTTTTTCTGACATATTAATATTCTCCCTTCTTTATTTTGATATTGTGAAATCATAGCAATCTGAATCTGTGTAGATTGTTATATTATTTCCGTTTTGTGTTACTGATGTTATCTGGTTTAAATTCAGATAATCGTATTTGCTAGGCTTTTGCATTTTGGCAATTAAAAAAGCACTCAATATGAGTGCTAAAGTGATGAATATATAGATTATTTTGCGTTTCATTGCTTACCTCCTTAATTTTGGGTATAAAAATAGCACCTAACAGATTTTCATTTCCATTAGATGCTATATAAATATGACACTTTATGAGATTATTTTTTTACAAGTTCCATTTTATAACCAAGTGCATCAATAATTTTCACAAATAAAACTAATGATGGGCTATGTGTTTTCTTTTCAAACCGTGAGATACTTTGCTGTTTGCTTTCCGTTAAATCGGCTAATTCCTTTTGAGAAATATTAGACTCTTTCCGTAATTTAACAACATTATCAATTAAGTTGTTCTCTATATCCTCTGCACGAAAAGTAGTGGCTGGTAAACCACTTACTTCTCGAACTGCAATTTGCTTTTGGTCGATTGCAACAGCTTCTAATAACCCTTGCATTGTATCATCAAAAAATTTGCTCATGATTATTCCTCCTTTAAAATTTTTACTACCGCCTTTAGAGCTTTCTTTTCATCAGGTGTTAAGTCTGCCTTTTCATCTTTTGAGTAGACATTGACAAGATATATAGTTTCTTTTATATCAACATCTACATAAATTACTCTTGCACCACTTCGTTTCCCTTTTCCTTTATTCTCCATTGGAATACGGATTTTTCTTAATCCACCTGTATGAGAAATAGTATCTCCTAATTTCGGATTTTCTAATAAAATTTCTTGTAAGTCTTTTAAATTTTTATCAGTTAATCCTAAATCTTGCCATTTAGCGGTAAAAATTGGTGTTTCAATAAAGGTTCGTGTCATATTTTTATTTCCTCCTTTGTTTATACACCTATAATACATCAAATTTGTTGTATTTGTCAAGTCAAAAATAGCACCCTTTGTGTTGGGTGCTTGGTGCGTGGTGTTATTATATTCGACGCAGTTAGTCTTCAAAACTATAATTTGCGTCTATGTCTGCAATTTGCTCATTATAATATTAACGAAGTTCATAGTTACTTCCGTGCGATGGATAGCCTTCAGCTTCGCATTGTTCGGCTATCTCCTGGCATTCTTCTTGATATGCCTTTTCAAGTTCGCAGATCTTATCTATATCCGCTTTTGTGTAAACATTTGCTTTGAGCATAGAGTTACGCATATCTTCGATTGATGGCATAATAATTCCTCCTTTTTACATCTGATTTAATTTTGCCTGAAGCTCGGCTATTTGAGCTTCAATAGCTTGTTTCTCAATTTCTTTTGCATTCCATTCCGCATCTGGAATCCATTCCATGATTTCAAATGGTTGGACACAAAGATATTCACATACTTTATTTATTGTATCAGAACTTATATTTTCGTTTTTTGAAAATCTTGTTGGCATATTTTGAGACAAACCTGCATTACATAAGTCTTTCCATGTCATATTGCGTATTTTTAAAAGTTGCCCTAATTTATTAAAAACTATCATATATTATACCTCCATCAATTATTAGCACCTCCTATTCTATCACATTATTTTGTAATTTTCAATATGTGTAAAATCCACACTATAAAAGCGGTAAAGTTTCTCTTACCGCCTCTAACTATAGATTTTTATTACTTTTCTGCAAAGTAGTGCTTAATTACAATATTGCTAATAGTGCTTGCAAGTCCAGAATAATCATATTCCATCTTGCCTGTCTTACGATTCTTTTTTGCCTTTACTAATGTATTAATCTGACGCTCTTTGAAGGATATAGTGTCCTTCTTATCATCAATATCAAATTTGTTAGAGAACCCCTTTACATAGCAATCATTAAGAAGTTTCTTGTCCTCTGCTGTTAATTTAACTCTTGTCTTTGCTGTGTATGGAGTTTCAAAAGGCAGACTGAAGGTTGTCTTAATGATTGTTTCAAGTTCTGTACTTGCTTTCTTGTATGCTTCTTTTACTTCATTTGACATTGTTATATTGCCATTTTCTCCTGCCTTAGAATTAATATGAATTGCCTCTAAAGCATTATATAATTCTGGTGACTGAAAAGCAGGAATGATTGCATATTTTACCAATTTAGAGTTATCCCATGAAGCAAGCACCCTAAGAACTGTACGGACTACGTCCTTATTATTGCCAAAATGGTCTTTGTTCTTATTGGTCAATGAAGCAAATACCTTATTGTAAACCTCAAGAGTTTCTTCTTTAGATGTTTCAAGGTCAGACTTTTCCTGCTTAACATCCTCAAGTTTCTGGTTAAGGTCATCAAGCTTAACCTTCTTTTTATCCTCAGACATATCCTCATTTTTCTCAAGGTTTGCTATCTGAGTGTTTAACCGTGAAATATCAGCTTCAGCCATCTGAATGAGCATTGCACACTTTTCATGTTCAACTGCTGTCATTAATTCCTGCTTCTTCTCATCCGTGATTTTTTCTGCGTAAAAATTGATTGATAAAGTTCTCATAATATACCTCTTTCCCCGACTTAACGCAATCGGTGCATATAATATTTTTATTGTATTTATAATTGTAGTGTTATGCACACTATAAAAGGGTAGACTAATTGTGTATAGTCCACCCTTCTAACTATGTATAAAACTTTGTAGGGAACGCCTCACCTACTAGCGTAATGAGCATATTAACATTAAATCCAGTTAAGAGGATAGATACTCCATAAGTATACTTATTGTAGGCATTACCCTGCTAATAAATAAATGCTTGTAGGTTTTACCCTGCAAACTATGTTATATCTATCATTAACCTTTTATATTTTAGTTGCTATCAGCTTGGTTATCGACTTCACAACTTTAACCGTGATTTAATCGGTTAAGATTTTTTATTGACCGTCAACTACTACCTTGTAAACACTCACACCCTGGAATATAAGCTGAAGGGTTCGCACTTGAGCCTTATGTCTTTTCTGACATCTTCCTCCCATTATTGGCAGGGTAAAGGCACACCACTTTAATATGATGCGAAGATTGTTAATCTTCGGGCTTATGCACCTATTTCAAAGTACAATTTGAGCCGTCCTCATAGGATTTTAGAGTAAACCCATAAAACCTATTATTCAATTTGTATAAGGTTAAACTCATTGAGATACAACCTTAGAATCTTATATCCTACTATAGTCTTTTGTATCTATTCCAGGGAATAAATACAGTGCCTATATAAGAAATATAAAATTGTTTTTTCCTATGGGGATTTACTAATACACTGAATCGTGATAAAATAGATTTGTTCAGGGACTATTTACACAATTACTTGTAATTAGTCGGCTATATATTCAAGATATTCTTGTTCAGTCGCAAAAAGCATATAACTTTTTGTGGCTGAAATATAGCCATAATACCCATTGGGTACACTGTACCCTTTTGGAATATTATTCACTTTTCAAATATGGCACCTCCTATTCTGGTTTTAATGACTTATTCCTTGTCAAGCTGTTGTTTTATTGTGATTGTAGTATATCACAATGTATTGTGTTTGTCAATATGTTGTGTTAAGTTTTCCCGACCTTACGAGGAAGGTTCGTTTTACAGTACTTTCTTAACTTGGCTATATCTTATCACAATTAATTGTGATTGTCAACAGATTATTTGAATTTTTTTAAATCAAATTGTTTATCTGTTGTTGTATCGTATGTTATCACTATTTATTGTCATTGTCAATAGATTGTTTATAATATTTTTAATCTTTTTTAAACGATATCAAAATGATATCACATAGTATATTAAATCATCTGACATAGTTTTTAATACTACTTATGAACCGCTCAAAAGCCCAGTAAAAAGAATGTCTAATATATATCTATTAGCCATTGTTTTAGACTGACTGGGGGTACTTAAAACCAACTTGATGGACTGGAAATGCAGAAAACCCTATAGCTGATTCATCTACATACCAACTTAAAAATCCATCCTCTTTCCAACTTCAAAATTCCTAACAAAATCAAGCAAAATCCCAAATTTCCCATCTCAAACCCTTTATCGTACCCCATATCGCTCAAACCCACTAACCAAGCCACTTTTAGCCACTTCACAACCAAAAAATTAAACTTCCATCTTATCAAAAATTCATTCACAAATCCAAAATCTTCCTTATTTATAAATACTTTTACCGATAACCATTTTTAATCTAAAATCTATCATTATAATCAATCACACAAATTACAACTCTCTCATCTACAATACGGGGGTACAGAAAAACCAAAAATTACCTATATACTTCACAAAAATAACCAAAAATCCAATATAAACCATTAAAAAATCCTACTATAGCAATACCAAAAAATCCCATTTCTCATCTAACCCCTCTATCTCACCCATACACAGCGTTTTTATTCTACTCTACCAATAACACCTAAAATCATTTTTACCCACCTAAATGTTCAAAATACAAGGTCAATTTTTTACATCACCCAAAATTACATTAACTATTTATATATATTCATCATATTTACTATAAATAATATTATCAATTCTCACACCTATACAAAAATCCATTCTCACAACTCAAATTTCAATTTTTCTCTCTACCCTAACAACTAGCAACTTGACATATAAAAATCTAAAATAGATTCAAAATCATACATTTTTCTCCTTATATTCCATGTAAAGAATTTTATATTAACTCTCTTTATTAATTAACATATCCATACAATACTAAAAATTCATATATTCAAAGTCATATAAGAGAAAAATCTATTGTAAATAATCATCACACTACTCTTGCCAAACAAAAAAAATAATAAATTTAAAGGAGGACTCATTATGAGCAATTTAACATATTACAACAGAAACATTTAATAACTTATCATGTAACTTTTATAGAAATATATTTGATGAATTAGTCGGCAGAATTGCATTTTAATCTATTTAGGGACAAAATCACACCTCATAGAAAAATTAGCCACTTTTATCTCATACCCTTATAAGTTATCACATAAGACATAAAAATTGAAAATCACCCTCAAAAACTCATTTTTAACCCACAGATAGGGGTATGAGAAAACTACACACAAGTTCAAAAAGATAGTATGTGCGTAAGCACAAGATGTAGCCCTTTGATAAGGGCGGTCTTTTCGCAGCGTCAGCAAGAAAAGAACATCTCTGGTTAGACAATTGAAAAGAATAATTCAAAAGGAGAATGATATTATGAAGAAATCAATTTTATTTAAGAGAACAAGAAAATCCGTTGCCAAGAAATTATCTAATCATATTTATATAGATATCATTAATAGCCATGATACAAAATTAATAATAGATAACTTCACATTATTAGAACTTATTTATATTGAAAGAGCGTTAAAGAAATTGGATTCTATGTCAGAAGAAGAAATTCAAGAATTAAATGGAGAATAATTTCACATAGGTACATCATATATGTACCCAAATAAAAAATATCAATCCAAAACATTATGTACCTAAATCAACCAATAACAATTAAACAAAAGAAAGAAGGAATTATTATAATCGGAGTATATTCTATAACAAATTTAAAAACGAATAAATTATATATTGGAGAAAGCCTTGATATTGATAAAAGATGGATTAATCATAAAAACGATCTTTTGAATAATCAACACGCCAATTATTATCTTCAACAAGATTTTAATAAGTTTGGGAAGTCATTTTTTAAATTTGAAGTTTTGCAAGAAGTTGAAAGAGATAGTGTCACTATTACTCAATCAAAATTATTAATGTTGGAAAATGCTTATATAGAAAAATATAAAAAAGAAAATTATGAATTATATAACATAGAAAACACATTAAAAGACGTTTTATCAAATAAAAGAAAATTACTGGTTTGTGAAGAGATTGCAAATTCTGTTGTAGTATCTCAATTTTTAAAAAATAAATACGTATTTGATAGCACAACGAATACTTTTGATTATCGTCAAAGAGATACCATTGAAAATTTAATATTATCTAATTCATCTATTAGAGGGAAGGAAAAAGCAAAACAGGTCGCAAATATAATATTAAAAGAGTTAACTGAACAAAATTTATACAAAAAATATGTAATTGAAAATATTTATTGTGTTTATTTGTGCTATAAACTTCAGGAACGAAAGATTATAGAAGTTAATTCTGAAGGTCGAGAATATATTTTAAATCATTATGATTTTGATTCTTTCTTATTAAGGAAAAAAGTATCTATTTCTGAGATTCATATTCAACAATATCCAATTGAGAAAAATATTAAGATAGAAGATCAAAATAAAATCCAGGATGTTTGGCATAAGCTTAAGGATGAACATATCTTGCCTTCCGAAAATAGATATAATGATTTTCGAGATATTCTTATAAAACTTAATTTAATTACCATTAATAAGAATAAAAGAACAAAAGCAACTGAATTTGCAATTAAGAATAAATATTTTCTAGTTTTTAAATATAACAACGTCAAAGATACTTATCAATATTTCATATCCAAAAATGGTTTAAAGTATATTTCAACCAATATTCAATAAAAGTTTTTTATTTACAGAGTAATTTGTGAAACAAATTGCGCTGTAAATATTCTTCTCTTGATAATATGAGTCTATATAGATATAGACTGCACAAAATTGATAGCTGAGATGTACCCAAATGAAGTAAATTTTCACTTTTGGGTACATGCTGTATGTACCCAAATAAATTTTTAACAATTTCATACAAGTGCAATTTTTAATGTTTTGTGAATTCAAATGGAGAATATACTATTGAACCACTTACCACACTCTCATCTCACAAATTGTAACTGTAAATTATGTTTTAGAAGAAAGGAAAGAAAATGGAACAAAAAGAACTAAAGATTGATCCTGAATTAAGGGATTTATTACCACCACTTACTGATGATGAGTACAAACGACTTGAAAAAAATATTGTAGAAAATGGATTTGACAAGAATTTTCCTATTATGGAATGGCATGGTTATATTGTAGATGGTCATAATCGTTACTCTGTGTGTCAGAAACATAATATTGAATACGTAGTTGGAACGCTTGCTTATGAAACAAAAGAAGAAGTTATGCAATGGATGCTAGATATTCAGCTAGGAAGACGTAATCTGTCTCCCATACAAAGAATTGCTGTAACTGAGAAGTATAGACCTATTTATGAAAAACAGGCGAAAGAAAATCTTGCAAAGGCTGGGAATAATTATGGCGTTGGTAAAAATAAAAAGCCTTTTCAGAAATCTGAAAACCCTATTATTCCAATTAATACAACAAAAAAATTAGCCAACACAGCAGGCGTTTCTACTGATACATATTCGAAAGGTAAGAAAATTCTTGAATCTGATAACGAGGAATTAAAAAAAGAAGTTTTATCAGGCGAAAAAAGCATAAATGCTGGATATAGAGCATTACAAAATGAAAAGAAAAAAACACAATCATCTGATAATCAAACTAGAGAATATAATATTGATCAACTAACTACATCATCTCCTACTATTCAAAATTCTCAAAAAAATCAAGTCAGTGATGAAGTCAAACAAATATGCGAAGACCTTAAAACTGAAAAGTCAAAAGAATATCTTGATTCTATTTGGGACTATAGAATTTCTATTATTGAATGTATGAATGCTGATTTCCAAATGTATTATGATGGATTTGTTAGTATTCTTAAAGATATGGAAAATAGAGTCAACAAATCAGAATTAGATGAATGTATTGCAAATGCAGAGAATAATATAACGAAACTATTAACAGCTATTGAATTAGCAAAAAATACAAAATTAAAAATGGAGGATTAAAGTATGTTAATTAAAAAAGAGTATAAAAACATTCCACTTGATGAATTAGAGTCAATGACAGATTACCAAAGACCACTAAATCATGCATTTATTGAAGAAAACAGTAAACCAGGAGTATTTGATAAAGATGCCGTTGAGTGTCCAAAAATTAGTGTGAGAAATGATGGTACTAGAAAAATGGGTGATGGTCAGCATACAGTAGGTATCGTAAGACGTGTTGGATGGAAATCTATTAGATGTGAATTGCGTTATGGCTTAACTGAACAGGAAGAAAATGATTGGTTTGCTCAAGAAAATACAAAAAGACAACCACAGAGTAGTAAAAGAATTTTAACGGCTCAAATCAGAGGTACATATAAAAAGAATAAAGATGAGCAAGATTTTTATAATTGTTTAAAATCTCTTGGATTTAAATTAAATATTTTTGGAGAAGAATCAGGAAGCGATTATAAGATTAATTGTACTGCTTCACTATTAAACTTGTATAAAGAATATGTATCTACAAATAAAAAAGAGAAATTTATTGAGTGTATGGATATTCATAAAACTGCTTTTAGTGGAAATCCAATATCTTTACAGTGGAGTTTTATTAGAGGAATGTTTGATTTTTATGAAACATATAATAAGGAATTTGATAAAAAACGTTTATTAAATGTGTTATCTATCTCAGATCCACTTTCAATTAAGAAAGAAGCAGATAGTGATACATATACGGATAAAACATCTACAAAATACGCAAAGATTTTTGTATCTAAATATAACTATAAAGTTCCAAAAACAAAACGATTAAAAATGAGTAAACTTGAAGATTAGCATAGTGAGGTGATACATCTTGCCAAACTATGTAAAAATTCCACGAGAAATCATTTATGATAAAGATCTCTCGTCTAAACGTGTGATAATCTTCTCATATCTTTGTGCAAGGCGGTCACTTGATGACACAGTGGCATTTTCCACAACAGAACTTTGCCACTGGTCTAAATTGAAACCTAACTACAGAGATGGAAAGATAAATCAGAAATATTATGAAGTTCTATCACTTCTCTCTCATTATGGATACTTTGAATCATGTCCAGATTTTGAGAAAAGTCTAAAAGAAAAGACCAATTCGGTCAAATATCAGCAAGTAAAACTTAATATAGAAAAATTTGATGTACCTGATAAATTTGGAATTATTTATTTTGATGAGTTGGATGTAATATTAAATTTCAAAGAAGAATTGAAGGATAAAGAGATTGATACTGCAAGAATATCATCAGCTTATATTTTACTTGTACTCTCTTATATTCGTGTTAATTTGAATCGAATGGATGGTAAGCCATTATGCTGTTATAGATATTTTAAGACTATTTCAGAAGACATTGGACTTTCTGAAAGATATATTGGTCGTATAGTTGACATTTTGGAAGAACTTAAAATTGTAAAATGTCAACCTATGAAGAGAGAAAAACATATTAAGGATGGCAAAGAAAAATATACTACTACTCCAAAGGTGTTTGCTGATTACAGACATTTTATAACTGATGAACATGGTCAAAGAATTGATAATAAATATGATCCATGTGAGGAAATTAAAAAACAGATAGAACTTTTAGAGAATATTAATATGTAAGAACATAAAGAGATACTATCTCCTATGACAATATCTCTTTACCATAAATTTGCGCAATGAGTGTTACACTAAACGCTCCAATTTGCAGTGAGGCTTCTAATTCACTGGTGAATATATTAAATAAGGTTGCAGCATGAGAATGAATAAAATAGTAAATCACGTACCTATTTTATTCTACTTCTCATACGAAATACCGTTTTTCGTAACGGTAACACGTTTCTTGCCTGAAGTTACAAGCAGTTTTAATTCTTTGTATTCTGTGAACTTTCTAACACAATACTTAACAAGATTTATAACAGCTATGGTAATCCCAGGTGTCAAAATTAAATTAATTATCCTAACCAGACCTCCCTTCTGTGAAAACATGTGCAGTCACACAAGAAAACTCTGATAGGACATATCAATTTTATGTGCATAATCACGCCTTTCGTACCTGATATAAAATCAGTTGTGACCTTGGTTTACGAGTTACAATTAAAAATCGTGTATACACATCAAATTGATTATATCACATATCAGTGAATTAGAAAATCCCCACTTTAATTAACATTAAATCAATTCTCATTTAGAGAATATAAATATGTAACAAAAACACGTATCACACTAAAAGGAGCGATGATATGGCTAAAAAAATTTTATTAACAAGGAGACTAAAAATTAATGACAAAGGAAACAGAAAATCATGTAATGACAAGAACTATGGAACTTAAGGCTCGCAACAAGTTAATTTGCTCACCATTGTTATTAAAATCAGGAGCAGATTTTGGTGGAACTGATTTAGATATTGTTGCAAGAATTTTTACTGATTTGAAATTTGATAATGATAGAAAAAGAGAATGTATTATCAGAGACAATAAAGAAAGCGAGGAAATTGCATAATGAGATACGAGATAATTGCTGACACAGCTATAACAGTTGATATGAATAATGGATATTCAATACTTGCTATGAGCAGATGGAATAAGGAAAAGAGTTTATATGATACTACTCTATTTATTAAGAATAATAGTGTTGATAGGTTTAATTTAATAGATGAGCCTTGTGTTATTGAATTTAATGTGCCAGATAAAAAGGTGCTTTGTATGGAAGTGACAAGATATATTGAAAATACTGATTTTACACGTTATATCAATCGTACTAAGTATGAACTTGATTGTTTTGAACGTGGCAATGCATTATATGAGAAAGAAAAGTTAAATGTTAAGTAAAAGTGATTATAAATATTATGAGAAAGCAAAAACGGCTGCGGATTTATCAGACTATAGAAAAACACATATAGGTTGTATAGCCGTTTATCAAGGAAATGTAATAGGAATTGGTTGTAATACAATTAAAACGCATCCTATACAGAAATATTATAACAGATATAGAAAGTCTTGGAATAAGAACGGTATTAAACCAACATTACATGCTGAAATTAATTGTCTTAATTCTATTCGTCATTTGAATATAAATTTTTCCAAAGTAAAATTGTATATTTTCAGAACAAGATTTGATAAAGAGTTTGGCATGTGTCGTCCTTGCTCTAGTTGTATGGCAGCTATTAAAGATTTAGGAATTAAGCATATCTATTACACTACAGATTATGGATTTTGCTATGAGAAAATAAAATGTGAGGTATGAAAATGGCTTGTGAATATTGCGGAAGAGATTCTGGACATGCTGAAAGATGTCCATTACACGAAGATAGGAAAAGTAATTACATATGTTGTTATTGTAAAGAGGGAATATTTAATGGAGATGAATTTATAGTTAATTCTGAAGGTGAGTATCTTCATCGAGATTGCATATTTAGCTATGATTTTTTAGTTAATTGGTTAGGTTATGATTTTAAGGAAATGGGAAAGGAAGGATACTATGATAGTTGATAAATTAAGAATATTTTTTGATATTGATTATAAAACAAGTATTGAATATTGGATTCCTATTAGTGAAATAAAGATTAAGAATATATTCCTTGCTACCCCACCTAGTTATTTTAAGTATAGAAGAAAACTTAATAATTTTGTTAAGTATGGTGAGCTTAGTCCTATTATCATTGATAGGAATTTTGAATTAGTTGATGGGTATATAAGTTATCTAATTATGAAAAGATTTAGTGTTGGAAAAGTACCTGTTTATTTTGAATAATGTGTAAGTAAATAGGTATTTATTCTTAAACTTAAAACTATATGTAATATTTAATTTTGAAAAATAAAGACAAAAAAATATATTATATCACATATTTTTATAAGGAGGCATAATATGATTTTAATTGATACATCAAGAAAAGATATAGAAAGAGATGATACTGGTGAAATAAAGGCTTATACGCTTAGTGCTATGATGTTAGAGCCAGTAGTAGAAAGTAACCTGTACTATATTAAAAGAAATATACAGTGGAGAATTGAAAATGGATGCCCAGTAGCTGAAATACCTTCACTTTTTGGACTTAGACAATCTAATAATAATACAGATAAGCTAGTAAATTACCTTTTTGGTACAAATAAAGAACTTGAAAATAAAGGAAAAAGAATAGAATGTTTAAGTGAGGAATTAAGTGTTGAATACACACCTGATGTAGACGAATACTTTGCAACAGCAAGGCATTTATATCTGGATATATCAAAACCATATATGTTAGGCTATTATAAAAGGTAGTCTTTCTGGTAATTATGCAGATACTTATATAGAATTTCTTAAAAATAAAAGATGTATGTATAAAAGGAAATATTATATATGATGTATTAGGTTTAAGCGAATATTATCTATTATAGCAATATTAAAAAATAGAAATTTCATTTGGAGAATATATAAGTGTAAATAAAAAAAGGAGGATTCAAAGTGTATTGTTTTCAAAAGAAAGATGGAACAGTAAAGAAATATTACAAAGAAGCCATCGACTACATTCTGACTGCAACAGTTCAAAAACATGAAATAATGGTTGGAAGATCTGATGAAGTTGGAAAAATATATGAATGCTATACAACTAAAAGGAAGAGATTTTTAGAACCTAAACGAAACACAATTCAATCTAAAATCATTGACATATGTGCTGAATTTGATTGTTATACAAATCCGTGGTATAGCGGTTATCAAGAAATTTCAATTGAATTACATGGAGATAATGTGGAATTTATGCTAAATAAACTTAGAAAATATTAGTAATAAACAAAAGGAGGATTTATGGCTGGTATTAGCGTACCTCAATATGAGATTTTTAAAATTGGAACAAATAAACTAAAGTATTCTAATTGGGATTTACAGATTACCAAAGAAGAGGCTTTTAAATATCAGGAACTCATATCACTGTTTGAAGCCCAAGAGTTCCGCATAATGGCAAATAAGATTTTAGAAAAACCTATTTGGAGTATTGATTTTTCAAAAATATTTATGCAGGTAGTTGTTGATAAAAAATCTGATTTCGCAAGAGTGACTGGTAAAAAAGGTGTTACTATAAATGGTGTTAATTATAAACGCTTTGTTGGAACTACTGGTGGATTAAAAAACAATACTCTTCTCTTCTGCAATTCACAATACATTGACAAATTAAATGAATTATGTGAATGCAAGAGAAATCCAGATACTAAATTAGTTCCTGCAAAATACGAAGCTTACAAAGCATTAACATGCTCTGCATCACAACCGATTTGTGATCCACATGGAATTTTGGTCGTAAAAGATTGTATTACACAATATTTTGCAGATGTTATATCACTCGATGATGGCGGTGATTCAAAAGAACCGACAAGAGAAATTATTAAAGATAAAGTTCTTGAAAACAATGTATCTGACGGTTTTATTCTTTGTACTATACAATATATGCACCGAGTAGCTGAATCTTTAGGTCTTGATTATATTCCTGGCGGTGTGTGCTTGAGAAACGCATGGCTCAAAGGAATGCTCTATCCGTTCCCTATTTATGAATTTATTGAAAAATATAATAATGGCAATTATATGATTGAAGATATTTGGGGAAACATGCAAGATATTCGTCAATGCGAAATGATTGTTACAGAATCGTCTCTCAAATTATGGGGAGCATATGATAATATTGAACAGTATGTAAATGCATATAAGGAATGTGGATATGGATTTTCTGTAACAAAAATTTCACCACATATTCTTGAAGAACAGAGAGAATTAAATTATCAGTATCTTCAGTCGTATGAATTTACAGATGAAGATATTGAGGAGTTATGTGCGCCAACAATCAAATATTTAAAAGATGCAATGTGTGGAGACTACTCTTCTACCGTTAAGTTTCTTGGTATTAATGAAAATACTGATGTAAATTCATGGCAACGTGCTTTATATACAAGCGAATATATGTTGGGAGATCCATATATAATCGACTCTGTACATAGATATATCAAGAAAAAAATGAATGATGCAAAAATTGGTAAGTTGTTTGTAAATGGTAATTATCAGATTGCAAGTGGCGATCCATTTGCTCTTATGCAGTCTCTTTGTGGTTTGGAAGTTACAGGCTTATTAAAAGCAAATGAATGTTATTCAAAATTCTGGATTGATCGAAATGAGGATGAAATTGTTCTCTTTAGAAGTCCTATGACAAGTCATAACAATATCAGAATGTGTCGTGTTAATTCGTCCGATGAGTGCCAATATTGGTATCAATATATGAATACTATCATGATTATAAACGGTTGGGACTCATTTTGTATGGCTGAGAATGGGGAAGATTGGGACTCCGATCTGAACTTTTCTACTAATAATTCAGTTATGAAAAGACGTTATAGATACCTACCTGCTATTGAATGTGTCCAACGAAATGCGGAAAAAATTGTTGTCACTGAAGCTGCCGTTAAAAAGACAAATAAAGCAGGTATGGGAAATCAAGTTGGAACAATCACTAATTATGTCACATCTATGATGGAAGTTCAATCTCATTTCGAGAAAGATTCACCTGAATATAAAGAATTAGAATACAGAATAGAATGTGGTCAGCTTTATCAACAAAATGAGTTGGACAAAATTAAGGGAATCATTGCAAAACCAATGGAAAGCAGTTGGTATAATCTTGGTGCTTGCGGAGAGAATAAATATTTGCAATCTCTTTGTGCATACAGAAAACCATACTTTATGATTTATGTTTACGATGAGACAAAAAGACAGTACAAGCAATACATTAAAGAAAGTAATGCTAAATGCTATGCTATCTATAAATGTTCTATTGAGGATTTACATAATAAAGATACCCTTACAAAAGAACAAGAAGATTTTCTTTTTTGGTATGAGAGAAAAATGCCAGTTGGTACAGGGAATTGTTCTATGAATCAGATTTGTAAATATGTTGAAAGTCAGTTAGATGGTTACAAATCTCAATTACATAAGGACTCTTCATTTGATTATAATACATTGAAGGTTAAAAGACGTTGTACTGAAGAACACAGACAAGCTCTGCGAGAACTTGAACAATATTATTGTGAATGCATTAAAGAATATAAAAAGAAACAGGGGAAAGAAAAAGGAATACAACTAAATAGAACCGATATCTTTGATAAACAGGATGAATTCGACAAATATTATCAACGTGCAAGTATGGTTGAAATGTTTAAGAAGAAAGCTGAAGAAATATGTCCAAATGATGATGAACGTATGAATATCATTCTTGATATGACTTATGGATATAAAGGTAATAGACAGTTTTGTTGGGATTGTATTGGAGAACTAATTATTAAACGTTTAGAAGAAATGGAGGAAAAAGTTGTATATACTGAATGAAAAAGAATATATTAGAGAGATATTAGCGTCTGGCAACAAACCAGACAATATCTCGAATGGATATCTAATAACATTGATTGCTAAGTATTATTTTGATAGAGGTAAAGATCCAAATATTCTAATTGATACAGTCAAAGCAAAGATGCTTGAATTCAATATTGAAGGATATCAGGAATATAGATATGCCAATAAAATCAAAAAAACATGTATTGATATATATGATTTAGAATCAAAAAATCTCTTTAGGGAACTTGAGTATGTTCCTATCTATGAAAAAGAACTAAAAGTCGTGGAGTCTCTTCCAAATGATCGCCAAAAGAAATTTATGTTTACATTATTTGCTATTGCAAGATATATGAATAGTGAAGGATGGATAAATAAAAAAGACTCAAAAGGTCTTTCAGAAGTATTTAAACTTGCCAATGTTACTCTCTCATCTGATAAAAAGAATGAATTGTTGCATGAGTTATATAGTAATGGTTATATTCATTTTGGGAAAAAGGTGAATAATCTTAATATAAAAATAGATTTAGGAGATACAGATGATGATGTTGCATATAAAGTAACTAAATTTGAAAATATTGGAAACCAGTACATAGGAAATTTTAAAAAAGGCTACAAGCAGTGTGTAAATGGATGTGGAAGAAAAATTAGGATAAAAGGCACAAATGATAAGTATTGTAAATATTGTGCAAGAGAAAAACAACTCGAATGGCAAAGAAATAGTATGAGGAAATCAAGAGAAACTTCAATGTGTGAAGTTTCTTAAAACTCTGAAAACCCTTGATTTATAAGGTTTTTTGGTATATTTTCACAAAGAATTCGTTTTTCTTAAATGTAGATATAGTGAAATATTTACAAAAATATGATACAAAAACGATTGTCATGGAAGAAACAAACCGACAATCTTTGTATGTCTGCTCTGCTGCTCTTCTGAGTGGCATTGCAGATTTAGAATGAAATCAGCTTTTCTTAATATCCTGCCCTATGTGGCATTACATAATATTAAAAGTTTATTTTATAAATTAACCTCTCTTTCTTATATCGGTGGTTGCATTATTTAAAAAATCGTGTAATCACTGATACTCTTCCCATATAGTTCAATGGTAGAGCAACGAACTGTTAATTCGTAAGTTACAGGTTCGAATCCTGTTGTGGGAGTTATCCTATTTTTTATAGGACTGGTCGGTTTCGGATCGGAGGATGTTGAATCTTAAAATAAGCGTGGCGACACGTATAAAGTGGTTCTTATCGTATTATAAGGCTGCGACTGTATAATACAGTTTAACGGAAAACACATAAAATCTACGCCATATCTAAGGTCAGAGGTCAACTGATAATGACTATTTATGAGTTTATGTAATCAATTGCATTGCATGAGATTCTTAAACAAATTGATTTGGTGGGTGTCTCGAAATAGGCACTGTATTAACACAGAAATGTGGGGATGATTTGTGTACTATTGACGGGAATACCGCAAGTATAACTGTTGATAGGATTTTGATAATATCTCTTAAGTTGAAAAACAGGGATGGAATCAAAAAGCAAGGAGATCGCAATCCGAGCAGGATGGTGATGATTGGGCGGTACTCAAAAGGTACTGATGGTCAAATGTACACCTCATCGTCCATAATAAGTACATACTTTTGAAAGAAATCAAAATATTTTAGGTAAAAATATTTAAAAGAAAATTACAAAACAGCAAAAGTGTGTGCGACCGCAAAGAGAAAAACAACTTATTCACCTGTAATATGGTGACATATAGCACTCGCAAGGTGTTATATGAGAAAGTACAAGTACGTACAACTCTAATAGGCTGCAACCTATGAATCTCGCAAGGAAGAATGTGCAGAAAGAAAATCTATAATACTTTGTGGTAAGAGTTTGCCGATTATGTCAAAATCGGTGTTGTTGCTAACTACAAGTTAATCGCTTGTGTGATAAACTGTGTCCAACCACAGTAGATGTTAGTGTATTGAGTCAAATATCTCAGCTCATATTAGGTAAGAATCTCATACTTCGGTATGGGATTTTTTATTTTGGGAATTAGTTCAGTTTGGTTAGAACGCCTGATTTGGGTTCAGGAGGTCGTAGGTTCAAATCCTACATTTCCAACTACTATCCTGCTTATGTAGGAAATAAATCAAGAAAGAAGTGAAAATTATTAAGTACATTTCAAAAAATGAAATTGAAAAATTATTATCTGAAGGTGTAATTAGAAACACAAGACGAGGATATGTAGATCGGAATGGCGAACACATAGGTTATTACAAGACTTGTAGTGGAAAGCGTTACATCGAAGATAAATTCGTCAAGTAGGTGCTGGCTATGAAAAATCGAATAGAATATAAAGATTTTTATATTGACAAGACCGAAAATGGCTATCGTATCTGTAGACAAGAAGATACAGAAAAGCATACCCATCTCTCGAATCTTAATCCATCATACAAACTTATTGACAATGTATTATCAAATAAAATTCCTACTCATTGTGGATGTTACTATTTGGAGTCACATATTCATTTAAGTTATGATGAAGATTATATCAGAAAGATTCGTGAGTATATCAAAGTAAAACAGAATAAAACGAAACAAATGTATTATAATCCTGGCAGAAAGCGTTCTGGTGGGAATTTTTAATGTTATGGACCAAAAGGAGAAAACAAAATGGCAGCTAGTAAATTAAAGTTTACAAGAACAACTACAGATAAGTTAACAGTAAAGGCAGGTACACTCTCAGAGGATTGTACTTCTATTACATATACAGATGAAAATGAAATGGAGCAGGAAATAAAGGTAACAGATCTGCTTACTTCATTTAAGAATCAGGTAATTGATTTTACTGTTGCATTAAAGACAGATGAGGAATTGGATGTTCCGTCTGATGAAGAGTAAGAAGGGATGTGATTACTATAACTTCTTATAAACGCTTTGAAAATGAAACAGACGAGGAGCTTATATATAGAATATGTGAGGATAAAGAGCAGATAGGCTCTTGGCAGAATGTTGCTAATATAATCAATGAGCTTACTGGAAATGATTTTGGTGAAAGCACTTATCGAAAAAAGTATCAGGCTTTTAAAAAAATGTTAGAAGCAAATCAGTCTAAATTTGTTGATTCAGAAGCTCAGTTAAAGGAAATCGAAATCCAAAAACGTGAATTGCAAAAAGAAAGAAATAAATTATATGCTACAAAAACAGAATATTCACGTCAAATAAGACAACAGAGTAGGTTTGAATTATTTTACGAGAATGTAGCGAATGAAATATCTTTATATGACGTTCCAAATTTTAGATATATTAATACTTTAAATCAGAAAAATGAATATATTTTATCTATTGCAGATATTCACGCAGGTGCAAATTTTGTAACTGAGACAAATGATTACTCTTTTGAAGAAATTACAAAGAGATTTGAAAAACTCTATACTGATGTTGTGAATTTTGTTTTAGATAAAAACATTTCCAATTTAAAAGTTTTATGTATGGGCGATGACATTCAAGGAATTCTCAGATTAAGCGATTTACAATTGAACGAATCTTCTGTTGTAAAAGCTACTGTTTTTGTAGCGAAAACAATTGCAAGATTTTTAAATGATTTATCGGAATATTGTTTTATTGATTATTATCACTGTCCTACTTCTAATCACTCTCAGACACGTCCACTCGGAACAAAAGCAAGTGAAATTGCATCTGAGGATGTCGAATATGTTATTTGTAACTACATTAAAGATGTATTAGTAAATAATTCTCGAATTATTCCACATATGAATTTTGGATATGAATATATTGAAATTCCTATTTTTGATTTTAAGACAATTGCAATGCATGGACATACGATTAATAATATTGATAATGTATTGAAGGATCTTACGTATCACAAAAAGACATTTTATACCACTGTATTTTTAGCACATTACCATGCTGCCAAAATGGGTACTGTAGGTGAAATGTCTGATACTGATTGTGAAGTGATTGTATGCCCAAGTTTTGTTGGCAGTTGTCCATATAGTGAAAAACTTATGAAAGGTGCAAAACCTTCTTGTTGTATATATGGATATGATAAAAAATATGGACATTTAGAGACTTACAAATTTATTTTAAATTAAAAAATAATAGTTTAACGATTATGAGGATAGTTTTATACTACCCTCTTTTATTTTTATTTATTTTGTATAGGAGGAATATAAAATGGCTACATATAATGTACATGCAGGTCACTGTCCACAGAATCAGGGTGCTTATGGTGCAGTTGGTATTTTACAGGAGTCTGTTGAAGACAGAATCGTCAAGAATGCTGTAATTGCAAAGTTAGAAGCACTTGGACATACAGTTTATGATTGTACGTGTGATGAAAACACGTCACAGAATGGTTGTTTAGCAGCGATTGTTGCTAAATGTAATTCACATAATGTTGATTTAGATATATCTATACATCTTAACTCTGGTAGAGATGATTACGAAGGCGATGATTCTACTGGTGGTACAGAAGTTTACGGATATGACACTGGAACAGAAGAAATTGGTTCGAAGATTTGTGAGGCAATTTCAGAAAAACTTAATATTAGGAACAGAGGATTTAAAACCAATTCAGGACTTTATGTTCTTAGAAACACAAAAGCCCCTGCTATCTTAATTGAATGTTGCTTCGTGGATGATAGAGACGATGCTAACAGATGGGATGCTGAAGCCTGTGCGAATGCTATAGTCGAAGCCTTAACAGGCGAAGTAGTATCAGAAGATTCAAGTGAAGATTGTTCTGACAATGATAGTTCGGATAATAATGAAACTACAGGTGGTAGAACTAATGATTTAGGTCATGTTGATGTTTATTATAGGGCTAAGTCAAATAATCGTTGGTGGGATGAAGTTCATGATAGAGATGATTGGGCTGGTGCTAGTGATGATCAGGCAATTACAGGTATTGCCATTGGTGTTAGTGAAGGTTATGTAAGATATCAGGTTCACTTACTTAACGGCGATTGGCTTCCAGAAGTTGATGGCTATGACATTAATGATGACGAAAATGGTTACGCAGGTAACGGTAGAACACCTATTGACGCATTAAAAGCAGTATTCTATACACCTGATGGTTATGAATACAAGTGTCTATATATACAGGTATCGCCACAGGGTATGGACGAATATTACCCTGTTCAGATAGATGATCAAACTGTAAATGGACAGGACGGATATGCTGGTTGTTTTGGTAGATATATTGATAAGGTTCAGCTTTGGGTTGAATAAGATTTTTTTGAGGGAGTAGATCGTATTGACTACTACCCTCTTTTATTAAATCAGCATTTATTATATTAAAAGTGCAAAAACATTATAGATTAAAAGGAGATTTTTTTTTATGAATAAGACAGAATTAGTTGCAAAGACACAGGAAAATATTGATATAAATGTATCAAAGAAGGATTTAACTACTATTGTTGATGGTGTAATAAAATCAATAACTGATGAACTTATAGCAGGTGGCAAGGTTCAGTTAGTTGGTTTTGGTACATTTGAAGTAGTTGAAAGAGCTGCTAGAGAAGGTAGAAACCCACTTACAGGTGAGTCACTTCACATAGAAGCTTCAAAAGCACCTAAGTTTAAAGCAGGTAAGGCACTTAAAGATGCCGTAAAGAACGCTTAATTTGAAAGGTTGTGATTATTATAAAAACATTACATTTTGAAGACTATGAAGATTTTGCTTGTGTTGTTTCAAATACATACGATAGAATAAAATCTGATGACAAATACAACTCAATAGACGTTGTTGCTAAATATGAAGATGCAAAAGAGATTATTCGTGAACTTATTGGAATTGGATACGGTATTGCATTTATTGATAAGTTTGGTAATCCAGAATGGGATGGGTATGACGATGCTTTCGTTATTAGCTTATTAGATGATGAAATCTGGTGCGAACCAGTTAAGAGAGATAATGGATACATCTTTATTGAAGCCGATGTTGTATACATCTTTGATGATTGTAATTCCAAGATTATTCCAAAGATTGAAGCTGATGAGGTATATGAAGTAGGAATTGGCAATGAATATGATGATTGCGATGGTGATTGTGAAAACTGTCCTGCGCATGATGAAACTTATTTACATACTTCTGAAGACGAAGATGGAAATACTCACGGATTTACTGCTAGTAGATCAGATGGCGACTCTTATATGAGTTATTCTTACTACTCTAGCAATGAGTTAAGTCATGAAGATATTCAGAAGATGTTAAAGGCTTTTGGATTTTAGATTATTTAGAGTGTGTGGTGTAAACTGCACACTCTTTTTTGTTATGACTTTATAGCTTAATGGTCAAAGCATCCAAGGTAAAACCGCAGACACCAGTGTGAAAGCCACTGACGGAATGGATATAGGTTCGAATCCTATTAAAGTCAATTTTCTATGTTTCTGTTAATGAAAACAGAGAATAAATATATGTGCTCATGATTAGTGTCATAGCTGATTGTGGGATTTATGGAACAGTAGGTACTTGGAGTAGCTACCAAGTATATGAGGCAACCTACACACCTCTTCTACTGTTCTATTTTTATTGTATGTGTAGGGGAAAGTGTAGGGGAAATTATGGGAACAAGAATGTTAAAGGTTGGAGATAAAGAAGTCCAATCTACTAAAGTAACTTATGACGATTTGGTTATTTTGTATAATCAATTTATTGATACTTACGGTGAAGTGCCAGTATATTCAAAATGTGACTCAAAACATAATATGCCACAAGGCAGAATTATAACTCGTGTATTAAAAGAAAATAGTATCACCTATAATGATTTCTTATTACAGTTTGGTAAGGTATCTCACGTAAGGACAGAAAGTAAAGATTATGATTTATATGTCAAAAGATTTAAAGAAGTAAGTGATAATATTGGTCATGCTTTATGCGGAAATGAGTTAATGAATAATAAATATGGTTTACCAAATCCAATTTGGTTCGTAAAATATTGTCCAGATAAAAATGTGAAAAAATATGATGATTTCGTGCGTTGGTGTGGTTATGAAAGCAATAAGCTCAAAAAAGAAAAAGAAGATATTGCGAATGCACTTATAAATCTTGAGAAAAAATTAGGCAGACCAATTTTGCGAGAAGATATTTCACTTGAGAAAATTGGTTTTTCAATGATTGTATTGGTAAGAATGTTTGGTGGTCTTAATAAAGCTAAAGAAGAAATTGGTCTTATGCCTACACCAACAGATAAACCTCTTTATCCATTTGAATATTATAGGAATACTATTACAGAGGCATTAAATAATCTATATGAAAAAACTGGTAGAAAATTTCTTACATGGCAAGATTTAGAAAGTGGTTTATATCATAAAAATAATATTGAACATAAATCAATAACAAAAGCATTTAAGCGTGAAGGTTTAGATGTATTTGCTTATATTAAAAGCCTTGGATTTGAAATGAATCCAAATAATTTTAGTTTTAAATATACGTTTGATGATGGTGAACGTGCTGTATCAACTATGGAATTTGATTTTTCTACACATATACGTTCTCTTGGATATGAATATAACAAATCATATTTTAGAGATGTAATGTATAAGACTTTTACAAATAGTGACAAGAAACGAAAAACAAATTGTGATTACTGTATACTTTTGCCTAACGGTAAAAAGTTATATGTTGAAATTGCAGGTGTTATACCTAACGACACGGCAGATTGGAGACATTATGAATACAAGTACAAACGTCATCAAGAGTATCAACAGAAAATGCTATACAAAGAAAAAATACTTATAGAGAACAAATGTAATTATCTATTTCTGTTTTCATCTGAAATGAAAAACGGAAGTTATAAAGAAATATTGCAAAATAAAATAAATGAGATTTTACAAGAAGTAGCTTAGTTTACCACTGCTCTACTTCTTTTTATTATACGAAAGGAAGTGATTTAGTGGCACATGTAACAAGGGTAAAATATTTTACCAAGGATAAGGAGAAATTTATAAATCCTGATAACTTGAAGAAATATAAGAAGTATCTCCAATCAAATATTATAAAAAATCAGGATGTTAAAGATACTACATATAAAAGATATGAAGGATTATTTCGTCATTTCCTTATGTGGTTAGGTGAAAATTATGGAGATTTAGATTTGTATTCAGATGAGTTTATGGAAGATGCTGTTGATATTATGGAGAACTATATTATGTTCTGCCAGGAAACACTTCTGAATCATAAAAAGATTATTAACATGAAAATTTCTGCCGTTAGCTCATTCTATATTTGGTCTATGAAACGTGGTTTTGTAAAATATCATCCTTTTGATGGAAAACTCGATAGAATGAAGAAAGCAAATGAGGAACATATTTTAAATTCGTATTTCCTTACAGAAGAACAAGTTCAAACAATCCGTAGAGAGTTATCTGAAAATGATAAGTATTCAATTCAAGATCAGATTTTATTTGAGGTAAGCTTCGATTCTGCCAATAGAATTGGCGCATTGTTGAGATTGCAGTTATCCAAACTTGATTTAGAACATAACATGTTTATTGATATAAGAGAAAAGGAAGGATATCGTACACAGGTGGTTTTTGGTGATGTTGCAAAAGAACTTATTCAAGAGTGGCTTGAAATGAGAAAGAATGATTATGACCATTTGGAATGTGATTCATTGTTAATTACAAAATACAATGGAGAATATAAACCTATGGGTGATAGCGCAATCAGAGATAGAATGAAGAAATATGGTGAAATAATTGGAATTTCTGACTATAGACCTCATTGCCAACGAAAATCTCGTCTAAATTTGGTTTATGAAGAGACTGGCGATTTAGCATTAGCAGCCGAGCTTGCCAACCACAAATCGACAGAAACAACCCGTTCCTTCTATTGCAAACCTAAAACTAAAGCAGAAGTTATGGAAAAAATCAATGCTTTAAAAGAGAAAAATGAATCTGAAAGCAAATAATCCTTCCGAAACCACTCAGATGTATGTAATTCGTGAAGACACTGACAATCCCGATGAAGCTTTCATCTAACCCTTGACAAATTCAAAAATATGCATTCTTAAAACAAAAGAATAAATAAATACAACAACTTATCTATAGGTAGAAAATGGTTCTCTACACACTCTTCGGAGTATCTGAGATGATGGATACACCGCCCATCATAGATAAGTTAAATAAGCTGCTCACATCCAAAAGAAGTGAGGGCGGTCTATCAATCCGTTGATAGATTTTTACAAGTGAGCTGTCACTGACCGATATGTGACATAAATATAAAGGTCGGTTTGCGAAATTATTGACCTTTGGAATGGTCTAAAACTTCCCACTGCTACTGCTCATTGGCGGTGTTATGGAAAGGTCTTGCCTTAGTAGACGATTAACATATTTTGGCATTTACTATTCATATAGCATTGTAAGTCTTAAAACGGTCAATATCAACCATAGAAGTGATCGTGCTTCTCTGCGTTAATGAGAACCATTAAATTCAAGTTTGTACTACAGTGTCTTTCGAGCTTGTGGTCTAAATATTAAAAACCAATGTCTATTAGGCTTTTATATGAAATGGAATTATCGCTAGTTTCTTTTCTGAATTTTTGAGATAGATAATAGCGAATGACTACTGGGCGGTCTGACATCTGGAAAGACAGATAAATATGGAGTGTCACTATATAAGCGCAATATATTTTGGGTGACACAGGTAGTAATCTCCTTCTCGTGTGTTGGTTAGCGAGTAAATCTGATTAAAGTGATTTTGAAAAGCATGGATACCTAGTGTGTCTAATTTATAAACTGGATGTGTACAGTCCAATATCAGCTAGTTAGTGCTTTATGCTGATTATCATAGCGGAATGACGAGCAATGGAAGCTCACTTGGCTCATAACCAAGAGAATGCAGGTTCGAGTCCTGTTTCCGCAACTCAACGATTAAAAGGAAAACGAAAAAAAGAAAGGAGCGTATATAATGGCAAGTAGATTGATTATTGAGCAAGAGCCATTAAAAGTTGGACAGGTTCGTAAAGTTACATCCAACAATGGTGAAAAAATAGATTCTATTACTTTACTCTTAAACAACAACGTGGAAATTTTGTTCGTGCCACGGAATGACGGAACATTAGATTTTTCAGTAAGTGATCCACAATTTGATACGTCAAATTTAGATTGCTCTATTGATAAAGAAGTATTGCGTGATTTATTTATGGCTATTAGAGACGGATATAAACAAGTAATTACAAATGAAACTGAAAGTGAGGGAACAAATTCATGAAATTAAATATTAGTAAAACTATTGATGAAAATATTATTGGTGTAGATATTTCTGTCGCAGAATTAGGTACATCTGATACTGATGCTGCTACTGAAAAAGATATGTTACATAATTTTGTCAGAACAATCGAATATTCTAAGATATCCTTTAAATCTAATATGAAAGCTGACTCTAATGGAGATCCAGTTACAACTGATAGTGAAGTTGATGATTCAACTATTATCTCTGTTGAATTAAAAGATATTATCAACCAGTCATTTGTTGTGGATGAAAATCTTCATATTACATTCTCTGTAGATGTTACAAAGATTCCAGAATCAGAAGTTAAAGCACCTTTTGATAGTGTTGAAAAGATTGGTAAGGCAAAGGTTGAACTTTTCGCTACTAAGATTCAGGAAGAAATTGGTAAAAAACTTGCTGAGATTCGTACATTAAATACTAAGTTTGAAGGTGAAACAGAAGTTATTCTGTAAAAATAATGGGTGGTACTCTTCCACCCTAAATATGCTCGGTTAGTCAAGTGGTCAAAGACCTCCGACTTTCTATCGGATAACATGGGTTCGAATCCCATACCGAGTATTATTATGCGGTAAACCTGATGCCAAAACCTATTTTTTGGATGCATACGAAACTTAGGTGTGTAAGCTCAACACTTACTACCGCTCTATGTCTATTGCGGTTTTCGAACAGGTACTGTTGTAACAATAGGATATGTTCTATACAGTTTAAATGAAAGTTCGGAGTTTGAGAACTCAATGAGAAAGACAATAAATTTTCAATAAATAGCTGATACTTAAATGGACAGCGAGGCTATATGGTATTTATATAGTAACAGAGAGTTGCTTCATGAGGCGACTCTCTTTATCTGTAGCATTGGCAGAGTTGGTATTGCACAAGATTGCTAATCTTAGGTCATCGTTTATTCGGTGCATTGGTTCGAGTCCAATATGCTACGTTTATGCCGTGTGTCCGATTGGTCGAGGGTGCTGTCTTGAAAACAGTCTGGATGTAAAAGTCTTTGGGGTTCGAATCCCTAACACGGCGTTCTAAATAAATTGCACTTTCATTGGAAATTTAATATTGGAAAGTTTGAGAAGTCATTTCGTATGAAGTGGCTTCTTTTTGTGTTGAAATAAAAGGAAAGAAGGTGAAACAATGGCTAATTTAAGACAAGCCAAAACTGATGATGAGGTCAAAAAGTTAACAGTAAATAATGTAAAAGGTGCGTATCATGATTTAGCCATTGACTACAACCATTTACTAGATTTGGATTATATCTATTGTCCTCATTGTGGAAAATGGAAATCAACTAAAGGTAATGGAAATTTTTATAAATCTAACAAAAGTAAAAGCGGATTTGAGCATTTTGCGTGTAAGGCTTGTATTTTAGATTTATGTACTGACGTAGATCCTAAAACTGGCATTAGAACAGACAATAGAGAAAAAACAATTAACACTTTTAGACAGCTTGATTGGAAATTTAGCGAAAGTGATTATAACGCACAGTTACAAGCTATTAATGAAGGTGTTGGTGAAAAAGTTCGTGGAACGGCTGTTCAAAATCTTATTGTAATGGTAGCTTCTCTTCCACAGTACAATAACACTTCCTATAAAGACTCTGAATTTTCTATTGATGATATAGATAATAATCCTGAAACAAATACAAGGATTGTTCAAAAAACACTCAAAACAGCAAGAAAAAGATTTGGAAATAACTATAATAATGAAGAACTTATGTATCTTGAGACGGAATACCAAGACTGGACGACACGTTATCCATGTGAAAATAAATCCCAGGAACTTTTATTTAAACGAGTATGTTGCAAGGAACTTGAGATAGATAATGCTCAGAAAAATGGCAAGGATACAAAAGATTTAGATGCTACTTTACAGAATCTGCTAGGAAGTTTAAATATCAAACCTAATCAAAAAACTGCATCTGAATTAACTGATAATCTTACATTTGGGCAGCTTATTGATAAATGGGAACAAGAAAAACCAATTCCAGAACCAGAAGGTGAATTTAAAGATCCTGATAAAATTGGACTCTTAATTGATGTATTCTTTAAGGGGCATCTCTCTAAAATGATGGGATTGAAAAATGCATTTTCTTCTACTTATGAAAAGTTCATTTCTAAATATACTGTCAAAAAGCCTGAGTATGATGAAGATACTGATTCAGAAGCATTATTTGATAAAATCTTTGGTCAGAAAGCTGAAGAGGAGGTATAATTTATGCCTCAATTAAAAACTCAGACTGAGATAGAAAAAGATAAACAACAAAAGATAATGGAAACTGTTGCTTGGAGAGCAGGATATTATCGTAACAACCCACATAGGTATGTCATTGATGTACTGGGATTATCTCTTAAATGGTTTCAGCAAATTCTCTTGTGGTGCATGATGCATTACAATTTTGTTATGTATCTTGCAGCAAGAGGTCAAGGAAAAACATATCTTACCGCCCTCTTCTGTTGTGTAAGATGTATTTTATTTCCTGGTACAAAAATAGTTGTTAGTTCTGGAACTTTAAAACAGGCTAACGAAGTCTTGTTGAAAATACAAGATGATTTCATGAAACAATCTTCCATATTACGTTCTGAAATAGAAAAATGTAATATTGGTCAAAATGACGCTTCTATTTATTTCAAAAATGGTTCATGGATAAAAACAAGAACCAGTTCAGAAAATTCAAGATCAGCCAGAGCAAATTGCATAGTTGTTGATGAATTTCGTATGGTCGATGAAACAGTTATCAATACTGTATTGCGTAAATTCTTAACAAGTCCAAGACAGCCAAAATATTTACAAAAACCCGAATATGCTCATATGCAGGAAAGAAACAAAGAAATATATATGTCCAGTGCATATTTTAAAAGTTCATGGGCTTATAGAAAAGCGCAAAGTTACACTCTTAATTTCTTTGATGACACAAAAAAATATTTCATATGTGGATTACCTTATCAGGTATCGGTGCGTGAAGGATTACTCTCTCGTTCTCAGCTTGAAGATGAAATGAGTGAAGCTGATTACAATGAACTTGTTCAGCAGATGGAAATGGAATGTCTATGGTTTGGTGATACAGATGGTAGTTTGTTTAAATTTGATGAATTAACTGCTCGTAGAAGACTTCGCAAAGCATTTCCACCATTGAGTTTCTGTAATGACAAAATAACAATTCCGAAATTAACATCTACTGGTAAAAGAATTCTATCTATTGACGTTGCTCTTATGCAATCCACGAAAAAGAAAAAAAATGATGCCTCTGCTATTTTTATTAACGACTTAATTCAAGTAAATGATACTGCATATCAATCAAATTTCGTATATGGTGAAACTTTTGAAGGCTTGAAAACAGACGAATTAGGAATGATTGTTATGAAATATTTTTATGAGTATCAATGTACAGATTTAGTTTTAGATACAAACGGAATTGGCTTGGGAGTATATGATTTTATTACCAAGGATCAAGTTTGCCAAGAAAACGGTAAAAGATATCAGGCAATGACTTGTATAAATGATAAAGATATGGCTGAACGATGCAAAGTTCGTGATGCTAATAAAGTTGTTTGGTCTGTAAAAGCTAATGCTAATTTTAATAATGAGATATGTGTATTACTTAGAAATGGTATACAGAATGGAAAAATTAATTTTCTTATTTCTGAACAGGATGCGGATAGCTCATTAAAAGAAACATATAAGGGATATTTCAAAATGTCTCCAACAGAACAAGCAAAATTGAAAATGTCTTATGTGCAAACAACGTTTGCCGTTTACGAATTGATTAAATTGGATCATGAAGTTAAAAACGGAAATATCAAGGTTAAAGAAGTCGAAGGTATGAGGAAAGATAGATATTCTTCTATTGCCTATTCTTATTGGTGTGCTTGTCAATTGGAATTAAAATTAAAACCTAAGACACAAGATACACAATCATTAGTTTCAAAGCTTCCAATCCGTAAAGCAAAATACAATTAAGGAGGTGCATTATCAAATATGCCTAGACCTAAGAAAGTAGATGCAAATTCTAATGCACCTGCTAAAGTAAATAATTCACAGAAGAAAACTACTTCTTCTACTCCAAAACAGCCAACCGCAAATGAAATGCGTGAATGGTATGAGAAAAATAAAAGTAAACTTGAACGTTATGAAGACGCAACAAGTGCAATTACAAGTCTTCGAGATATTCAGAAATCATCTAGATATACGTCAATCAGTAATTACTCAAAGGAAGATGTAAAATCATACATAAAGAATATCTCTTCTAATGAAAAGAATCTACGAAGCTTATCTCGTTATCTTTATTATCGTTCAGAAATCTATTATCGTCTTTGTAAATATTATGCAAATCAGATTGATCTTACAATTCGTAATATAGTTCCTCCATTTATAATCTCAGGCGAAAACGATGTACAATCCACATTGCAAAAGTATCAAGAAACAGTTGATATAGTTGACACTTTAGGATTGAATTATGAATTTCGTAAAGCTGCGTCTATCACTTTAAGAGAAGATGTATTTTATGGATGTGCTTATTATACAGAAGGTCAAGGAATGTTTGTTCTTCCATTAGATCCAGATTATATGAAAATAGCAGGTATGTTTCCTGATGGTTCATTTGCAGGAGCTATGGACATGAGTTATTTCCGTAGCCATCAGGAGCTTCTTGAATATTGGGGTGAACCATTCAATAGTATGTGGAGTACATATCAGAGTACAAATGAAAAATATCAGCTAATTCCAGAAGAATATAATGTATGTATTAAATTTAGGTCTGAAGACTGGGAAACCATCGTTCCCGTGCTTACACCTATATTCTTATCATTGATTGACCTTATGGATGCTTCTGATTATCAAGCAGTTCAACAGGCAGCTAATATATATAAATTAGTATGGCTTGAAATGAAGACAATGGGTAATGATGTAGATGATTGGGCTGTAAATCCAGATATAATGATTCAGTATTTCAATCGTATGCTTGAAGAAGCATTACCACCATATATCTCTGCTGCTATTGTTCCTGGTGAATTACACGAGATAAGTTTTCCAGATGATGCAACTGGCGATGTTACAAAAGTTGAAAAAGCAACAAAGGAAATTCTTAATACCGCTGGTGGTGCTCAGATATTAAACCTAAACTCTGCATCGAATTCTACTGCTTTTAAATATGGTGTACTTGCAGATTCTACATTTTCTATTTCAACTCTTATTCCACAGATTCAAGCGATTGTAAATCGACTACTATCTAATTGGATATCTGAACCTTGTAAGGTTAAATTCTTTGATGTTTCTATTTATCAGAAGGATGATTTTAGAAAATCAATCTTGGAATCATGTACTAATGGATTACCAAACAAAATTCTTTATAACACATTAAATGGCGTATCTGAAAAAGATACGTTATCTATGAACTTTTTGGAAGAAGACTGTTTGCAGCTTAGTTCAAAATTCAAGCCACTATCTAGCACTTATACTCAGACGGGTAATAATAAAGGCGGTGGTCAAGAAAAGGATGATTCGGAACTTACAGATGCTGGACTTCGTACAAGAGACGAGAATTTAAATGATAAATAGGAGTTGGTGGAATGAATCAAAAATTTATACAGACACAAGATGCACCTACTGCTACTCTCCTATCCCAATTAGGATATCAACAGGTGCAAAATTCTAATGGTATTTATGTATTTTTGAATACTGATACTCTTCGGTTTTCAGAAAATATAGATATAAATAAATTAAAGTATACAAATATGCTTACATTTTAGTCGTCTTCCTTGGGCGACTTTTATTATGTCAGAAAGGAGGAAAAGACTAAGTAGATGCAAAATGTAATTAAAAAGAAAATTTTAACTGAAGATGATTTACTACAATTTTGCCAAGAACAGAAATTTGCAAAATTTAGTTCTAAAGATACTGGCTATCAGTTGGCTTTAAAAGTACCTACTACTTTCGAGGTAGATGATACCGTAGACGAAAATCATCGTGGAATGATGCGTCTAAAATTCAGAATTTTTCATACAGGACTTAACAGAAATAAGAGTTATGTATCAAAGGATGCGGCTGAGAAAGCAATGAATACAATTGCTGATAGACCTGTACTGGCTGCAATCCATCAGCTTGACGATGGCAGTTGGGATTTCGAAGGTCATGAGATGGAAGTTGTTAAAGACGAAAAAGGTAACGAAGAACTTAGATATATTGAATCTCAAGTTGGTTCTTTCTCATCTGAACCTGCATTTTGGGAACATGATGATAATTTAGATAAAGATTATGTATGTGCATATGCTTATATCAGCGAAGAATATACAAAGGCTTGTGAAATTATTCGTGCAAAACAAGGTTCAAAAAATAGTTGCGAGCTTTTTATTGATGAACTCTCTTACAACGCCAAGGAGTAGTATCTTGAATTAAACGATTTCTATGTAAACGCTTCGACTTTGTTAGGAAGCCATGATGATGGCACAGAAATTCAGGAAGGCATGGAAGGTTCTCGTGCTGATATTGCTGATTTCAGTGTAAATAACAATTCAGTTAAATTTGACAAAAATGAAAAATTGATTGAACTCTTAGAAAATCTTAATAAGACACTTTCTAATTTCAATAAAGAACAGACTCCTGTTCAAACACAATCAAAGGAAGGAGGAACAAATAACAAAATGACAAAATTTGAAGAGTTACTTGCCAAATATGGTAAGACTGCTGAAGATGTAACATTCGACTATACAGAAATGTCAGATGAGGAACTTGAAGCAAAATTCGCTGAGATGTTCGATGATGACAATTCAGACGGAGACAATTTAGATAACGGAGAATCTGGTGAGCCTTCCAATGATGGAGAAGGTGATGGCGAAGGAGCTTCTGATCCAGATGGCGATGAAGGAAAAAATATTTCAAAAAATGAGTTATTTAATAAGTTGTTTGAAATTTCATTTGATGAAATCAGATATGCGTTAAATAATTTGTGCTCTGTATACAGAAATGATTCAGAATGGTGTTACGTATCTCAGGTTTATGAAAATTATTTCATTATGGAGGATTGGGACAGCGACAAGTATTATAAACAGTCCTATGAAAAAGATGGTGATAATATTTCATTATCTGGTGAAAGAATTGAAATGTTTGCTATGTTACTTACTGAATCAGAGAAGCTTGCTATTGAGGATATGCGTTCAAACTACGCTGTACTCAAAGAGTTTAAAGAGACAGTAGAAAAGAATGAACTTCATGCACAGAAAGAAGCTATTATAAATGCTGATAATTATTCTGTTCTTACAGAGAAAGATTCAGAAGGAAATTATGTAAATGCTGATTTCGCTGAATTGGTAAAGACTATGGATAATTATTCTGTAGAAGACTTTGAAACAAAGGTAAAGGTTATGCATTCAGATTATATGTCTGCACATGCGAACTTCTCTTCTGTTGACACAAAGAAAAACACAAATTCAGTTAAGATACTTACAAATATGAATAAGAAATCAAAGCCTAAGAAAAACTATGGCAATTTATTTGATTAAAAACTGAATATAACTTCATTTCGTACAGAACGCTTTATGCGTTCTTTTTTTATTGTAAAAAAACAAAATTTAAGGAGGAAAACATAATGGCTATTAAATATGCTGCTACAAAATTTCCACAGATGGAAATTGGTAATTTACTTGCTCAGGATTATGGTGAGCACATTTTATCCGTAAAGATCACAGAAGATACACCTAACGGATATCATTTCAAACCAGGTAAGATGACTTCTCTTGATAATTGGGAGATGGAAGCTGCAACTGAAATTGATGCTTATATCGCAATGAAGGATGCGTTAGGAAGATACCTTGTTGTAATTAGAGATCCAAAGGGAGTTGGTGTTATCTATCAGAAACCCCTCAACAATGTCGAGAGTCCTCGTTCACTCGCACTTGCTTCTAATTTCTATAACGATCCAGCAGACGGTGCAGTTCGTGGATACATGCTTCATTCACAGGATCGTTATTGGCTTACAGAGGACAACTTTGATGGCTCACCTACAGTTGGAGCTGAAATCACAACGATTTCTAGTGGAAAATTAAAAATTGGTGCGTAATAGAAAGGAGGATATAGAATAATGATGAGATTTAGTACAGAACATTTAAGAAAAGTTTTTGAAGATGCTGATAAGTATGAAAATTTTAAGAAGCTTACATACAATTTAAATCACGGAATTGATATTTATGAGTACGATGATGACGGAAACCAGAGAAAGGTTTCTAAGCACGAAGCAAACAAGGCAATCCGTAAAATTATTATGGAGGTATGTGACCTTACTGAAGATGATCTTAGATCCAACAAGAGACGTGAAAGAGCTTTAGAGCTTCATCACACAGAAGTATATGAGTTACTTGAGTCTGATATTGATTTTAAGGTAGATACAGCATTTAAGGAATCTGAGTGGTTTAATGATTTTGTAGATATGAGAAATGTTAAACTTGGTGACGAGGAAGAGTTCTGGTCAAGAGAAAAGGTTATGCTTGCTGTTGCTGAAATCAGTGGTGACCATCATGATCTGACTTTACAGTACTTAAATGAAGGTACAGCACACAAGATTCATACTAAGAAGTATGGTGTAAAGATTGGTAAGGATATTGATCTTATTTTACTTGGACGTATTGATTTCACAGAGCTGACAGATAAGATTGCAGAAGCATTCGTATATAAGGTTCAGGAACTTTGTTATACAGGAATTTATGGTGCTGCTACTAAGTTACCTAACAACTCTCAGTTCGTAAAAACAGGTGCTTTATCTGCTTCTACAAAAGACAAGTTTGATACACTTCTTGAGGATGTTGGAACAGCCAATAGCGCAGAAGTTGTTATTATGGGTACAAAGACTGCATTAAAGAAACTTAATGGTCTTACAGAAGTTGATTGGAGAAGTTTATCTCAGAAGGAGGATGTTGCTAAGACAGGTCGCCTTGGTACATATGAAGGAACAGAACTCATTGAGATTCCTCAGAGATTTGCTTTCAATGATGTAACAAAGAGACTTATTGACGATAAGAGACTTCTTATCTTTGCAAAGAATCAGGAACAGTTCGTGTGGTTCACAGATAAGGGCGAAACTCAGATTTATGAATCTGGTACTCAGAAGGGTGAACACGCTGATGACTTCCAGAAATATGAAGTTCAGAGAGAAATGGGTGTTGAGGTAGTATTACCACAGTATTTTGGTCAGTGGACTCTTGAGTAATAAATAAAATTGAGTGGTTAGATTATCTAGCCACTCTTTTTATATTGGATAGAAAGGAAAAAATAAATGGCATATACAAAAAAGACAACCACAAAAGCAGTAGAAAATACTAATACTGATGTGGCTGAAAAGAAATCAGAAAAAAAGAAGTTTGAGCCAACAGAAATGATTCCATGTGTGTCTCTTACCGCAGGAGAATTATTTTATGTTGGACTTAAATCAGATACTTTATATACATTTGCAGATATTGATGACGTTCAGGAAATTGAATTTAGAGATTTGGATTATGCAGCAAGGAAGGGTGACAAGATGATGTTTAAACCTCGTTTTGTTGTGCAGAATGCAGATTTCATTGCATTACATCCAGAACTTGATGATTTATATTCTACTCTTCATTCAACAAATGATTTAAGAGATATTTTAAAGATGACTCCTTCGCAAATGGAAAAAGCAATCTATTCTCTTCCAATTGGAGCACAGGAAGCATTAAAAACTATTGCAACAAGTATGGTTGATGACGGAACACTTGATTCTGTTAAGAGAATTCAGACACTTGATTCTATTTTTGGAACAGAGTTGCTTTTAAAATTGAATATGTAGTAAAGGAGGCTCACAATGACGCTTCCATATGAAACAATTTTTTCACGAACAAGAGGACGAATCAATGATATGAAAGAACTTTCTCTTGACGAAAACGATCTTAATGAAACATGGACTGAACGTTTACGCATGGTTGCAGGTGATGAACGAGTTATTAGAAAATTCGCTTCATTTAATATGGATGATGAAATCCAACAGATTGAATTTGAGATGCAATATCCTGTTAGCGATTTTGCAGATAAAGAATATGTTATAGGATTGTTCACTCTTGGAATGACAATTGAATGGTTAAAACCACAGGTTGACTCTGCAAAATTTACTGCTAGAGCTTTAGGAACAAAAGAAGAAAAAAACATGCAGAATCCATATAAAGATATGCAAAGTAGATTGGATACATTACAGCATGAATTTAGTAGAAAACTTGCAAGTCATGGATATATTAATAATTCATATGTGCGAGGTGAATAACTATGGAATATATATATGGTTCGTTCACTAAAAGACAAATTAAAGAAGCTGCACATGCAATGCACAACGATGTCCATAAGTTATTACTTTACAAGGATAATCGAATAGAAGAAAAAATATTTGAGAATGATGAAGCTTTTCTTATATTTTTCCAGAATGTCATGTTTAAATTTAGTGGAACAAAGACTCTATTTAATAACAATGGAATTATGGTCACATTAATGGCTACTTTGCAAGCTGCTTATGACGAAGTTACATCCGATGAGTTTGATTACATGACATTTCGTAGGGCTATTTTAGATAGTCACAATTACATTAAGCAGATGTTTGAAGGAGGTGTTGGTGATGCCAAGCTTACAGACAGCACGGCGAATCGCTAACGCCAAAACAAATAATGCGAAAACTTTAGGTCAAATTTATAAAGAAGAATCTGACTTTTTGATGGAAGAAACTTGGGATAACAGTATTGCTTCCAAGACTTGTTATATCTACGATCATTTTCATGACGACTTCTTTACAGATGAACATGGAATTACACGTTCACTTGCTGAAGGTATGACTTATGAAAATACCAATAAGACAAAGATAGATGCAAAGTTTATTATCAAATCTTATCAGTCAATGGACAAAGACCAAGTGGAATACTATCTTATGTTTCGTCCAAGTCAGCCTGTAAGATTCAATGAAGGTGATGACCTTTATTATTATGAGACTGATTTTAGAAAACGCTATGGAGCGACATTTCCGATAGGGCTTTTCGTGGACGTTCCAGATGATAGAGGAGTTTATCATAAATGGATTATTTGCCGTGATGAACCAGCTAATCAGTTTCCTAAGTATTTGATTTTGCCAGTAAATTACGAACTTACATGGATTGAAAAATCTAATGATAAGCGAATCAAGAGACGTATGTGGTGTTGTTTAAGACAACAGAATTCCTACACTATAGGAACTTACACAGATAGATATTTTACACACACAGATAATCAGGATAAGATATGGTTGCCAATGAACTCTATTACAGAGAAGTTTTGGTACACTTCTGAAGATTCTAAAAATATGCGAGTTGTAGTAAGTGCTTTAACAGAACATCCTACAGTATGGACAGTGACCAAGGTTGAAAATTCAATGCCATTTGGTATTCAAAAACTTACTATATATACGGCATTTTGGAACGAGCATACGGATTATGTCAATCTTGAAACGGGCGAAATGTATGCGAACTATTTCGATTCAGAAATTGCCCCAACAGATCCATCTACTCCAACTACTCCCCCATCTTCTATAACAGCAAAAATTTCAGCATCCACTTCTACAATCAAAGTCGGTGGCAGCTATAAAAATCTCACAGTAAATCTATTCAATGATTCCAATGAAGATATCACAACTGAATATGCTGATGCAACCTTTACATGGACTTGCGCTATTGATAATGAAGATTGGACAGACAAAGTTACATGGCGAGCTGGTACAGAGTACAACCAAAAGAAAGTAAAGTTTCCTAATAACGCCTCTACTATCGGTAAAATATTGTCGATTAAGTGTGAAATTGTTAAGGATAACTTGCCGATTGAATCTGAATTTTTACCGTTAGAATTAACTGAATAGGAGGTGTTTTATGGCAGAAAAATTAGTTACAAAAAATGATTTGTTAAATAAGCTTCGTGCATATAAGACTACTCCTGATGATGATGTAATTCTATACAAGCAAAAAATCAAAAATGCTTTGTTATCAAATCCATGTTTGTTATACGCTCTCAATGATAAAAAGTTAGAATCTGAATTGTTCGACAAAAATGGAAACATCAATTGGGAATGGAATGAAGATACCAAGCAATATGAACCTCTTGGTGAATGGGATAGATATTTTGGAAGTGATTCTCTTATTCGTCCATTTTTATTTATTCCAGATACACAGACAACAGTTAAATGTTATGTGTGTTATCAAGTAGGGTTTAGAGATACGGTTAGATATCAGTCAGGATTAAAAGAAACACAAGTTACTTTTACTATTTTTGCTCATGGAGATGATCGTATGGATAAATTGACTGGAATTCCAAGGCATGACCTTATTGCTTCCATTATAAGAGAACGATTCGCATGGTCTAATATATTTGGTATGCAGACATATCTTACACAGGATTATGAATCTACAGTTGATAACAATTATGTGGCTCGCACTCTTGTATTTGAACTTACGGACTTAAATAGTAAAGTTCGTACACCTTATTGTGGAAAACCATCTATTATGAATTACGGTATAAGGCGGTGATTGTTTGGATGTATTAGAAACATTGGATAGTCTTCAATCTGCCGCAGAAAAAGATGAAGCCAAAAAACAAGAAGTGAGTAAAAAGCCAGAATATCATTTCGACAAACTTAAAATGTATTTTGGTGAGGATTATACAATAAATGGTATAACTATTTCAATTCCAACCATAGGAGATATTTTAAATATTGGCGAATCAAAATTCTACCAAGCAATCTCTCCTTTTCTTAGTAATTCTACTTCTATTCGAGTTCTTCTTTATGATGTATTTAAAAAGGATTGGAACAAAACAAAAGATATTGAAGTGTTTTATATCTTATATCAATTGCTCGAAGATAAAGAGCCGTTAAAGCTACTATTCAAAGATTTTAGTTTTGATGGATTTGAATTAATTCAAGCAAGAAAAAATGTTGACGATCCAGAATACAATCATCTTGCGCTTTTAAATCAAGATAAAAATATGATTATTTATGATGATGAATATATGGAAATTGCTGAATTTATTCGAGCGATGATGAATGTTCATCCAAAGGTTGAAAAGGCAAAAGGTAAAACAACAAAACAATGGATTTTACAAGAAGATAGAATGAAAGCAGAACAGGATGATAAAAAGAAAGGCGCATCGACTCTTTTACCACTTGTTTCGAGTTGTATAAATCATCCTGGGTTTAAATATAAGTTGGAAGAATTAAAACAAGTGAATATATGTCAGTTTATGGATTCTGTAAACAGAATTCAAAAATACGAACAGGGAACGGCTGCTTTACACGGAATTTACGGTGGTATGGTGTCAGCCAAAGACATTCCTGAAGATTTAATCAATTTTATGGGCGATATTTAATCGCTCATTTTTATTGCATAAAAATAACAATTTTAAAGGAGGAAAATAATTATGGCATTTAAATTAGGTGACGTAATCGTAGATAGACTTCAGTTTGGTTACGGTGCAAAGTCTAATGGTACACCTCTGTATGCTTTAACACAGCTTACACAGGCAAATATTGATATTACGGCTGACTCAACAGATATCAATGATAAGGATGGAAACCTTGTATATCGTAAGTATACAGGTAAGAAAGGTGAGGTTACTGCAACTAACGCATTCCTTAACCTTGCTGTTGTAGAGACTATTTCTGCTACTGATGCTGAGATTGCAACCGCAGATAAGGGTATTGTTATGCCGATGATTCAGATCGTAAAAGCTGGCGAAACATTAGATGTTACGGGATTTGTTGAAGGTTCTATCCATGTAAATGCTCTTTCTACAAAGGGTTCTATGGGTAAGGACGAATTTAAGAAAGGATCTGCCGCTTCTGCTACTGAATATGCAATTAAGCACACCGAAGCTTCGGGTGAACCAGACAATACACCTGCGAGTGATGTATTAACACCGCCTATCGCAGATGGTGAAACTCAGTATATTGTCAAGTATAAGAAGACAATTAAGAGCGGAGCAAAGATTACTAATTCTGGTAAAAAGTTCCCAAAATCTCATGAGTTGTTCTTCAAGGCACTTGTAGTAGACAAGTGTGAGACTGATGTATTAAAAGCAGCTATCATTCACATCCCTTCATTTATGCCAAGTCCTGAGTTTTCACTTGCATTACAGGGTGGTGATTCTCAGACGATGGATTATAAGGGTTCTATGATGCTAAATGCTTGCTCTACAGATGGAGAACTTTTCTCTATTTATTACATTGACGAGGAAGAGGACGATATCGAATTATAAGAACACGTAGGGCAGTTAAACTACTGCCCTATTCTTACAAGGAGGAATAATGTCAAAGAAAGAATTGAGAACTTGTGTGCTTTGCGGTAAGACTTATTCATTTTGTCCAGTTTGTAATCCAGAAGATCGTTTGAAACCAACATGGTATTTTTGTTGGTGTTCAGATAATTGCCATGAAATTGATGAAGTGACTTCTGCATTTGAAGATGGACGCACGACAGATATTGAAGCAAAACCAAAATTAGAAAAATTAGATTTGAGCAGAAAAGAATACTTTGGCGAAAGTTATAAGAATTCTATTACCTCTATCATGAAGGCAAAAGCACAAGTTATTAAGAAAGAAAATAAAAAGACAGAGGCTAAATCTGTCAAAAAGGATATTGTTACAAAAGTCGAAAATGAGGCTGAAAGTAATGTTGAATAGTGATTTTTAAATAAGGGATTATAACATATTACTATTCAATGTTGTAATCCCTATTTTTTACGCTATTACGGATTGAAAGGAAAATATATGATAGAAACTAATCTACATAACGCACGAAACTATTCAGAGCATGAAGTGAATAGAATCTGCAATGTAAAACAGCAAATCTTTTATATGAGTTCTGGTGCATATCCTATCGACATTTATCCTAGCTATGATAATAAGAATGACAGGAAAATTATTGTGATGATATTTGATCGAAAAGACACTAAAGAATTATATCAAAGATGGAAAAATTATGATACGGAGGACTAAATATAATGGATTTATCATTTTTAACAAATTTTACAGTACCGATTATTGTTGGGATTTGCTTATGCGTAGGATATGTATTAAAAAATATTGTTACAACAGATGTGGTTAATAAGTATATTCCACTGATTATGGCAGTGCTTGGTGTTACATTAAACACATGGATGAATATGAGCTTTACACCTGAAATTTTACTTGGTGGACTTGTATCTGGTCTTGCTTCTACTGGTTTATATGAAGCCTTCAAGAATTTTTTAAAAAAGTAAAGAAGGGATGGTACATATGAGTGCAGGAGATACAGAATTTAGCACAGATTGATTATGTGCTTGTCATACTTGGTTTATTTGCCATTTTGTTTGCAGTTAAAAAAGTTATCGAAATATTCGGTTATTTTAAAAAGAAATTTCGATTAAAGACAGGCATTGACGAAGATAGAGAAACTGTTGAAAATCGTATTAAAACGCTTGAAAAACATGACAATTGGCAGTATCAGGAAATCCAAAAAATATCTAAAGGTATTGATGACATTAAGGACAATCTTGTACAAAAAGAGATATCTGATATTCGATGGGAGCTTCTTAATTTTTGTTCTGCTCTTACGGGTGGGCAGGATTATAATAGAGAAGCTTTTGAACATATTTTTCGGACTTATGAGCAATATGAAAAAATACTTGCTGATAATCATATGACTAATGGATATATTGTAGAATCAATGAAAGCTGTTAGAGAAATATATCATAATAAACTTGTTAGTGGTGATTTTAGGTAATTTAGCCATAATCTTCATTATATCACATATTGTATAAACCAATGTTTATTAAATTTCAGTTATTCTATGTATAACAAAATTTTTCTTGAGAATACTTATGATATGAAGAATAAAGTTGGCGAATATAGATATAAGCAAAATATAACATTAAAGGAACTATCTCAGAGAAGTGGTATTTCTGCAACCACCCTGTCAAAAATTGAAAACAATCAAACTAATGATATTCTACTTAGTCACGCTATTACTTTATCTCATATACTAAAAGTTGACTTGTACGAATTATTTTGTATAAAGAGATAGGAGGAATCTAACATGAGGATGTACTTTAATTTAATTTGTGAAGAAGTTGAACTAACAGGTGGAAAAATTATCCATATTGATATTAATATTGGCAATATGGAAGAAGTACACAAAGTCGTACTTGATAATATTGATAAATATCCCAACGCTAAGTGGGAGCTATACCCAATGTTTGTTTGTGCGTAATTACATATTTTATTTTATGAAAGAGCGATTTCATACAAGATCGCTCTTTTGTTATATCTTTATATTAATAAGGAAGAAACTCATAGAAAATTAAAGTGCTTTTACCATTATCTAGTCATATGGTAAGGGCATTTTTTAGTTAGGGCAGATGACTAGACTGCCTGCCCTTAATCAAGAAAGGAATGAATAGTTATAGCAAAAAATATAGGCAAAATTTTTGAACAGAACTTCAAAAATTCATGTCCAGAAGATGTATTAATTTATAGACCGCCTGATGCTGCTCAATCATTTGATATGAGTTCAAAGTTAAGATTTAGTCAACATAGTCCATGTGACTTTATGATTTTTAGTGGCAATAGAAATACATTTTGGACATTGGAATTAAAAACTTTTGAAGGATCTTGTTCATTTGAACGAACCAAGGAAGATAAAGGAATTATACACTACTATCAAGTAGAATCGTTAAAGAAGTTTTCTACTTATAAAAATGTATGTAGTGGTTTTATTTTGGATTTCAGAAAAACAAGTAATACATATTTTCTTATGATAGATGAATGGGATGGATTAATAAACTCTCTTTCAAAAAAAAGTTTTAATGAAAATGATTTATTGAAATACTGCAATCCTATTCTCATTAATAAGAAAAAATTAAAAGTAAATTATCGTTATGATATCAATGGTTTTCTTAACGATACAAGATTATAAAGGAGAATAACATAATATGAACAAAACATTAAAGGTTTATCAGGTAAACAACATCTATTCAAGAATTAAGAATGTGATTGAGAATAAAGATATTGATATTAAAGCGAAATTTAAGTTCAAATTACTTAGATTATATTCAGAAGTACAGAGTATTGTAAAGGATTTTGAGATGACTAAGGATGGTCTTATAAACAAGTATGGTACAGATGTTCTTGATTCTGAGGGTAATGTAACTCAGAAGAGGGTTTCACCTGATGATAAGACATGGACAGATTTTGTCAAGGAAATTAATACTGTCGCAGAATCTGATGTTGATATAGATATTACACCTATTACTGTTGATGAGCTGTTTGAGATGGAACTTGATACAGATGCGCTCGCTGACTTAGTACCTATTGTTGTTGAGGAATAAGATATAAAGGAGATAAAAGGATTATGACAATTAAAGAATTTTGTGAAAAGTATAATAATATTGCAACTAAGCAGTCAAAGGATCAGTATATTAAAGATAATCTTGAGATTACACCTTATGTGCCATTTGTTAAGAAGGATGCGCTTATTGTTAATTTACTGAAAATAACTATGATTGATAAAGAGACAGGAAATATAAAAGTAAACTCTTCTGCTGAATATTTGTTAATTACAAGAATTTTTATTGAGAACTACACAAACCTTACTGTAGAGACTAAAGGATTCTTTGAGGAATATGATGAGTTAAAGAAATCTGGACTATTTGATATTCTTCTTATTGGTAATGATATTACTGCTCCACTTATTCCATATGAGGAAATTGCAGAGTTTAAACATTTGTTATCAATTAAGAAATCGGATATTTTGCAGAATAAATACGAGATCCACAGCTTTATCACAGAGCAGGTGGAAAGATTTAAGGCTCTTGGCGAAGCTACTCTCACACCGCTTATGGATGTTGTTAGTAAGAAACTTGATGAGATTCCAAAGGAAGAACTGGATAAGATTATTGAGTTTGCTAAGAAGGGCGAATTTAAAGAGATATAGAAATTCAAATTTCAAAGGATGGATATTAAATGATAGGTGGAATTTTATATGGTCTTCTATGTGGATGGATTCTTACATTATTTCATGTAGATGATATCTGTATAGAAGTTTTACAACCGTTTATTCCATTTGTACTAACCACTGCTCATTATTATTTTGTATTTGGCATTTGTGGTTTGATATACGGAATAATTCATAATGGTTAAATATTTAGGCTCTATGGCGGTCAAATGTCATAGGGCTTTTCTTATGGAGAGTGGTAATACTGCTCTCCTATTTTAGTGTAAAAATAGTGAAATTATAGTGAAACTTTTGGAGGTGATGATACATGGCTAAAGGTGATTTAGCATCAATGGTTTTAAAAGATATAAAACATGCAGAGAAACAATTGGCAAAAGAAGTTGCGCTTGAAATCAATAAATTATTCAAAGAATCTGTATACGATTCTCTAATAGATTGGTATAACGATTATTCACCAATGGAATATGTAAGAACTCAAAATTTTATGAATGTATATAATTCCGCTTATACATCAGCAAATGGCAATATTTTAACATTACAGGTTGATTCTTCGAGAATGAATGATTATCCAGGTTTTAGTAGACCACCATATCCAACGTATGAGAAACAACCATTACAAGCAAATACGGCATTCGATTATATGTTTATGAATGGTGAACATGGTCATGGTCGTTGGATGATGCATCAAAGTATACCTCCGTTTGATAGAGTCGATAGAGACTTTCGAAGTGGATTTGGAGGTCGTGTACAAAAAATTATAGATAATAAAGCAAAGAAAATATTATTTGGATAGGAGGTAATTTATGTCAGGAATAGCAAATTGGCAAGCTCAAATTCGTATTGACATTGAAGATTTAAAAAAACGAATTAAGGTTGCCGAAGGAGAAATTAATAATTTCACCAATGAAGACCGAAAAGTAAAATTAGATATAGATACAAAGACATTAGAAAGTGCTATTCAAAAACTTGATAAAATGCTTGACTCTCTTGGAAAAGGAACGTGTGATTTTAAACAGTTTGAGAATTTATCAAAAGAGTTATCAAGTATTGTATCAGAAGTACAGAGCTTAAGTAAAGCTTTTGGTAAAGTAGATGATTCTGGTACAAAGACACTACTCTCTTCTATCCAGAATATTGACAAGTCGCTTTCTGAACTGAGTCAGAATATTCTCAATGTTAATAAAAACATGGGCAATACGAGTGGTGCTGTCAAACAAGTGGAGAATATTAGTAATGCATATCAAGATGCTGCCAAAGAAGCTGAGAAGTTGGCTGATGCACAGAGTAAGATTGGACAGAAAACGAATATTTCATTTGGTGACTCTAAAGAGCGATCAACAGAAATTGACCTATATCATAATTTAGAAAAGAGAAAAGTTACATATGATGAAATAATTGATAAAATTCAAACAATCGTATCTCTTAAAGAAAAAGAAAAATCATTAAGTAAAACTTCTGATGATACGAAACTCTACCAAAATTTATATGACGAAAATGATATCAATTGGGCTGGTGATACGGAAGGTACTATTAATAGAATATCAGATAGATTAAAAGAAATTTATACAAAATATAATGGTAAAATATCTTTAATTGATGAAAATGATATTCAAGAAGCTACTTATCTGTTAGACATACTAAAAGGATCAGGTGAATCACCTAACCTAAATAAATCTCAAGAAAAGTTTTATCAGAATAAAAAATTTTCAAACGATTCATTGTTTGATAATATTCGTGTTGATTCTCAAAAAGCTGAAGAAATAGATAAAATCAACACAGAGTTGTCAGAAACATATCGTTGGTTCAATCAACTTGAGGGCGTATCTCTTAATGAAAATATAGCAAACGAAATTAAATCATTAATATCAGATATGCAAATTGGTGGAAAAACTGCTAGTGAATATGCTAATGATTTATTAAAAATATTTAATATAGAAGTTGGCTCTAATTCTGCTGTCGAACAGCAAAATAAATTACAATCTGAATTAAAAGAAACAGAATTACAAGCTGAAAAGACTGCTCAAGCTGTAAATGAATCTTCTTCTACCACTCCTGAAAAAGACTCGAAAGACGCATTTCCTGATAAAGATGTTTCTGCATCTGTAGAGGCTGCTACTAATTCAATTAAAGAAGAGAATAATGTATTAGAGCAGAATACTCAGAAAGTTAAGGAAAATACACAGGCTAAAGAACAAAATGTCAATGTAAACCTTAACAAGTATGATAAGCGGTTAGATTCTTACAATGATAAGATTGATAAATACAAGACAACTATTGATAGATTTAATGATGGTGGTTGGACAAGTAGTACATATTTGGAAAATGTGCAAGCAGTTAAGAATGCTGTTAAAGAGTATGAAACTCTGCTCAATGAATTAAAAGGCAAAGATGCTAGTTTGGTGACAAGCGAAGATATTTCTAAATTGGATAATTATGAAAAGAAAATTAAAGATACTATCGCTACTGTTACTAATATGTCGGCTTCTGAAAAGGGATATAATTTTGTATCTGGTCAGAAAGAATTAGATAAGATTCATAAGCTTTTAGCAGAGAATAGTAAAATGTCTTCCGAAGCGAAAGCTAAAATTAGAGCTTACTATGCTGAAATTGAAAGCGGAAATCCTAGCATGAGTTTAGATAAAATTCATGGTGAAATTTTAAAGATTTATAATGCCGAAGTTGAAGCTGGTCGTGCTGGCAAAACATTATGGGATACATTAAAGAACAGTGGATTCCATCAGATTGCTGCTCAAATGGCAGGAATGTTTGGTGTGTATGATGTTATTAATGTAGTTCGACAAGGAGTAAATACCGTTCGTGAACTCGATGAAGCAATGACCGAAGTTCATAAGGTATCAAATGCGACAGAGACACAATATGCATCGTTTAGAGATACCATATCTTCAACTGCAAAAGAAATTGCAACAACAAATAAAGAATTGCTTAATTCTAGTGCAGATTTCTTAAGATTAGGATATAGTCTTGAACAAGCGAGTGATCTTGCAAAGAATGCTACATTATTTGTTAATGTTGGTGATGGTGTTGATATTACAGAAGCCACTGAAGATATGATTACAGCAATGAAGGCTTTTGATATCCAAGCCAAAGATAGTATAAAAATTGTTGACGATTATAACCAGATTGGCAACCAGTTTGCGCTCTCTGCTTCTGATATTGGTGAAGCAATGAAACGTTCTGCGTCTGCTCTTGAAACGGGTAATAATAGTTTTGAACAAAGTATCGGTCTTATTACTGCTATGAATGAAATTGTTCAAAATAGTGAAAACACAGGTAACTCTCTTAAGGTTTTAAGCTTGCGTTTAAGAGGTGCAAAGGCAGAACTAGAGGATATGCAGGAAGATACAGAAGGTCTTTGTGATTCAACATCTAAGCTTCGTGAACAAATTAAGTCTTTGACTGGTGTTGATATTATGTTGGATGACAATACATTTAAATCAACAACAGACATTATTAAAGAATTAGGTGCTGTTTGGGATAAATTATCCGATTCTTCACAGGCTGCGACTCTTGAACTTATAGCTGGAAAATCAAGGGCAAATAATGTAGCAGCATTACTTAAAAACTATCAAAAAATTGATGAAGTTATGGACAGCCTTGGTGATGCCGAAGGTTCAGCAATACGTGAAAATGAAGCCATAGTTGATTCTATTGATGGACGAATTAAGAAACTATCTGCTTCTATGGAAGATTTTTGGCAAAAAGCAATAAATACAGATTTTGTGAAAAATATTGTATCATCACTTGATACCATATTAAATCTATTAACAAAAATCATTGACCAGTTCGGTTTACTTCCAACTATTATTGGTTTTGGTGGTGCTGGTACAGGTATCTTTAAATTTATTAAGAATTTTGATTGGGTTTTCAAACCTTACACAAAAAACTCTCTCCAACAGTTTTTAGTTGGTCAATCATAGATAAGAGAATAACATAATGGCGTTACAATCAAATCTATGGATACATGGGATTCTTAATAAAAACTCTGCAAACACTTTAGCGGAGTATAAACTATTACATGGAGGAATAAATGCTTGAATGCTTGGTAGCTTAACAAACTACCCACGGATCACATAGCAAACCGTAATCTATATGGTTATATTAGATGAGGTTGCGAAAGCAGAAAAAATTGTATATGTGGATATATGAGAATATCGAGGAGACTTGATAGGTGTCTAAGTATCATTAACAACGGGCAACGAGCAGGACGGTACTCTACATTTTATAATGTTGATCATATATAGAAATGAAAGGTCATATATAGAGAATATCTATCTAAGAGAGCAATCCCCAACGACATACCCATCCTCTAAGTGAGTCATCGCCTTAAGTATGACATTCGCTTATAATGCATAGTGTACATTGCGATTTCGGAATTCAGCAATGTACTTGAGTGTGTGTTTAACTCAACTAGAAAATTCCAAAAAATAACTTATAAAACAGAGAATAACAAAATAGGACTGTCGTGAGACAGCCCTACCATTGTAAGGAATGAAAGGAAATAAAATGACATATACATATAGAATTAGATAGAATGATGTCTGTCTTTTGCAATCATGCGTGTTATACACTTAACTTTCTCATCGCTGAGTTCAGGATGTTTACAAATTTGTAATGTGACTACAAATTTTAACCCTAAATAAGCTAAATAACATATTCCACAGCTTGCAGAGACTTCTATAACTTTAGTAAAAATACTTATCAAATTCTACCCTCCTTTCTTTTGAAAAATAATGAAAGTTGGGAAATGTATTGCCCAGAAAGGGCAGACTTTATTTCCGATACCACATATAAAATAGACTTTAGATACAGCCTTCGGTTATATACATGATGTGGTACATGTACATACTGTGTCTAAAGTCTATTTTATCATTGTATTTAATTCAATACAATCCCAGAACAATAGTTCTAATTTAGTAATTGTGAGTTAATATACTCTTCTCTTTCGGATTCCGTCATTGAGAAGAATTTTTCAAACTCTATATCAAGATTTTTACATTCAATGTTGCATGTCCTGCATATACATTTTATATAATGTGTGTATGTGATTCTATGACAATTTGGACAATAATGGATTTTTAGCATATGTAACCTCTGTTTCTTATTGATTTTTGAAGAGTAGTCATTAATGGCTACTCTTTTATTATATCTATTTATTGAACGGAATAACCTAAATTAGTACGAAAGGAAGTAAAAATTATGTATTTTGAACAAGCACGAGAAAAAGATTTATATTTAAAAGACAAAGAAAAAGCTACACGTCTTACTGATGTGATTATCTGTATGTTAAAAGCAGAACATATTTCAATATCAGAGACACGCAACCTTTTCAGAAATATTGTTGAAAAACTCGAAGATACCCCTATATAACTATTTGGTAATATCTTTCTCTTCTAATGAATCGTAGAAGGATTTATACAATGTATCTAATTCTTCTACGATTTTTGTAGGAGTCCAATCGGTCTTATTTAAAACTCCTCTTTGTTTGATAGCTTCAATTGCTAAACTACGAGCTACTTCTTTCCTTATTGTTTCTGATGTCATATTAAAATTCCTCCTCTATAATTTGATAATACTATCATACTACTTTGAGGAATATTTTACCATTCAGAACATTAGTTCCCATTCTTAAAAATCACTCTTACAATTATTACAGTGCCATTGTTTTTTAACCTTTTGTGAGAATATACCGAACATTGCTACTGATGTCGCTTTTGATACTCCTGATATTTTCTTACAATTTGTTGAATTACAATATGGACAATGAACCTTGTTTAATAACTCCTGTGCTTGTGCGTTGGCTTGGGCGATTTGCTGTGGGGTAAGGTCGGGAATCGCAGGATTGTTTTCTTTAGTTCCATATTGTTTACTTAATTCACACCATAGTTGTTGAGCATCGTCATCTGAACAATTTGTTAATTCTTGAATAAACTTCATTCCTTTTAATGTTTGATTTTGAGCAATTATCATCAACATTTTTGTTGCTTCCGTGCTTTCAATTTGATTATCAAAATAATATTTTGCTTCTTCGTAATTCATAATAAACCCCTTTTTTGTTTTTATTATATCAGACAACACATAAATACGCAATTAAAGACTGTTGGAGAGTCTGTTAGCGTTATATCAAAACTTGAAGAAGCTTTAAAAGAAATAGACAATATTGGTACTGTTGGTATGCCTAGAATGGCACAGGTAAACAGATTGTTAAAAGAAACTTTTGCTGACTGTTCCATTGAAGCTGCAAAAATGGCAATTTCGCAAAGTACATTAAATAAAGAGCAAATAGAATTGATTTTATCCTCAAAAGGTCTTACAGGTAATATTCTTGAAACTACTACTGCTGAACTTGCTAATACTACTGCTACTAATGCTATGGCTGCGACTGAGGGTACTGCTACTACTGCCACTGTTGGATTTGGTACGGCTATCAAAGGTCTTGGTGCATCATTAAAAGCACTTGCAGTTGCACATCCGATATTACTTGCTATAACAGTAACTTTAGGTGCTATTGCAGGAGCAGTTAAGATAGTAGATGCGTTAACAACATCTATGAAAGAACAGCGTGAAGCATTTGAAAATGCACAACAGGACTATACGGATGCATGTACAAAGCTTGATGAGTTAAAAACTAAGCTATCAGAGACTACAAGTAGAATAGCTGAATTAATCGAAAAGTCTAATAATGGTACTATTACATTAGTAGAACAGGCTGAACTTGATAAGTTGAAACTCACTAATGAAGAGTTAAGACTTATGGTACAGAACCAGGAAGAGGTTAAGAAGCAGAAAGCAAAAGAAGCCTCTGACGAAGCATATAAAACATACACAAGAGAAAATCGTATGGAAGCTGACGATACTGCAAGTAAACAGGAACAGTATTACCAAGCATCAAGTGATGCAGATGGTTTCCACGTTGGTTCATTCTTGGATAGAGCGAGTGAATTATCTGATTTTGATTATGCTATTAAAGCAAATGAACAGAAATTAGAGGAATTCCAGAAACAAAACGAAGAATTACAGGCACAATTAAATGCCACTTCCGATGAAAATCTTAAAGCTCAATACCAACATAGTATTGACCTCAATAATAATCTTATTTCTAATTATACAAACTCCAATGAAAAGTTAAAAGAATCTGCTGAAAAGATGGCAGAAGAAACCTTCTCTGATAAGATAGAGAAGTATGAAGCATTCAAACAGACATTGATGAACTCTATGAATTCTGATGGTACATTTGACAATCCACAATATCAAGCTATGTGGAATGATATGCAGAAGAAGGAAATGGACTTATACCGATATACTGGTAGGTCTGCTGAATGGAATACAGTCAAACTAGATTCTATTATAGATGATAAAAGTTATCAGGCAATAGTTGATAAGCTTAAAACAGCACTTAATGAAGGTACTCTTACTGAGGATGATATTAAGGGGATTGATGTTCTTAATGATAAGCTGAATGATACTGATTTAATCTTAGAAGATGGACAATCAGCGGCAGATGTATTTATTAAGTATCTTAATAAGCTTAAAGAAACTGGAACTGATGCTGCACAATCTATATCTGGTGCATTTACTGACTTAACTTCTCTTCTCACAGAATCAGATGATAAGTCACAAACAGCCAATCTTGCAGACCTTCAATCAGAAGCAGACCTATTATCTACAATCCAAAAAGAATTAGATGATAATGGACGTATAGGTGTATCATCTATGCAAAGCATTATCAAGAAATATCCGGAAGCAAAGGCAGCACTTTCGGATTATATGCAAGGCATAATATCTGAACAAGAGTTATTTTCACAGCTTGAAACTATCTATGAGAATGACAAAAATCAGTACATACAATCTGTAGTAGATAAGTCACAGACTGATGAAGAATTCTTCAATGCAGTTATGACTAATTACCCAGAGTTATATAATGAACTTCAAACTCTATATGGCGATGATGTTGATAACTGGTCGAATATGGAAAAAGCCAAGCTGGAAATTACTAATAAAGCCATTAAGGAATTAGCAGGTGTCTGGTCTGACTATTTCAAAGTTGTTCAGGATGCAAATGGTAAATTGATGGTACAGACAACTGGTTGGTATGATGCAGGTATGTATTCGGCAGATCCAGATGAAGTAGAAGCTATGGATGAAGAATACAACAATATGTACAACCATTTCCAAAGTATTGTTGATGGTGCTAATGCTGCAGTAGATGCTTTAGATAATTATAGCTTTAAACAGGTTAGTTCAAGCATTAATGTCGATTGGAAAGGATTGGGTAAAGATTCCTCATCTTCATCTAGTGGAAGTGATTCATCTTCATCATCTGAGCCATCGCCACAGGACTTCAACTGGGTAGAACCTCTCTTATCTAAAATCTCCAAAGCATATGACCGTTTAAAGAATAAAGTATCTGATACAACACGTACATGGCTTAATCGTAATAATGCCCTCTCTGATTCTATGGAAACATTGTTATCAGAGATTAATGCACAATCAGATGCTTATGACTTCTATATGAATAGATTCAATTCGTATGACCTTGACGGATATTACAAAGATCAGATTGCAAATGGTTCATTTAATATAGAAACTGTCTATGATGAAAATCTTAAGGATGCAATTTCAGATTGCCAGGATTTATATGATAAGGCTCAAGATGCTGCTGATGCTGTACAATCATTAAACATAGAGATAAGACAGCTTGCTAAGAGTAGATTCGATAATATTCAATCACAGTTTGAAGAAGTTCTTGGGAAAGTAAATTCTATTAAGGATTTATATAGCAAGGATAATGACCTCTTAGAAGAACAGGGTTGGTTTGCTTCTACTCTGCTTAATAATTCTATGATTGAACAAGAACAGAAGAATCTTGTAAAGCTTGAACAGGAAAGAGACGCACTTACAAAGGCACTTAATTCTGCTATGGCATCTGGTAAGATTGAAGCTGAATCTGAGGATTGGTATTCTATGCAGTCTGCTATAGATGATTGTACTTCAAGTATATATGATGCTAAAAAGGCATTGGTTGAGTATGATAATGCTATCAGACAGATTAATTGGGATGCTTTCGATAGGACTAGAGATGATGTCAGCAATCTTATAGACGAAACTCAGTTTCTTGTTGACTTACTAAAGGATGAAGATATTACTGATGATAATGGCAATATGAATGACAATGGTAAGGCTGCACAGGCATTAATTGCACAGAAGTATCAATTATATCTTAATCAGGCTAAAGCTTATAAAGATGAGATACTTAAGATTAATGAAGAGTTAACTAATGATCCTTATGATAAGGAATTACTGGATAGAAAACAGGAACTTATTAAGGCTCAACAGGAGGCTATTAATTCAAGCATATCTGAAAAAGAAGCTCTTAAGGATTTGGTTCAAGAGGGCTATGATACATTTCTTGATAAGCTTGATGAAGTCATCCAAAAGTATAAAGACCTTATGAATCAGCAAAAGGATGCTTATGATTATGAAAAATCTATCGCTGAAAAAACAAAGGCTCTTAATGCTTTAGAGAAACAATATTCTGCCGTTCAAGGAGATAATTCTGAGGAAGGTAAGAAGAATATCCAGCAGCTTAAAGATCAGATTAATACTGCCAAAGATGATTTGAAAGATACTGAGTATGAAAAGCTTATTAGCGACACCGAGAAAATTTTAGATCAGCTTCAAAGTGATGTGAAATCATGGTTCGATCAGCGTATAGATGAGTTCGATGTTACTATGCAGGAAATTATTGACCAGTCTAATGAAAATGCTTCTAATATCTCACAGACTATTACATCTACTGCTGAGAATTATGGTTATAAGCTTAGCGAATCTATGTCTTCTATATGGAGTCTAAATGCCAATAACATAACAAATGGTATTAATAGTGTATTAGGTGACTTCAGTAACAAATTTGTTGAAGGCAACAATGCTATTAATAGTGTATGTAATAGTATCAACTCTGCTGTACAGGGATTACTTGCAAATAGTAACGCAGAAGCTCAAAGAGTTGCTGATGAGATTGCAAGACAACAGGCAGAACAGAATGCTAATACTGATGGTGGCTATTCTGATGGCGGTGGTTCATCTGATAGTGATAGTGATTCTAATGATTGGTCTGATAATTGGGATAACTCTGATAGTGGCTCATCCGACGATAGTGGGTCTGATGGAGTTAATTGGATATATAGTCCTGACAGCTATCCGAAAGACTTATTAAACATTGAGAATTCGATAGTTGATAGAATTAAATGGCATGATTATGATTCATCTTTTGCAGCTCGTAGTCAGTATTATGATCAGATGGGCGGCGACGGTCAGTATTATGGCACTTATGACCAAAATATCTTTATGTTAGATTGGATGAAATCTCACGGCTACCGCAAAGGAACTAAATCAGCAACAAGTGGAGTTCATATTTACGATGAAGACAATCCAGGTTCAGAAGTTATTGTTACAAAGTATGGTACTCTTCGTCAGTTTGATTCAGGTGATACTGTATTTAGTAAGGAACAGGTTCAGAAGTTATGGGATATGTCTAAAGGTATTACAGCTCTTACACCTAATATGGGATTGAATAATATTGCTAATAAGTTGCCAGATATTCCTGTTAATTCAAAGAGTATGTCGAATAAGGTTGATATTTCTTATGGTGATGTGTCATTATCGTTCCCAAATGTTCACAATTATGAAGACTTTATGAAACAAGCACAACAAGATCCTAAGTTTGAAAAGATGGTTCAGAATATGACTCTTGGACAGACTTTAGGTAGGAATTCACTAAACAAATTAACATTTAGATAAGGTTTAAGGGCGTACTAGCTTTATGTTGGTATGCCCTTATATTGATTAATAAATCAGATTTACAAATATATGTTCTTGTAGTATTCTGTCGATTATTGGTATATAATATTGTATTGTATATTGATAATTGGGGGATATATTATGAGTATAATACAAGCTGTAATAACAGATAATTTTTGTTTAATGTCAGGCGATAGTCGTGCAACATATAGTAACAATAATACGTGTAAAAGTGGTTTTAATAAGGTGATTAAATTAAATAATCAAATATTATTCGGGGTTACGGGAAATCCAATACATTGTTTTAAATTATTTGATGGCTATTGTTTTTATGATACAAAAAAGGGATTTGTAAATTCAGATAAAGAGTTTGATGATCTATCCTATATAGAATTTATAGGTATTATTACATCCAAATTTTATAAAATGCTTAAAGAACATATAGAAGGAATTAGCAAATATGAATTGGGTGTTATAATATGTGGATATAATGGTAAACGATTTGAAATAACAAGTTTTTCTATTGGTTCTAAATTTGGAGTTCCCAATGGAATAAATGTAATACATAAAGCAGATGATTTTCCATATAAATGTGCAATGATAGGATTATCAAAACATATTAATAAATTCGAGATTTTAACAAATGAATTACATGAAAAATATTTATCTGAAAATTTTTCAATTAGACAATTTAAAAATATAATGCAAGAAGTGGTGGATGATGGTTCGAAATTTGATTATACAATAGATAATAAATTAAATTTTGAAACCATTAGGAAATTAAATAAAAATGATGATATTATTTTCAAATGATTATTGGATGGGGTGTAAAACAAATACATATAATTTAGAACGTATGCGATATGATTTATTCATTAAAAAATATCCTGTTTTTAAAGATATATTAATAATTATTAGAAAAATTAAT